TTACTACTTGCATGTAACAACGTATTGGGCTTACACTATACGTTACTGTGGAAGGTTACTCCTAAAAAATTTGTTGCAGACTTCGTGAGTATCTTAGTAGAGTAATAAACTAGCATTTGTGTGACCAAGATATCTTATAGTGTATAGTTAATACTGGTTGACAATCAAGAAACTTTAGTGTTATACTAGGGTATAAGCAAAGGCTCAACAGTGACAGACTACAACAACACCCACATGATAGAAAGACTAGGTTTGCAGTATGCCGATTGGTATAGTGTATGCATAGGTTTAAGTACTGGACAAATTGGTCCTAGAGCTTGGTGTGAACTTCACTGCTCGGGTAGTTACAGTAGCTATGCTTATACCTACTGGTTTGAACTGGAGGCAGATGCAATGATGTTTAGGATAGCACATTAATGGATAATAAATTAGATAAACACTTGAAAGAACAGTGTAGATTAGATGACGATTGGGCTGAGTATAGTGGCAGTAACCGACGACAAGCAGCGGCACTAGCTAAACTTCCTACACCACCTAGTTGGAACAATGTAGTAATAGGAAGCAAGGGTTGGGGCAATAGTAGACCCATGGATGTGGTATACAAAGAGTATGCTCTAGAGATGGTACACTACAACAAACATCTAGACATGGGTTGGGTTTGTATAGCGTTGAATAGTTGCGACTGCACATGTCTATGCGATATGAAGTGTGCAGTAAACTGGAGTAGAACCTATTGTACAGGACACTACAGCGTTAGCGTTAACTACGTATGGTTTGAATTAGAAAAAGATGCAGTGGTGTATAAATTAAGTCATTAGGAACTAAACTATGAAAGAAACTACCAAAGAATGTCCTAGATGTGGAAGCGTACACTTGGGATTGGTACGCAGTCAGTACCTAAAGTACTGCACAGATTGCTGGTTATGGTTTGAATGGCCATTGGAAAAAGACCAAAAAGACTTGAAGTAAAGGTTGACAAGTAAGACGTCTTGTTATATAATAGTAGTATAAGTTAACTAAAGAAGGATTCAATTATGAAAAGAAACTATAGAAACGCTTACAATGAACTATTAAAGATGCAATGTCCAGTTATTGAAGGTGGCGACAGAGGCGAAGATACATTCCGTATTAGTGCAGAACAAAACTGTGAAGACAGTGCATGTACTGTATGGGCAGACTACTACAACATGGCATCAGGATTGTTTGGAGTACACAAGAACATTACTACAGTGTTAGACAAGCATGGATTGTATGCAGAGTGGATTAACCCTGGTGTACTTAGCGTACAGGTAGCATAATGGCATTCATCGGAACATTCATTAAAGACTTCATTAGAGCAGGCATTTACTTGGCAGTCTTTGCATTCCTATTGGGTTTGTGTACAGGAGCATATGCAGACGAACCAGACTATAAATGGGAAGACTTTAGAGTAATAGTAGATGGAAACAGTCTTACACTTGACGAAGCTAACATAGGTCAGTTGGACTTGGTTAAGAGTATTAAAGCACCTCTACAAAAAGAAATAGCTGAACTAGAAGCTGTAATAGGTAACCTAGAAACACAGCTAGCACAAGCAATTGAAGATGTAGAAATAGCAGAAGCATTTAAAGCCAAAGCAGATAAGACTAGAGCTGACGACATCATTAATATGGAACGTGAGCTACTTGAATGTAAACCCTCAGAAGAAGTGACTGAATAATGAAATACTTAAAAGAAGTAACAGTTTGGGATAGTCCAGTTCAGAACCACACCTACATGATTGATGATAAGGATTGGTGTGTAGGATACATCAAACAAGGCACTACAGCAGAGATAATCTTTAAGCAACCATTGAAGCAGTGGAGCAAGAGTTATCGTAAGTTTGAGAAACTAGCGGAAGACATTAAAATTAACGGTTGACATGCACTAGTACAAGTGCTATTATATCGGAACATAGCTAATCAAAAGGAAATTGAGATGACTAAGACACTTATTCAAGACATTGCTAACCTAGAAGAAAGTATTATTCTACTCCAAGAAGGTGCTAGTGATGAGAAGCATATGGCCCTGGCTAACCTAGTGAGGATGCTGAGTGAGAAGAGAGAACAGTTAGAGCTGATAGCTACTACGTTTAAAACGGATATCGATACAGCAGACGGTATTCGCAGTACTATAATGGGCTTTAAGATTAAGTAGGAATAATCTTCATAGGATTAACCTGCTTATGTAAGTTACTAGATGTAGGTTTACTACACATCTTTTTACAAATACTTGGACAGTTAGGAGATTTATCTTCTAGCTGTTTTTTTAAGGTTAACCATAATTTGCTGTTAATCACAGCATCCATTCCACCAAACAATAGTTGTAGATCTTTTATCTTTAGATCGTTATCGCTAGCCCACATTAAGAACTCATCCCAATCCAATGTATTATTAACAAAGCAACAAGGTCTAACGTAACCGTCAGGGCCTATGAATACACTGTGACTTTCGTGTTGCAAACATCTAGGGTTTAGTTCTATTTGTTCCATAACTCTAATTCTTTGGGGAATAGGTATTGACTAATGTCGTGCTGTTCCATGCTTCTTGGATATGCTCTCCACCTACTACTTTTCATTACTTCAAACCTATCAAAGCCAATCTCCAATGCTAACTCTTTGGCAGTTTTTGTTTGATGTGCATTGTATGGGAACTCTATCCATTTCCATATTGTTTTAGGTCTACGATCCTTGGGCATACTAAGTATCTTACTCATAGCATATTCTATATTACTCCACTTGGAATGTTTACGATAGATGTGATTGGTATCTTCTAATCCATCTACACTAAATGTCCAAGTCATCTTATGTATGTCTAGGTCAGTGTTGATTACATCCCATAACTCTTTCTTACCAAAACTACCATTAGTTTCTAGATGTACACGCTTACCTAACCAAGCATAGAAATCTAATATCTGTAGTATATCTGGGTGGTAAAGCGGATCTCCGTAACAGCCAACGAACAGATAAGTCTTAAAGTCTGTGTTCTTTGCTATCCACTTTACATGATCCAACAACATATGTCCTGTGTTCCATTGTCCTTTAAGGTGCTTTTGATAATTTCGTGGACAACCTGGGCATCCCAGACTACAGACAGTTGTCAACTCAATTTCAATGTTATTATGGTTCATTCATCTCCGCCCAAATTACTTTAAACGCTTTACATCCCAATTCAATTGTTGGGTGTGCAAAGATTTTTTTATCTCTAATAGGTTCTTGCCAATCTGATTCTTGTGTTGCTATTTTTGCACTTTCAGTTATATAATCCATATCAGTAAACGTTACTCCATGTTGTTTAAATAACTTGCCGGCTTCTTCCCATATTTCTGGGCCACAACATCCAATCCAACCTCTGAACGCATATACATCAGCACCTAGCTTGGCCAGCATACACAATACACTTACTAGGTTACGGAAGTAATGGTCACCGCTAAAAGCCTCTTCGGTAAAACCTTTAAGTGATAAGCCTGCATCTTGCATATAGAACTCGTCGCGGCCAGTTAGATTGTTATGTATAAACTGTCCTAGAGGAAACTTATTCTTATTGTATGTACCAGTTATTTTACTCAAGTTAAGTTTAACTCTATCTTCCCACATTATTTCTTTGTGAGTTACTAGTGTTTGTCTATGGATTCCAGTAAACTGAACAATAACTGTTGATTTACTAATATCATGCAATAGGAAATGATTAAGTATTCCACTTAATGGAAACCCATTACCACCTCCACTCATTTGAAGTCTTAGAGTATCTGCTGAATAGTTGAAATAAGGCATCCAGGATTCTCCGAGGCTACACCCACCTAATATTGTTGTTTCATAGTTCATGTTAGTATTTATGCTTGCAAAATAGTTAAAACGTGTTATAATAAATAGTATTATACAAAAGGAGTTTATATGAGCAAAGCAATAGCATATGCCTTTGTAGGAATATTTACAATCACAACAGGTCTGTATTTCTACATGGACATGATATTAAGAAGTTATTTTATAACATGAAACCTATTAAGATTTGGGGAATAACGACAGGGTCACATGATGCAAGCATTTGTGTTGTGGATCAAAGTCGTACAGGAAGTCTAGAGATAGAGTTCGCGGCTCATGCTGAACGTAGCAGTCGCATTAAGAACGACAAGAACCTTAATAGAACACTAATCGAACAGGCACTAGAGTTTGGCAACCCTAGCGAGATAATACACTACGAACACGACTTACTAAAACGTACTAGACAGCTATGGGCTGGTCAGTACAGTACAGCGTGGAACAAGCCAAGTATTAAGAAGCAGTTGAAAGCAGTCTATCCAGAACTAGATTGCAAAATTAAGTATGCAAAGCATCATGCAAGTCATGCCGCTGGTGGATACTATACCAGTCAGTTTACAGATGCAACAGTATTGGTAATTGACAGTATTGGTGAATGGGAAACATTAAGTGTATGGAACGGAGAAGGAAGTAAACTTGAACGTGTGTACAGTCAGAAGTTCCCTAACAGTCTAGGCATATGGTATAGTGCAATGACACAACGTATAGGTCTTAAACCTAACGAAGATGAATACATATTAATGGGCTGGGCCGCATTAGGTGATCCCGAAAAGTATAAGATGAAGATATGGAACGACTTCTTCCATCCTATATCAGACAATGGCTTACCAATTGTAAAGCTAAAGAAGAACCTACATCGTGGATGCAAGGACTGGGCACCAGAGCTAAACAGCATACAAGACTATGCAGACTTAGCCGCAGGTACGCAGGCAGTATATGAATATGTATTCCGTAAACTAGTTAACTGGTGCAAGAATAATACACCAAGCAAGAACTTAGTTATAATGGGAGGTTGTGCATTAAATTGTGTAGCCAACACTATAGCAAGACAACATTACAATGATGTATGGATAATGCCTAACCCAGGTGATGCAGGTAGTAGCTTAGGTGCTATCCTTGCAATCAAGAAGAGGCACATACATTTTAATAGTCCTTACTTAGGTTATAGAATCTCAGGAAGTTATCCTGTTAACAAAGCATTAGAAGAACTTAAAATAAATAGAATGGTAGGAGTTGCTAATGGTCGTGCAGAGTTTGGACCCAGAGCATTAGGTAATAGAAGTTTGTTTGCTGACCCACGTGGAAATGATGTTAAGGACTTAGTCAATACAGTTAAACGTAGACAAGAGTTTAGACCATTTGCTCCAGTGATACTAGAAGAACATGCAAGTAGTTACTTTGATGGACCAACAGGACCTTATATGCAATACACAAGTGTATGCAGAGACCCAGAAGCATTTCCAGCAATTGCACACTTAGATAACACAAGTAGAGTACAGACTGTTAATCAGTTCCAACACCCTAAGTTACATGAATTGCTAACACGTTGGTACAAGGATACCGGTTGTCCAATGTTATTGAATACAAGTTTAAATATTAAAGGTGAGCCAATGGTAGACACTGAGTCAGATGCTCAGAGATGGCAACAAACATATGGAGTTAAGGTAATAACGCATGACTAAGAAGAGAAGGTTGCTAAGTGGCAACGAGGTTTCAGAACTAGAAACCCATACAACGTTAGAAATTAGGACTAGATGTCCTGAGAAGTATAAGCTAGTAGATATGGAAACAGGTGAAGAATATACAGGTAACCTACCAGAAGATACTAAGTGGCATTGGAGAAAGATAATATGAGTGAAATAGCAGAACGTATGCAGGAACTATGTGAACCAATTGATAGACAAATATTGATGTGTGATAACAGAGAAGATACTCTTATGTTAGCATGTGCAATGTTAGAGAAGGTTAAGATAATACTTGACTCTCAGATTGGAGAACGAGGTAGGATGGAAATTATAGCACAAGCCAATAATATTAAGTTGGACTCGTGAAGATAACAAACCCAATCAAGTGGGCTAAAGAAGCTATAGCACGTTGGAAATACAAACGTGCAATTAAGGCCAAACTAAAGAAGTTGAAAGAGAAAGATCCTTTCATTTACGACTAAACGATTACGCAGAGGAACACATGAAAATCTTAATATGCGGCTTACCCGGTAGCGGTAAGAGCACTCTAGCAGAGCCCCTTGCTAAACTCACAGGTGGCGTATGGATTAATGCAGATGCAGTTAGATCCAAGTACGAAGGGCCAGACATAACACTATGGGACTTTAGTCTCGCAGGTCGTGTTAAACAAGCACAACGTATGAAACATTTAGCAGACGGAGTAGAACTAGCAGGTAAGATTGCTATCACTGACTTTGTATGCCCTACAGAAATTACACGTAAAGCATTTGGTGCAGACTTTGTTGTTTGGATGGATACGATTCAAAAAGGAAAATACGACGATACTAATCAAATGTTTGAACCACCAAAGCATTATGACTATCATGTATCACAGTGGTTTGATAATACACACACGCAATTAATGCATGTTGTTAACAGGTTTGTAGAAGTACAAGCAAAGCAGGATACTGATGATAGAAACGATAGGCATTTAACTGAAGGTGAATCTGGATGGGATCGAAAATGAAAACGCAAGGTAAGTTAGAATAAGACTTGACAAACACTAAAGATTTGTGTATAATAATAACTTAAACAAGGAGAACTAATGGGATATTTTTTATTAGGAGTACTTATTGGCTGGTTAGTGCCAAGACCAAAGTTCATAGGCAAAGCGGAAGCAGCCATATGGAACCCAATCAAATCAAAACTACCAAAGAGTGTTACTAAACACTTTGGATAATAAAAAGGACTGAACATGGATAATGTACACAATCAAATAGTAGAAGCATACAATGCTTATATTACCGAGCATGAAGCTTGGGAAGATAAAACAGTAAAAGCTGCTGCCGCTAGAGCACGTAAAGCACTAGGCGACCTTGGTAAATTAACTAAGTCACGTAGAGCAGAGATTCAAGAAAAGAAAAACGCACTTTAATAGGAGTTAGTAAGTGAATAGGAAGATACTACAACAACTAGCTATTATGTTTCAAGCAAGCCCTCAGCTTATGCGAGACAATGACTTACTATCTAAAGCAATCAATGGAACGTTTGGAGTAGAGATACGACCAGAGTTCGTTAACATTGTTGAACTATCAGAGCAGATTGACTATGCTGTACTGGAGAAATACTTCAGTACAGTATGGCAACCACAAACAAAGAAATACAAGTACAGTGGACTAAGCATCATTGATGAAGTCAATGCATTGCACCCACTTAAAGTATTAGACTTGGGTTGTGGTTATAACGAGTTCAAAGGAAAGATTAATAACCTACTAGGAATTGATCCATACAACGACAAAGCAGATGTAAAAATAAAGATAATGGATTATGCGAGTGCAGAACCAGCTGATGTTTTAATTTGCTTGGGAAGTATTAACTTTGGAAGCGTAGACAAGATTTATAATGAACTAGAACATGCAGTAAAACTCACAAAGAAAGATGGGTTGCTTTATTTTAGAGCTAACCCAGGCACACAACACACAGCTCCAGAAGCAACGTGGATTGAGTTCTTTGGATGGACTAGTGAATTTATAATTAACAGTGCAGAGAAACTAGGCTGCTCTATCCTAGAGTTGAGACAAGAAATGGGTGAACGTGGTTCACGCTATTACTTTGTGTTTAAAAAGGATAAATAAACATAACAGCAATACAGAGTTGTATTGATTCGTTTTAAGGCCATTGCACCACACACATAGACGAGCGTCATAGTGTCCACAAGTGCAACTCATCATACAAACAATAGATGTTTTATAGAGTGCGGAAGCTTCGTAACTTAGTTACGGCATCCTCTTGGCAAATTTTCATACAATTAGGAGAACAACATGAAAAAAGTAATATTAGGCGCATTAGCAGCTCTAACGTTAACAGCAAGTACAGCATTTGCTGACTATACCCTAATCGTGCCACAGGCACCTGGTAAGGGCACTTCAGTTTGGAGTGAAATTATTGCTAAGAACTTAGAAAAGTTCCTAGGTGAACCAGTAGTGGTTCGTCATATTCCAGGCGCACGTGATATTCCTGGTTTCAACAAGTTCCATGACAGTCTACGTTTTGATGATAAAACAATCATGGTTGCACACGGTGGCAACGGTGTATCGTTTCTATTAGATAAAGTTAGATACAATTATTTCGATTATGAACTAATTGGTTCAATGAACAACGATATCGTTCTTGGTAAACAAGAAGGTAAAGATGAAAAATCAGGAACTTGGACAATCGCAGGTGGCTCAGGTTTTGAACCAGATGCAGCCGCGGCAGCAATGTTAATCTGTGGCCCACAAACAAACGGTTCAATCGATGCCTACTTGGCATGTTGGAGAGAACGTGTTGTATGGGTTAACGGTGTATCAGGCGGTGAAAAGCGTCTAGGTTTCCAAAATGGTGAATTTGATATTGCACGTGAATCACCAGCGGCATGGAAGCGTTTCTATACAGATATCGAAGGTAATGAACTTTGGTTCACACATGGTATCTTAGACTTAGAAAACAATGTACAAATGGATGACGCTAACTTCCCGAATACACAATTTGAAGATGTGTATGAAAGATTATATGGCGAACGTCCAGCAGGAGATTTATATCAAGCATATAAACTTACTCGTAACTGGCGTGACGCAATCCAAAAATCACTTTGGATGAACAAAGGTAACCCGAATGCGGCAAAAGTAAAAGCGGCTGTAACTGCGATGATTAATGACCCAGTTGCAAGTGCAGAAATTTATGCCAAGACAGGTGTTTATCCTTGGATTCAAGACGGTGATAGTCTATTAGCGGCTCTTAAATCTTTGATTACAGAGAAAGCCCTAAAAGATGCGGTTCGTTGGAATCAAGAAGCATATGGCTTCCCATCAATCTATAAACCAGAACTACTAGAAGATTAAGGAGTAGCATAACATGTGGTATGATTATGTAATGTGGGCGATGATAGGTACTTGTTACGGTATGTTAGTTGGTATTATTCCAATTGCTGGCGTAACAACAGCTCTAATTACTGTCTTTAGCATGGGTGCTTACTTTATGGCCGACCCCTATTTGGGGTTGGTCTTTCTTACAGCAATTGTTGCAAGTTGTGCAAGTGCTGATAGTTACACAAGTATCCTAACAGGTATACCAGGGGCAAGTACTACAGCCGCCTGTGTTATTGACGGTTATCCAATGGCAAAGAAAGGACAAGCCGCCAGAGCAATGGGAATTGCTATTACTGATTCCACATTTAATGGAGTTGTATTCGCGGCATTAACTTTCTTTTTACTTCCTTATTATGGGAAGATTATCGTATTATTTGGACGTCCAGAGTTTCTGGGCTTTATGACAATGGCTCTAGCCTGTGTAGGCTTTGTAGCAAGTAAAAATGTATTTTTAAGTATCTGTGCAATCATATTTGGATTAGCATTAGGTATGGTTGGAGAAGATGTTGTAAGTAATCCTAGACTGACATTCGGTTGGGAATATTTACAAAGTGGAATTGGCATGGTTGTTCTACTATCAGGCTTATTCGGAGTTCCTGAATTATTGGACGGATTTAGAAAGAAATTAAAATCAGCTGCACCACCGCTTGAGGGAGACTATTGGGTTGGACTAAAGCAAGGTTTTGGTGATTGTAGACGACATTGGAAAGATATGGTTCGTGGCGGTTCAATTGGGTTCGTTACTGGCTTATTGCCGGGCGTAGGAGGAGCAGTAGGCGACTTCTTGGCATACGGTGCCACAAAAGCCGCACACAAAGGTAAAGACCAAGAAGTTCCATTTGGTGAAGGTAATCCTGTAGGACTACTAGGTTGTGAAGGAGCCAACAATGCACAAAAAGTATCTAGTATGATACCAGCAGTGTTGTTTGGAATTCCAGCGGCACCATTTGCGGCTATGGTTATGGCAATCTGTATGTACTTTGGTATGGAGATTGGCACACCAAGTTTACTACAAGATTTGCAATTCACAAATGCTCTAGCATTTGGTTATATATTTGGTACAGTCGGCGTAGCATTGTTGAGTATAGTCTTATACAAATACATTCTTAAAATACTAGAAGTACCTTTCTGGATTTATGCTACATTCATATTAGCAGTAATTGTTTATGCTAATATGCAATATACAGGCGGCTGGGAAGATTTAGCCTTACTTGCAATTTTAAGTGCTGTCGGTGTTGTATGTAAAACATACAATATTAGTAGACCAGCAATTCTTGTTTCATATGTCGTGGCATTTAAAATAGATGAATACTTTTGGGGAACATTACAGTTATATGGATATAAACAATGGAAACCAGGACTAAGTTCTATGTCAGATTTTAGATGGTTTGATTTATTCAACATTTACAATCATCCTATCTTTATTGTATGTATAATAATCAGTCTTGCTATCTTTATTAACAGTGTTGTTAGAAAAGACAGAGGAATAGATTACGTATAATACATAATACTAATTGGAATAAAAAACTATCTGATCCCGACAGCTTTAATAGCAGTTGGGATTGGCCTATTTAAATAGGTTGTACTTTTTAATCTTATGTATCAGCAGTGTTCTACCAATTCCCAATTCTAAAGCAGTATGAGTACGATTGAAACTATGCTTGATAAGAGCTTCTTCAATGCGAGTATGCTCTAATTCAGCTACTTCTGTAGCTAATGATTGTTCACGAACTGTTCCACCTAGAAAGTTCATTTGGTCCATAATCCAATTTTGTTCGTCATTATTATTCATTTTGATCTCCACTTCATTAAAACTAGTGTAAATATATTTACACTTTAGAATAAATAACAGTATAGTTAACTTATATAAGGAGAAGCATACTATGCATATATTTATAAGAACAATCATCCTTGTTTGTTTGACCCTGTCAATAGGAAATTTTGCTAATGCAGCCCCTATCGTAACTGACTCAACAAGCAATTCAACAGTAACAACAAAAGGCACAACTACGACAACCGTTAAATCGGCACCACCTAGTGCTATCAGTCCGAGTATTAATTCAAACAACAGCGACCTATGTACAATTGGAGTAAGCGGAGCAGTGCAAACACAGATACTAGGTATCAGCGGAGGCGCAACAGTTAGAGACATGAACTGTGAGAGACTCAAGTTAGCTAAAACAATCTATGACATGGGTATGAAGGTCGCGGCCGTTAGTGTTATGTGTCAAGACACAAGAGTATTCAAAGCCATGGAAATGGCAGGCACTCCTTGTCCGTTTATGGGTAAAATTGGTGAAGAGGCTCAAACATCTTGGGACGCTAAACCAGAATTGAAGCCAGAAGTAAAACATGAGGAGATGAGACAAAATGATAAACTCAAAGGTGCTGCAATGGGCGTTGGTTCTGTTTTGTTGCTTTTGCTTCTCTTATAAAAGCCTAGCTGACACTACAACTAATCCAGTAGAATTAAACTTATCAGATGGAACCATTGCGAATCCACAATTTGGATGTCCTAGTGGAACAACAGCCGCACAGGTCAACAGTTCAAATTGGGGAACAAAAACAGTTCGCTTTGGTGAATGTATAAACACATTTGCTATCTCATATGCAATCAATCAAGCACTTCAAGGCGTTGGAATAAGTATTGACAAGGTACATTATAACTGGCGTTATGTTCACTGTTTTAATACGCCAGGACAGAGTTGTAATTCTAACATAGAGAACAGAGTTAATACATCTACAGGTGAGATTACTGATACTACTTATTGGGACGAATTAACAGTTGTAATTGAGGTTACAGACAGTAGTGGAAATGTAGTTGAAACTAAAACATGGAACATGGATAAGTGGTACAAATACAATGGAGACAATAGTCATAGTTCTAATGAAGTCAAAGTAGGTAGTACACGTTGGCAGATACACGAAGACAATATAGAAGTATACAATCATTTACAAAACTCAGGAACAATACGAACACCTAACTCTTTGGGAGATGTTAGATTTAGAATAACAGGATACGACAAAGGTAATTGGGATGGATTTTATGGACCTGTAATTAGCAAATTTCAAACTTGGTTTACATATAGAACTAATCCATGTACTCAGACAGCATTGTATGACGCAAGTTGTCCAGGCTATTCAGAAGCATATGCAATATATACATATAACACTGCCTGTGCATCAAGTGCATTATATGACAGTGGTTGTCCAGGTTACGCAGCCGCATACTATACTCAACAATGTAACGCCAGTGCTTTATATGATAGTGGATGCTCAGGTTATGCAGCCGCTTATTACACACAGCAATGTAACGCTAGTGCTTTATATGATAGTGGGTGTAATGGATACGCAGAAGCATACTACAGTCAACAATGTGGCATAAGTGCATTGTACGATAGTGGATGTACAGGTTATGAAGCAGCATACTTTACATATCAATGTACAGCAAATCCATTATATAATAGTGCTTGCTCAGGATACACCGCCGCTTATCTAGCTCAACAATGTGGAATTAATTCATTGTATGATAGTGCTTGTCCAAATTATGCAACAGAATACTACAAAGCACAATGTAAACTTAGTCCATTATACGATAGTGGATGTGATGGACATAAATTAGCACAATGTGATGCTAACCCATTATATGACTTTACATGTACAGGATATAGTAAAGCATACCTTAGCCAACAGTGTTTATATAATCCACAATACGATAAAACTTGTACAGGATACATAGCACCAATTGTTGCACCACCTACTAGTACTAATCCAATTGTTATACCAGGAGCAGGTACGGGTGATACTATAGTTGATAGCATAATTGCATTACCACCTAAATTACCAGAATTAATTATAATGCCTCAACCAGAGATAAAACCAACACCTGAAGTAACTTTACCAACAGTAATTGATACAAAAGTTCCAGTAATAGAAGCACCAGTAATTGTTGTAGAACTAACAATTGTGGACAACATTGAAGCACAAGTAGACAAAGAAATAGAAGCACAACTAATGGAAGAGGTTATTGTAGACGAACCAATAGTAGAGGAGATAGTTACAAATGACACGCAAGAAGAAAAAGAAGAAGATACCGATACTGTCAACGAAACAGTGGAAGACACTGGTGAAGATACTGGCTCTACAGAATCTGATGAAACAGATGAAGCAGAGGAAGTTACAGAAGAAGCTGAAGTAGTTGAAGAAAAAGCAGTTGACGAGAAGGTAGTCGAAGAGAAGGCTGTCGAAGAAAAGAAAGTAGTTGAAGAAGTAGTTGTTGCTAAGAAACCTACTAAAAAGATTGTAATGACTAAGAAACAAAAGCGTGATGCTAAGATAAAGAAAATGAGAGAGATTATAAAGAACAAGTTAAAAGCGTTAGCTATTACAATGGGCAAAGCAGTTACATTAGAACAGCAACAAGCATTACAAGCACAGATAAACGCATTGATTAACTTCGTACCGGGCTTTAATGCATACGGTAAGCAGATGATACCTGGAGTAGATTTTTATACTACTAAGGATATTTACAGAGATAGGATAGTCCCAGAAAACAATCGAGGACTACTTAATGGACTTGCAAGTCAAATACTTCATGAGAAGATGGTAGACATGCAATACGAGGGAATGAAATAATGCCCGGATTAATATGTGGAATAGCACTATCAGCACACTTGTTGATGAATGGAAACTATAACGCTATCCATCCATATTGTAATTACGAAACACCTAAGAGTTATATAGCTGGTGCGTACTACAACAGTGTGGATAGAATGAGTTTGTTTGCTGGATATAAGTGGAGGCTTAATAGCGATATATCAATGGATATAGTTGCAGTCACAGGTTATTACGAGTATGACATTGTTCCATCAGTCAGGCTAAATTACAAGAATGTTTTTGTCATGCCTGCAGTAGAAGAAGACACAGTCGGGATCGTAGTTGGCCTAGACTTTAAATTTTAAGGAGTAACTTATGAGTATAATGAAATATGCAGCAGGTGTGCCAGTAGTGGCAGCAGTAGTTGCGTCACTGTATGGAGGTCTTAGTTATGTAAACGGACTTCAAAATACAATAGAAGCTAACGAGAAAACAATAATAACATTAACAATGAACCAAAAGAGCAACCACGATAAAGTTAACAGTGAAATTGCCAATATGCATACAAACCTCGATGACAGGATATCAGCAGAGATGGATAAACTGAACATTCGTGTAAACAACAATGATGAAAGATTAAAAACAGGAAGAGAAGAACTTCTTATTGAAATGACTAACTTTTCTAAAGTAATTGCTGACATTAATGCAAAAGTTAATGTACTAAGAGATGGCTCTTACAAGACAGCAAGTATGGCTGAATTAAGTGCGTTAGAAGAACTAGTTCGCAACACATCAGACAGCATGCGTGAATTTACTTACTCCATAAAAGAGATGGAACGTAAACTCAACGGAGGGTATTAAAATGGATAGAAATGTATTAACTGGAGCACTAATACTAGTAGTAGTTGCAATAGCATTTTGGGTTAAGCCAGCACAAGCGGCTAACGAATACCTTCAGGGTGGACAGCATTGTGATCCTGTTACACTAGAACCATATGTTGAACTTAACAAAGGCGACGACACTAGCGGTAATAACTATCCTAGTAGTTCAAGCAATAATTATAATTCAAGCAGAGACAGTGAAAACTTAAGAGTTGGTGTTAGATTACGAATTTCATTAGGTGGAACATGTACAAAGAAGTATAGAAAAACTATGCTACAGAACGAACTGTTAAGACAACAGCTTGAAATGTTAAAAATGTGTGCTAGGTATAAAGATTTAGAACTAGGCCCTGAGTTCGCAGAAGTAAGAGAAATGTGTGCAGGAGTACGCAAGGCCAAAATAGAAAACAAACTGGAAATACCAAACGAAAAACCAGTCAAGGAGTAATATTTAATGAGTGAAAAAACAACAGTAGAAGTTGGCGGAGTAAAATTTACAGGCGGTAAATTATTCTTGGTCATTACACTGTTAAGTACTCTAGGTGGAATAGCATGGGGAGGCTTTGAATTCTATAATGACTATAGAGTTATGAAGGCTAAAATAGAACGCTATGTTGCACCAGACTTAAAAGGAATTAGATCGGAACTTGCAATCATTGATCAAAAGCTAGACGATGCACTTGAATACTCTAAGGATATCAAAAACGGATTACGTGATGATATTGTTAGACTAGAGCGTATTGTTGATGCAGTTGAAGATGATGTAAACAAAACAGAAGATAAAACACGTGAACTAATAACATTAGCTGACCAACGTTTTGAAAACAAACGTGATCAGTTGTTAACAGATTACGAACAAAAAGCTGATAGTTTACGTACAAGTACTGATATAAAACTTAAAGAACTAGAAATTAGACTTAACAAACGATTACAGAGAGCACTTGATAACCCATTAGCAAACTAACCTTTAGTTTTAGCTAACCCACACTGTCTAGCACATAGCTCGACTTTATCAAAGTTACTCATAATCTTCTTAATAGCAACACCTTCGATAATCTCATCGTAGGTGTTGTTATATATACTCAACGATTTCTCATCTTCCTTTGTAATTCCAGCGTGATCAAAGTGTTCTTGCTGTCCAACTCTCATATAACAACAAGGTAAGAACAATCCTTCACTTGATATAAAGTTACTATGTCCTTCTATGTTTATGCATTGTGGAGATACCTTCTCAGTATGTACTAATTCCTTTTTAAGTTGAGGTATCCTTTGAAACTTTCTATTAACGTTGATATTCGTTTTACCAAGTTCTTCTGTCTTAACATCATTAGCCTGAGCAAACTTCTTTACTACTTTGTCTGTTTCCATTTTAACATGTGCATTCTTCTCAGTATTTTCTATAATAGACTTAGATTTAAACACACTTGTTCTTGGAGTAACAGCTACACTTAGCTTAGGTTTATTAAGATGTTCCATGTTCCACACATATTCTTCTAGTTTAACCAAGTTGTCATCAAAGTCTGCTTTATTAGCTAGCTGTCCTTTTTCTGCTCTGTGTGTATGTACAATAACAAACTCTTGCATACCCATTTCATACGCTTTATCATATGCAGTTTTCATATCTTCAAACGTTTGATTGTATTTGAATACAATATACTTCCATCTAGCTCTACCACCGCCTTGTGCTATAATTCTAGCACCCATCTCTATACTTTCCCAGTCAGCATTGACTCTATATTGTGTAAAGTTATCAGGTGTGCCGTCTATGCTAAAAATAACACAGTCTTTCCATGTCATCATTTTAGCAAGTTCTTTCCAATCTGCTTCGGGTCTTCTGCTACCATTAGTATCAAAGTTAAATGATGCACCAGCTTCTTTAATAGCTTTTAATGTAGTTACTAGGTGTGGATGATATAATCCATCGCCATATGCACCGCCTAGTTGGAATCGTTTGTATTCAGATGTTTTTAAGAACTCTAATAGTTTCTCATGATCAACGTGTCCATTATCCCATACTCGTCGCATGTGGGCTTGGTATGTTCGTGGACAGTTAGGACATAGCAATACACATTTTGATGTGAGTTCTAGTTCTACCTTAAAAGACTTACTGAATTTCATTTATGTACCTGTGTATTAACTGCAATGTTAATATGCATAAATATATTTATGCAAAAAGAAATCACCATAACACTTGACATTTCAGTCAATTCAATGTATTATTGTAATACAAATGAGTAGACTATTAATTATAACCGGACCACAAGGTAGTGGCAATCATGTATTCAGTAAGTGTTTAGCATTACACGAAAGTGTATTTGGCTGGAAAAGCCTGTTAAATACGTATTGGGAAGGACATCATCACGAACCTTTTGCTGATGCTTGGGAAGATCCAGAACTACTACATGAGTTTGATTGGAAACAAAGTGATTACTTTGTAACAAGTGTTAGTACACCATATTTTAAGAATCAAAAAGCAGTGATACCTAACTTTGAAAGATTTATAAACGTTGCACTACAATACGTAGATGACATAGACGTAGCAATTATTGGCAGAGATCAAAACATACTAAAATCTCAGCAAACAAGAGTACGTAAGCAACACACTACACCGTTAGCATTAGATCATTTTAATTGGTTATTTGCTAACCAACAATGCACATTTTTAAGCCAAGAACTATTATACTTGTACAAGCAGAACTATTTAGAACAAGTAAGCAGAGATATAGATTGGCCAATAGCCTATTGGGATCCAGAGATAGATGCAATACTATCACATGATGCTAATAATAAGTACGTCAAGGATGTACACGAATACTGGTTGGACTTCGAAGTTCATAGAGCAGTCAAAGAAAGTTAATTAGAGAGAATATATGTTAGATGTTTTTATGCTGTCTTTCGGAGAACCCGATGCAGATGATAATTTTAAGATTTTACAACAAAAAGCTCCTCATGCTAAACGCATTGATGGGGTAGAAGGATTGCTTAACGCACATCAACGTGCCGCTGAAGAGTCACGCACACAATACTTTTATGTATGTGATGCAGATGCAATTATACAAGAAAACTTTGCATTTAAGTTTGAGCCAAGTGATAGGCGTGATGCTTATCCTGGTGTACCCGAAACAGAATGTGTGTTTACATATCGTAGTCACAATCCTGTTAATGATTTAATATATGGATATGGTGGAATTAAACTGTTTCCAAAGCGTAACCTATTAGAGGTAACAGAATTTAAAGTAGACATGACAACTAGTATTGGTGCAAAGTTTGTACCTAAGTTTGAGATTGCTAACACCACAGCATTTAATACAGATCCATTTAACGCTTGGCGCAGTGGGTTTCGTGAATGTACTAAGCTAGCAAGTAATATCATTGATCATAATAAGCAAGTTGATGATGCATACCGACTAGAAGTTTGGTGTACACGTGGCGAGAACAGACGCTATGGTGAATATGCATTAGTTGGAGCACAACAAGGACGTGACTTTGGCACCCATTACAAAGGCAACACGGCAGCATTAAGTAGAATTAATGACTGGAAATGGCTAAGGGAGAAGTTTAATGAAGCTATCTGAGTTCCAAGAACAATATCATTGGATGAACGGACTAAGTGAATACTTTCAATTTACAGGACAAGATGACAAGTGGGATAATATACACAAAGCATTGTATCATGACAATTGGTTTCGTAAGCGTGATGTAATGATTGAACTATGTCAGATGTCAAACAGTAGTCCTACCCATGTAAAAGCATGGATGAATATCTTACTACATGAGAAGCTAGAAGATGTTGAGATAAAGCCACAGCTAATTGCTACACTGTTTAGAAAGTATATGGAAGAAGATCCATTCCTTGTAAACATTTGTCAGTTTATTAACTTTTGGGCAACAGGCGATAAGGCTGCAGAAATGCCTAACATGAATGACTTTCTAAGCAGAGGACAAGTTAGATCAAAGGTATGGATGATAAGTGAATTAGCTCAGCTAATTGATGGGCCGTTAGGTAACGTAGTATTTTACGGTGGCTGGTATAACTTCTTAGGACACATGTTGTTTAGTCAATTTGATGTTAAGAGAATATATAGCTTAGACATTGATGAGAAAGTAATAGTACCTAGCAAACGATTGTACCCTAAAGAAGTTAAGCAAGGCAGGTTCCTACCAATGAAAGTTGATTGCGATAAAATTAGATGGGGCACAGACAATACACAAACATTATTGCAGTTAGACCAAGCTAAGAAGATTAATATGATTGATGATCATATGGCTTCAGGCAAGTACTATGCAAGTGAGAAAGACTTATGGGACGAAGCAGATGCTAACAGTTGGGGTTACAAACGCATTGATGAAATGAATATTGTTATCAATACTAGCTGTGAACATATGACTAATGCATGGTATGAGAATTTACCAGCAGGAACATTTGTCGCAATACAAACAAACGATTACTTCTCAAATCCACAACACAGCAATTGTTGTAAGGACTTGGAAGCCGCTAAAGCAAAATATCCAATGCAGAGTATTATGTATGAAGGCGAACTCGATACACACTTATATAATAGATTTATGTTGATTGGAATAAAGTAATGTCGTTAAACAAATTTGGTGATGTAGTATATATAGACTTCTTCTTAGAAGAATACAGTGAACACAATGATACAGATGCGTGTTGTAAGATATCATCTGAAATAGGAGCAACAGGATTAATGTATGGAGTAGACTTTTGGTTTCATGAGAGTTATACAGTAGACTCAGAGCATATAATCAAGTTTGGCTTTAAGGACAAACACGAAGCAATGCTACTTAAACTAGCAGGAGTAACTAAACTACATTAGCATGACCAAAGCAACCATAGCATATTTTACAGACGAGTATAGCCCAAAAGCTAATACGTTTGCTACCTTTGATGCAATAGCACACATATCTGGTAAACTAACTGAAGAAGGCTTAGTGTATTTAGATGACTACGAACTGTCGTCAGTAGATTATAGATATGATGGACGGCAAGTAATTACTATGAAGTTCCGCTCAGAGGAGTTAGCAATGTTAGTTAAGTTAAGAGGAATAGACAATGGATGAAGAAGTAGAAATGACAATGGATGCATTTGATTTGTATCTAGATACGTTAACAATAAGAGAATTACAAACGGAATGTGCTAGAGCGATCAGTACAATGCCAGCAGACAACAACAGCATACATAAGTTTAATAAGAAAGCCCACCACAATAGTCATTTATGGTACAAGGCTGTGATTACGCACTATGTTATGGAGCAAGGTGGAATGCCAAGTGAGGTAGGACCCGGTGTTGATGTTAAATTAATCATAGATAATTAGGAGACAACATGTTACTTAAAATAGATGATATCGGTGGAGAGGTTGTGAAAGATAACGACACTTATCGACTCAAAGACAATACACTACTAAACAATTTAGTTGTAAGTTCAACTGAATTAAAACCATACATGAGTACAAATGGACACGCACATCCTGGACAGGAAGAAGTGTATTACTTTATTCATGGTGCAGGTACAATGTACTTAGATGATGCTGAATATTTTGTACAAGCAGGAGATGTTATGTTAATTGAAGATGGAGTACATCACAGAGTAAGTTGTGGACCACATGGCTTAAACTTTGTATGTGTCTTTGATGGAAAGCGTAATCATTAGTGGTAGAGCTTTTAATAACTAACATTGTATATGTAAGTTACAGACTTTTAATTACAGCACATATTGTTAAGTTCTTTCACAAGTACATGCCGTACTCGTTTGCAGTAATCATTGCGGCACAGTTAAGCTTCTTGTATGATGGTGGAATATTTGCATACTTCTTTGAAGCACAAGCATTACCCGAAACAATGGAAATTGTACAAGCAAACGTATTGTACACATTACGAGTAGGACTAGCATGGGCATTTATTTACTGGCTATGGCAAAAGCTAGACAACTATTATCTTGCAGTATTCATAGGAGCAGAAGCTACCTTTGTAATAGATTATTTTATATTTGACGGAGTTTATTAATGTCTACAGTATATCCAATATACTTTGATAGTTTTACGTGTGGGAACTTCCTAGCACATTTTATTAACATACACTTTGGATTTAGTGAGGCACCAACACCAGTTAGTCACCTGCCAACTCCTGCTATCAAAGTAAAAGAAATGTTAAGCAGTACAACAATACATCACCAGATAGCATTAAAAGCATTGCGTAGTCATCGTACTCACGCAGAGACAACAGAATTAGTTAACAATAGTATACAGTATAGGAATACTATTGATTGGGACTTACCAATTGAATATGATCGAGTTTCAGGCCCAGCACTATTCCATGAGCTTTGTTTTTTTGATAAGTATATAGTAAGCAACGAACACAACACACTTAAACCTATTAGCATTGTCTGGAAAGCAGAAGACAAGTTTCTAGTTGATAGAATGTGTAAAGGACACAACGCTTTAAACAGAGACTTATATATAAAAAACAACGTGAGCAGATGGGATGGGAATACACAGTTACCAAGATACGATTGTAGAATACAAAAGATATTAGACGGTGACGAAGAAGAATACACTAAGTTGCTACAGTATATTAAAGCACCCAGGCTTGACAATTGGAATGAAATAGTTTATAATTACATGAAGCAGATAAATGCAGAGGAAGTAAAATAATATACAATGTATAAGTATACAGACATCAACGAAGTACACTTGGAAATTACACAGCGTTGTAATGCGGCTTGCCCTATGTGTGATCGTAATGAGAATGGTGGAGCAGTTAACCAGCACATCAGAGGTGATGAGAAAGAACTTACACTAAGTGATTGTATTGATATATTCCCACACGATTTTATAGCACAGTTACACACAATGTATATGTGTGGTAACTTAGGTGATCCAATCAGTGCCAGAGATACATTAGAAGTTATGCAATGGTTTAGAGATTGCAACCCGAACATGTGGTTAAGCATGAACACTAACGCAGGCATGCAAAGTGCAGAGTGGTGGGGAGAACTAGCTAGAGTAATTGGCCGTAATGGTTGTGTTATCTTTAGTGTAGATGGTTTGGAACATACAAATCATTTGTATAGACAAAACGTAAAGTGGAAACTAGTAGAACGCAACATGAAAGCATTCATTGCCGCAGGTGGCAGAGCTCGTTGGGACTACTTGATATTTGAACACAGTGAATGTGATGTAGAACGTGCAGAGCAGTTAGCCAAGGAATGGGGCTGTGAACGCTTTATGAAGAAGAAGACTGGACGCTTTATTAATGCAAACAGTGAGAAGAAAGATTCACATCAAGCAAGCAATCGTAAAGGAAAGAATGTATCCGAAACAATTAAGCTAGCTAAACCTAAGAAAGCTGAGTATCAAAACACAGCACTACTAAAGCAAGCAGAGATAGAAAAGACATACGGAAGTATGATGGACTATTACAACACAGCTACTATAAAATGTAAAGTTGCAGACCTTAACAGTAAGAGCAGAAGTATGTTTGTTACAGCAGAGGGATTAATTATGCCTTGTTGTTGGACAGCAGGTCGCATGTATAAATGGTGGCATCCAGATCATAAAGTAGAACAAATATGGGACTTCATAGATAGAGCAGGAGGCAAAGATGGAATCAGTGCTAAGATTAACGGCGTTGAAGGAGTGTTTGCAAGTGGTATTATGGACGACATACAAAACAGTTGGAAACTAGCAAGCATTAAAGACGGCAAGCTAGGCGTTTGTGCTATGAAATGCGGCACAGAGTTTGATCCTTTTGCATCTCAATTCAAATAAAAGCTCTTAATTAGGTTGACAACCCTTCATCTATAGTGTATTATGTACATAACACTACAATAATTTAACTGAATCATATGGAGAACGACATGGCTACTACAGATAACGCTATCGTTTACGACATTAAGTTAGTAGAACACTTGGCACCACACTTAGGGCCATTATCAAACAGCGAGCTCAAAACACTTAAAAAACTTACAGACCTTGGAATCATACAGCGTGATAGAGTAGCAGAAATAGCTATGTCTAATGTAGCTGGTATTGATATTACAAGCATTAATGGTATGGACTTTAGTGATGGCACAGACGCTAAAACTGTAGTAAGCAATGCTCGTAACAACAATCCCAAAAGGAAACAATGGACTAATAGCTTTGACATTAAGAATGTTAAAACTAAGACAGGCGACCTACGTGTCGTTGCATACAACAAATTACAAGAAAAGTATCACTACTTTTATATTCCATATGATGCTTACAAACATCTACGTAATTCTTTACAAATAGTTATTGAAAGTTACACTAGCATACTTGATCCTAACTTTACTGGCAAGTCACAGTTTCCTCAGACAACTAAGTATTGGGAATATGAATGTGCTAGCTTTGAAGAGATGTGCCAAATGAGTCCAGCCAAAGACTTACACGCATCAGCAATAAAAGCATCAGCAAGACGCACAGAGTATAACACATCAGATTGGTTTCCACTAACAGACAGCAACTTAGCTAAGAGTGCATCTATATGATTATAACAGCCTTAGTTAATCTTAAACTAGAAGATAAGCAGTTAGCACAGGACTACGAAACACATTCGTCACACTATAATAATTTGCAAACTGCCTTCTATAAAGATAAACTTTATCAACAGTGCGAAAGGTTTAATCAACAAAGTAATTGGGTAGACAATCCTATTATGTGGAAGTCGTTGTACACTAACAAGTACGTACTTACTGATACACAAACATACGCATCAGTGGGAAGGAATGTAGCAGACACGCATTGGGTTGAAGATGTATACTATAACATAACAAAGGTGTTATGGGATAACGATCATGTACAGCAACAAGGCAGAGATATATTCTTTGGTGCAGGCATAGAACAAACAAAGAACATACGCCAATGGTTAATTGATAATCATTACAGTAAGACTAAACCTTTTCAAATGTATTACACAGTAGGAGCAATTGAAACACAAGATAAAACAATGTTTACAGAGCTTGCTAAAATGAATGACAAGTTTAACTGGCAGGAGGCGAACTGGTAATGGCTAAACCATCAAAGAGATATTTAACATCTGACATGTTTAAACCTAAAGGCACAGTGTTTGAAGGACTTATATGGAAGCAACCCAATTCAAAAGGAACTGACACATATGATGTTGAGTGTACTGAAAAAGGGTTTACATGTGAGTGTGCTGGCTTTACATTTAGAGGCAAGTGCAAACATAGTCAAGATGTATTAACAAGAATAGAGCAGGCATTAGATGATCGTTCACCTAAATACTGTTGGGAGTTTGGAAGATGACAACACATGCAATGATAGATTTGGAAACATTAGCTACAGGACCTGATTGTGTAGTATTAACAATTGGTGCTGTTAAGTTTGATCCTAATGTAGTAAGTGAAACTACACAACCTTTTTACCATAGGTTTGAAGTTGATGAGCAACTTGAAAGAGGTAGAGTAACATCTGAAAGCACCCTTGAATGGTGGGGCAAACAAGCAAAAGATGTACGTGATGAAGCACTTGGTGATGGAAATCGCACAAGAGTGTTTGAAGTACTAAAACTGTTAAACACATGGTGCGTTGGCGTTGATACTATTTGGTGTCAAGGACCTGCGTTCGACATATGTATTCTAGAGAATCTATATAGATCATATGATCACCATGTACCTTGGCCGTTTTGGAAGATACGTGATTCAAGAACATTGTTTGGTATTATGCCAAGCGATCCACGTAAGGAAATTAAGTTCGCAGCCCATAATGCACTCGAAGATTGTAAAGTTCAGGCTTTGTGTGTACAGCAAACAATTATTAAATTGGGCTTAACACTAAAATGAAACAAGTATCAGAGAATGTCACTTTTAAAGCCATAAATGGACCTTTATGCTTGACAAACTCTAAATACTAGTATATAATTAATATTAATACAACATCTAAATAGGAGATAACATAAATGAGTACTCGAGATATCGTGCAAGACGTAGTTAAGCACACAGCAGGTTTAGGCTTTATTACTTCAGTAAAAGTAACAGGCACAGACGAATCAACAACATTAGACGCAATGGATGCAGATCGCACAGTGATCTTGCAAGCTAAATTGCATAACAATGTTACAGAGTTTACAGGTGAATTTGGACTTGGGAACCTTGGGTTCTTAGCAGGTGTAAGTGCATTACAAAACTATCAAGCAGAAGATGCTACAGTAGACGTAGTGTCACGTGAACGCAATGGCGTATCAGTTCCAGATCATTTGATGTTTAAAGACAAAGACGGCAATACTGATCAGTATCGTTTTATGTCTAAAGAGATTATTGAACAAACACTACAAACTGTAAAGTTTAAAGGTGTAGAGTGGGATGTAACGTTTGAACCTACTAAAGCTAAGGTTGCAGAACTTCAAGCAGTAGCAGGTATTTACGGTGGCATTGAACCTAACTTTACTGTTAAGACAGTAGATGGTAATTTGATTATTACAGTTGGTGCCGCAGACGGTAGCTTTACAGGTAAGCGAACATTTGCTATGAACGTGAATGGTGAGATTACAGAAGGCTATGCATGGCCACTTAACCAAGTACTAGCAATTCTTAAATTAGGAATGAGCGGTGCATGTGTAATGCAAATTAGTAAAAAAGGTGCATTGATGATTTCAGTAGATTCTGGAATTGGAAAGTATGATTACATTCTACCAGCATTAACAGTTTAACCAGAAGAGATTAGTATGCCTAACAGAAAAGACTTAACAACTAGCAATAAAGACTACAGTGTGTTCCTTCCGAGTATCAGTAGTTTTTATTCAAAGTTCATTGCACAAGCACAGAAGCGTCCAGACTTTGTAACACCAGAGCGTATGCCAGATGGGTTTGAGTATGGGATAGATGGCTTTGACTTTTTAAAGCCTAAGGAAGAAACCTACTATAATTATAAATGGGGTCTTTACTCTGCCGGGCATGCTACTCGTGACACAGCTAAGAGTGATGTACAGGAACCAATGATCCAGAAACGTGACAGGGAAAAGACTTTTATCCTTGGTGACAGTGGTGGGTTCCAAATTGCTACTGGTGTAATCAAATGTGATTGGCCTAACTTTAAAACAGATGATGCTTTGCGTTCGCAAATCTTAAACTGGTTAGAGCATACAGCAGATTACAGTATGGTGTTGGATATTCCAACACTAGCGGCTGCACCACCTCTTAATGCTAAAACAGGATTAACTGATTGGGTTGACTGTTTAGAATATACAATGCATAACAATGATTACTTTCTAAAACATAGACAAGGTAAAACTAAGTTCCTTAACGTATTACAAGGCAACAACGAGTCGCAAGCTGATCAATGGTATGATGCAGTTAAGCATTATCCATTTGAAGGTTGGGCAATGGCTGGTTATAACATGAAGCAATTACATCTTGCACTACGTAGACTTATTGTTATGCGTGATGAGAAGATGCTTGATCCTGGACGTGACTTAGTACACTACTTAGGTACAAGTAAATTGAATTGGTCTTGTATTTTTACAGCTATCCAACGTAACCTACGTGAAACTGTTAACCCTAACATGATGGTAACATATGATGCCGCTAGTCCGTTTATTACAACAGCTAAAGGTCAAGCATATACACAGCATGTACACAGGAATAACAAGTTCAGTTATGTAATGGAACAAGCGGTAGACGACAAACGTTTTCAACACAGTCAGATTCCTTTCCCATACAATAGTCCAATTGGAGAACGTATGGTAATGGGTGACTTGTGTCATATGGGTCCAGGTATGCTTAACAAACTTGGCAAGGAAGGTAAGACAAGTTGGGATAGTTTCTCATACTTCTTACTAATGGCACACAACGTTTATCAACATATTGAAGCATGTCAACGTGCTAACACACTAGCTGACATTGCAACTACTAGATATCAGCCTAGCCACTTAGAGTGGAATAAAGTTAAGCCTGGGCAAAGTGAATTTGACTTGTGGGTACCACGTGATGTAATTTACGTTACAGAGTTTATCAACAAGTTATTTAAGAGCGAAACGCCTATGCAGTTACTAGATGAAGGCGAAGCTATGTTAACACACTTTAGCGGAATGAAATCTATTAAGAGTACACAGAGTGCATTTGATAGTTTATTTGCAGGCGGAGTTGAATCTCAAGGTACAGCAGATACAGAGTTTACCTTGGAACAAGCAGAAGCCGCAGAAGATTTCCTAGAGGGTTTATAATAACAATCAGGGAGTAGATAAATGGGAACTGGAACAATTAATAGTAAGAAACGCTATATGGCATCTCTAACAGAGAAGCATAGAACACTTGACAAAGAGATAATTACGTTGTATAATAACAATACAAGCGACGACATTGTTAAGGCAAAGAAAACTGAGAAGTTGCAGTTAAAACAGCAAATCGTAAAACTTGAAGAACAAATTAATAATCTATAAAGGTAGTTAAATGAAACGAGATTACACATCAAGCACAAATGTTACAGGCGTAACATATTTTGTAGGCACTGAAATTGAACACACTCCAACATTTGGTATGAAAACACTATTTGTTGTTGGTATGCAACGTTTAGAAGAAGTACAAGAGCTAGCTAAAACTAACAAGGTTGAAGCTATATACTTAGGTGCTAATCAAAGTTTCGATATTACTGGAGAACATGGTACTGATGAAGAACAAGAAGGTTGGGATTCATTAGTTAAAGGTCTTGTAAAGGATTACTTTGTAACTCTCGATTTTGATTTAACTTGCATAGAATGGATCCAGGAGTCTGGGTACAGCGAGTATAATAATTTTATCCCAATGGTCAGTGTTAAGGTTCCATACGCTGAACTACTAGGATATAATACTTGTATTAAGATTGATGATATTGATTTTAATGCAACAAACAAAGGTGTGTGGACACATAGTCTACATTCTTTAATGAACCGTAACAAGTTCACAAGTTGGAACCAATATAAACAAGACGAAATAATTGAATAGGAGAATATACAATGCCAAAGAAGATTCGTTTAATGGATGATGCGACAGCAACAGCCGACACAGTAGGTGCTACTACAGGTGCTAAAACACATGAAGAAGCAATCAGTGCAGAAGTAAATATGGAAATAACTACTAAAGCACTAATGAAGTATCTTGAAGCAATTGATTGGAAGCTATGGGAAATGCTTAAGATCATGAAGAAGCAAGAAGAAGAAAAGTAAAATGTTAGATATTGCACAACGTCAAATTTGGGTTACGTTTCAGAAAGAAGGCATACATTTGTATCCTGGCGCTGATAAAGATCCAGCCTTGGCTACAGATAAGTGGGACGATGTAAGTTTCTTGGGCTATGCTCATAGGCACATCTTTCACTTTCGTGTAGCAATTGATGTATTCCATGATGACCGAGATATTGAATTTATTCAATTCAAACGTTGGTTGGAGTCGCTTTACAGCGGTGACATTTTAACACTTAACCACAGGAGTTGTGAGATGATTGGTGAAGAACTTGCTAATCAAATTCATAACAAATATCCAGGTCGTTCGATAACTATTAGCGTTGCAGAAGATAACGAAAATGGTGCTACAATGACATTTAATCCACAACTAAAAGGATAGCTATTATGTCGACTAATAATAATGACAAAAGCGCCTCAGTTAACTTTTTTAAGTTAACTGGATACTACAACATTAATGATATTAAGTATGATCTTCTTAAAATCATTGCCCCATATGATGGGTATATGTATAACGAAAAAGAGACTGAGAAACTTCTCGGTGTGTTTGAATCGTACTTAGGCGATCTCAAACGTTCTTTCAAAATCTTCTCATTTGTTATTGAGAATACTGAGAAAGAAAACGCAATTACATTTGATATTCAAATTAAGATGCAAAAAGATCGAAGCCCTAAGAAGCTTAAAATTCACGTAGGGAAACTTTGGGTAGAAGTAAAACCTAAGGTAGAGCCGACAGATGCGTAAGCTATTTTACATGGGGTTAGAACCCTACGAAGGCAGGTATACATTACAGTTGCAAGACTGGAGTGAACGTGCTTTCAAGAAGCGTGGGATAGAATATGTAGTTGTTCCTGGCGAGACAATTGACGACACTAAAGCAATTAGTGTTGGACAAGTATTAGATGCACATGGACGTTCGTTCTTTGGAATGAGCCAACTAATGAATCTAGTACAGATGATGCGTAGCGGAGAATGTAGTGGGGAGGATGTTGTTTTCTTTGAAGACATGTTTCAACCTGGTATGGAATCTCTACCATACATTATGTGTCAGATACCAGAAGAGCAACGACCTAAAATATTCTTGCGTTGTTTAGCACAGGCAGTAGACCCAGATGACTTTGTTCATGTATGGGGTATGAGCAAGTGGATGTCTTTATACGAGCAGATGTGTAATGAGATTCCTAACGTTCATATACTAGCAACAAACGAAGAAATGGTTGCACATATGCGTATTGCTAATTGGACTGCTCCAATTTTTAATATCAGTGGACTTAGCTTTGGTAAGGAAGAAGTTCTTACTAGAGTGGAACACAAAGTTAAACCATGGAAAGAACGTAGTGACCGTGTAGTATTTGCGGCACGTTTTGATCAAGAGAAACAGCCAGACTTTTTTATGGATGTTATTGAAAAGGTTAAAGCAATACGTCCTGACGTTGAGTTTGCAGTGCTAAGTGGCGGACCATTACGTAGCAACAATCAGAAGTATTTAGATCGTGCGTTACAGATGGAACAAGATGGTAAACTAACAATCCTTAAAGACTTACAAAAGAATGATTACTACAATGTAGTTAATGATTCTAAAGTTATGTTCAATTGTGCATTGCAAGACTGGGTATCTAATACCGTAAGTGAAGCAGACGCATTAGGTTGTAATGTTGTTTATCCTGCATACAGAAGTTTCCCTGAAACATTTGCTAACGACTATACTAGACTTTACACACCGTGGAGTCAAGACAGTGCAGTTGAAAAGATTCTAGCTGGTCTAGATTGGCCTAGTGAGAACATGGGAAAAATTAGTAACTGGACTGATGGTACAATCGATCGTATGATTGACATCATGGAAGGAAGCTACAAGAAGAACATATGGGCTCGTAACGATAATCGTTATAGAGATCACGTAGCGGAGGCAAAGTATTAAATGAGAATACTAGTAACAGGAGCCAGTGGTTATATTGGTGCTCAAACATGTAAGGCGTTATCGCAGTATCATGAAATAGTAGCAGTTGATCGCAACACAGTCAAGCACAACTACTTTAAAGAGTTTTATTGCGAAGACTATGGATCGTTTGAAGTGCAACAGTTACTACTCAATATTGATGCTGTGGTGCATATTGGTGCAACTAGTTTAGTAGGCCCTAGTGTTTTAGACCCTAGCAAGTACTACAAAAATAATGTTGTATCAACTATTGCATTGTTAGATGCATGCAAGGCACAAGGCGTTAAACGTGTTGTCTTTGCAAGCAGTGCCGCAACTTATGGGGAACCAAAGGAAGATGTATGTACAGAATCTGGACAGCATGAACCGGTTAACCCTTATGGTTGGAGTAAGCGTATGACAGAGATTATGCTAGCAGATTATGCTACAGCATATGGAATTAACAGTGTTAGTTGTCGCTTCTTTAACGTAGCAGGTGCAGACTTAGAAGGCGAGTTTGGACAGGAGAAACAAGCTACACATATTATTGCTAAGATTATGGAACTTGCTTTGGATAACAAAGAGTTTACATTAAATGGCGATGGCTTTGGCACACCAGATGGAACATGTGTAAGAGATTACGTACATGTACATGATGTTGCTAGAGGTTTAGGTATGGCATTAGACTTCACAGAGAACAACAAAGGCGCATTTAGATTTAACATGGGTAACGGAAAAGGTTACAGCAACATGGATATTATAAATGCAGTAAAAGAGCACACGCCTTTAGATCCAACGTATAAAGTTGGACCAGCACGTGCAGGCGACCCAGCCACACTAATAGCAGACAGTACATTAGCTAACAGGGTATTAAAATGGACACCAAATTATGGGCTTGACACAATAGTAAAGACAGCGTATAATTATTATATCAAAAACAATAAGACATCCACGTCTTAAACTCGGAGAACAGAATGACTAAGTCAGAACAAATAAAGGCCCGCCTAAAACTAGGCAACATACGTTACTGGGCAGGCGATAACATTTCAGAAGTAATGCAAGAAGGCGACAAGGAAGAACTAATTGAAGAACTAGTTCCTAAGTTTGAGGCTGTTCTTGACAGTTTACTAATTGATCGAGAAAACGATCCTAACAGTAAAGACACAGGTAGACGTCTAGCAAAGATGTATATCAAAGAATTAATGAGTGGGCGATATGAACCCATCCCAAACGCAACAGCATTTCCTAACCATATAAGTGAAGGTTATAGAGGTATGCTAGTTATCCGTAGTGAACTTACAAGTGTATGTTCACATCATCATCAACCAGTTAAAGGAGTTGCATACATAGGTATTATTGCATCTGAGAAGTTAATTGGTTTATCAAAGTATACTCGTATTGCACAATGGTGTGCAAGGCGTGGAACGTTACAAGAAGAACTATGTAATGATATTACCGCTGAAATTATGAAAGCAACAGGTAGTAAAAACGTAGGTGTTTATATTCAAGCAACACACGGTTGTTGTGAGAACAGAGGCATTATGGCACATAGTAGTCTAACACAGACAACAGTATTAGAAGGCTCGTTTAACACAGACCCAGGAACTAAAACTGAATTCTTTAACAACATTAAATTACAACAGGAGTTTGCACCAAGATGATAGAAAAAGTATATTATACATGGAAAGACATTGAACATCAGATTCAAGTCATTGGAAATTTAATGGCAGCTGATGGTTGGCGTCCAGATTACATTGTAGGATTAACACGTGGTGGATTAGTTCCAGCCGTAATTATGTCCAACTCAACTGGTATTCCAATGCATGCATTAGATGTTAGGTTCCGTGATACTAACGAAATGTACGGCCCAGAAAGCAATACATGGATGGCTGAAGATGCACTTGGTTATGATGGTACAGAAGACTTTAAGTCTTACAACAAAAAGAACATTCTAATTATGGACGACATTAATGATTCCGGTCGCACACTGTCTTGGATTAAACAAGACTGGCGAGGTGGATGTTTACCAGACAGCCCAGCATGGGATAGTATATGGGGTAGCAATGTTCGTACAGCATGTCTAATTGACAATGGTGGCAGTGGCTTTGGCGACTGTGATTATACAGCATTAGAGATAAACAAAATGGAACGTGACCAATGGATTGTATTTCCATGGGAAGGCGAACGTAACTACGGACAAGCATAATGTCAGCTCAAAAACATTACTCAGGTGGACTTGTAACTTCAACAGTACAGGGCAAAGGAACACTTGGCCCTATTACTACAATTAGTAACGCTAGTAGTGGATCGTTTATAACATCAAACGGAACTACAATACCACTGAACAACAACTCAATAACAACTTCTTCTGCACAGCCTAGCATAATAATACAGCACGACGGTATAGATATAGATGTAGGCAAAGTATTGCAAGAACTTCAGCTATATAAGACTGTATTTTCAGACATATTGACTGAAATGGGCGTTGATGTGCCTACTAAAGTAGAAAAACACCGTTTTATACAAAAACTTTCAAAATAAATCAAATAAACCAAGACTTTTCGGTTGACAACCACCCTGTTTCATCGTATAATATATATACAAGTTAGAAATTTAACAGTTTTATAACACGTCAGGAGACAACACTATGAAAAAGTTACTAATTACGGCACTGCTAACAATTTGTTTAACAAGCACAGCATACGCCGCACCAGCATTTAAGAGTTACTATGATTACGCAAGTGGTCTAAACAGTGGATTACAAATTAGCTTTTCCACTTCAATGGTAAAAAACTACAATCGTTCTAATAAATCTTACAAGGGTTTGATTGACAAGTATGATCACTTGTTTAGTAAGTACGGTTGGTTTCAGAACCTTAAGCTAAGGTACGCTTTCCAAGTAGAAGAAATCTCAAAGTACAATTTGCTACTTAACAAAGTTGAAGCAAAGGTTACACTAGTAAGCACAAGTTATGTTAATACTAATGGTGTAATTACTACACGTGGAACTATCTCAGAAACAAGTAATACTGTAGTTGTAGAAGAAACAGTTGACAACAACGTAACAGAGTATGCAGTAGTTACTAAAACATTCTCAACCCCAATTAAGAAACAGGCTTGGGAAAATGTTAATGCTATTACATTATATAGTGATGGAACTAAAGGTTCTACTAACACTACAAAAACAACATCAATTACAAATACTGTAGAAACAGAGACAAAGGTAGAGCGTACTGTTATACGTACATACGCATTGGTTGTTGAACCAGTTGTTGTAGTTGAAGAAGTAGTTGCAGAAGTAGAAGTAGTTGAAGAAGTAGTTGAGGTTGTTGAGGTTGTTGAAGAAGACAAGCCAGTAGTCGTAGTAATTACTGAAGCAGAATATCTTGCAAGAAACGATGTTACATATACAGATACTGAAACATATCGTAACGCAGTATGGGCAATGAATAGCAGAATCAATCAAACATATACAGACACAGTATTGTCTAAGCATTATGGTAATCACTTAGAAACTATTGGTGCACCGGCTGCATGGAGCAGAGGTTACACTGGTAAAGGTTCTACTATTGCTATACTTGATACTGGTATTGATATGGACCATACGGAATTTAAAGACAGCATTAAAGGTACAAAATGTTTCACACGTAGCTGTAGGTTAGGTATTGAAACAATAGATGATCTTAACAAGTACTCACACGGAACACACGTTGCAGGTATTGCAGCCGCAAACTTAGATGGTGTAGGTACTACAGGTGTTGCTTATGATGCAGACTTGCTAATTGCAAAGACAGCATACGATGCAGGATCATTTGACTTTACAGTTGTAGACGAAGCAATTGAATGGGCAGTTGAAAATGGTGCTGATGTAATTAATATGAGTGCTAACTATAACTTTGATAACACATACAAGAACTCAATTACTAAGATGTCAGATGGAATGTTTATGTCAACAGACACACGTGGACGTAATGGTATTACATTTGATAAGTTTGGTTATGCAGGACTACTAGACAGTCAACATTATTATAAGAACATTGTTAACGCAATGAAAGGACACGAAGCAGTACTAGTAATGTCAGCAGGTAACCAAGGTACAGACGTTGTTGGACAGCCAGGCTTTATTGCACTAGATGCAGAAGTTGGTGACAGGGTTTTACTTGTTGGTAACTATGATACACGTTTAGGTAAAATTGACCGTAGCAGTAACAAAGCTGGTACAATGTGTTTTGATGTTGTAGCTGGTACAAATACATGTGCAAGTGATGCACGTATTAGTGATAGGTATTTGATGGCGCCAGGACGTTATGTTGCAAGTACAGATAACAATGGAGAGTACAGAACTAACAGTGGTACGTCACAAGCGGCTCCAATGGTATCAGGTGCAGTTGCAATTGTACACCAAATGTGGCCACACATGACAGGTGCTAACTTGTCTAAGTTGTTGCTAAACACAGCCAGCAAAGATATTGTAGGCTATGATGTAAACGTACATGGACAAGGATTGCTAGACTTAAACGAAGCTACACTACCACAAGGTGCTATTGGACTTCCTACTACAGGACGAGTTACAGGTGGCAAGGTAGATGTAAGTAACAGTGGAACAATTGCAGTACAAGGTGGAAGTATCTCATCACTAACAAGTGTTATGGTTGTTGATGCATACGACAGAGACTATTACTTTGATGCTAACAGCATGGTACAAGTAAACGACACACGTACTACAAGTCCAGTGGAAGCCGCTAAGAATGGTTTTGCACCAGACTACTACATTGGTTTCTCAGGTGGAACAGTTATCCCAACAGGTAACGGAAGTACATTCCTAAGCATTAACGAAACTAATAATAACATCAGCTTGCTACAAACATACGATAAGTTCTCATTAGGTCTTGTTAACGAATCAGACACTTACTTAGGTAACTATGCAAACAGTAGCTTAATGAAAGTAGATGGTAGTAACACAGCATACATTGGTTACAATGAAAGCATTGACATGGGAGATGGATTAAAGTTTTATGGTAGTGCAACAATTGGTGCAACAAAACTAGATGTTGATAACAGTTCAATGCTTAAGAGTGCAGACATTATGATGTCTAACAGTGCTACACTAGGCTTCTCGCAAACTATAAACACAAGAAGTACATTTGGGTTTGTAACAAGTATGCCAGTTAGCATTACAAGTGGTAAAGCACACTTTAACTTGCCAACTAGTGTTAGTACTAATGGAGACATTAATAGTTCTAATATGAGTAGCTCATTAGAAGCTCCTAAAAGAGAAGTAGACTTTGGATTGTTTTATAACTACAACCCAACAGAGAATACAGCTTTTACAGCTAACATTGAACTACGTACTAACTATGCAGGAACAAGTGAAAACATGGGTACAGCAGGCGTAAGCTATAAGGTGATGTTTTAATGTCGGGAACATATAAAAGGGGCAAGCTAGAAGTAATAGCTGGCCCTATGTTCGCAGGTAAGAGTAGTGAGCTTCTAAAGAGGCTACTATTCATTGAGCATGGTGGACATAAAGTATTAGTACTAAAGCCAATTGTTGATGACAGGTATGACAGTAACTTTATAGTAACACACAATCAATTAAAGCACCCGGCTGTAGCAGTAATTGATTTAGAACTAGTAAAAGATAATTACACAATTAAGCCTTACAACTACCACTCAGTGTTTATTGATGAAGTACAGTTTTTTGATATGAACGAAGCTATGTGGTTTGTAGAAGAAGGGTTAAGAGAAGGAGTTAACTTTGTAGTTGCAGGACTCGACCAAGACAGTCGTGGAGTTCCATTTGAGACTACAAGCAGAATGCTAGCACTCGCAGACGAGGTTGTTAAAATAAAAGCATTTTGTACTATATGTGGAATGGATGCAGGAAAGACACAACGGTTAAAAGCAACCAGACACTCATCTAGGGTTAAAGTCGGCGGAGCAGAAACATATGAGCCTCGCTGTCACGAACATTGGGAGAGTAAATAATGACATATGCAGTAAAAGTAATGTTGTCAGTTGATGACTGGATTTACATTACAAAAAATAATAGCACACATTGTTGGGACTTAAAGCCTGAGACGTTTGCTACAAAGAAGTTGGCATACGGATTTGCCAAACAATGGCGCCTTAGCGGAAAAGGCCAAAACGTAAAAGTGGTGAAATATAATGAAAGTTAATATAGGAAATTATCCTAGTTGGAACAGGTTTACCAATTGGATTGGATATGAACCTAAACAGAAGATCAAAGTTCAAATAGAAAGATGGGATACGTACAGCATGGACCAAACACTATCACATATTATCCATCCTATGTTGATTCAGCTTAGAGATACATCACATGGTATCCCTTGGGTAGATCAAAAAGATGTACCAAAAACACTAAGGTGGACAAAAGCAGAAGCAGTTGCTTATGAAAAACATGGAGACATGGACGACAACTTCGGGCCAAGGTGGGAGTGGATTATTAATGAAATGATCTGGGCATTCGGCCAAAAGATAACTGATGATGACAATACATTTGGAGAAGGTAATTGGGATGTGTCCTGGACAGATACTGGCAAAGGTGATGGTACTTCTGAAATGAAATATGGACCTGATCATACTTATAAGATTGACAAGGATGCACTTACTAATCATCATGATAGAATGAGGAAAGGGTTTTTATTCTTTGGAAAATACTATGAGCATCTTTGGGACTAGGTACAGGCTGTTTGTTAAATGGTATCGTAAACTCAGGGTTGACGGTTATGCTTGGTATAACTGTTTAGCTTGGGCGTGGAGTAATTCAAGAACACACAATATAGATGGGAGCTACAGACGATGAACTATACAAAAATTGATGACAAGAACTGGATTGTAGTTGTGCAGGAAGATGGAAAAACAAAAGAACTGTTTATTGAATTTCCACCAGGCGCAATTGATCAAGCAGGATGGAGTGATGATCAAGATCTAGAATGGATTATTAATGACGATCAATCTGTTACATTAAGAAAGAAAGACAATGGAGAAACGTGAAAGCTACTATGATTTTATGGGGCGTAAACTTAGGGAAGATGAAAACAAAATGACACAACTAAATCTGTTCGTAGAAGATATTAATATATCAAACCTTGATAGGCAAACAGAACTTATGGCTATCACAGCAGAAGAATGTGGCGAACTAGTACAGTCGTGCATGAAGATAGCAAGATGGGGAGTAGATAAAAAGAAGATTGCTTCGTTACTAGAAGAAGCAGGAGATGTAGCATTGATGTTAGACTTGTTAGTAGAGAATGGATACATTACTAACGAAGAACTAAATGCTAGGAAAACAGTAAAACGACTTAAACTAACAAAGTATTCTAATTTAATTAACTGAGAGAAATAAATGAACAATAAAGAACTATACATGTTATGGCACGATCAGGGATTCCTTGGTACATGGCTATCGTGGTTTATTAATAGCCACAGCAACTTCGGACAATACAAAGGCAACTTTAAGCATACGCCAATTGCACAATCAAGTCGTACTACTAAAACATTTGAAGAACCTCTATACTTTAATCAATCTATTGGAACATGGAACTCTGTGCTTAGTCACAAGATACCTGCTAAGATACTTAACGAGAAGCCTAGCACGTATGATGAGCACATAGCTTGGTGTGATGCAATGGCTTGTAATAAAGACTACACAAAGCTAACTACACGCATCTCTAACCACTTTACTCCCGAGCATGCATTAACGTATGACTTTGCATCTAGATTTAAAAAGCATGAAGTAAAAGTTACTAAGAACATTTGTATTCACGCAGGCGACTATGCAAGCATGATATCAGATAGGCTAAAAGACTTAACACACCATGACATCTATCATGCAAATCACGCACAGTTGCGTACAGAATGGATACAACGTATTGACGATCGTAACGAACGTGTAAACTTTCCTTACCTAAGCACACTAGCACCTAATCACATTGTTGATATTAGTAGGCTTATGGGTGGAAGTAAAGTTGAGTATAGGCATTTACTAGAAGCAATAGGTGAAGAGCCACATCCCAATTGGAAATCTAAAATAGCAATGGCTAATGAAATGTTTACAAAATACCAATGGGTGGAGCCTAATGTCATTGCATAAATAATGTAGCAATGTATATATCTAACTCATTAGAAATTGAACTTACTACTAAATGCACACTAGGATGTTCAGCATGTCCACGCAACGATCCTAAAGAGAATAGAGAAGATTGGGACGTTGGACATATTGATTTACAACTAGTGAAAAATATTATAGACCAAGACCATTACAAGTCTTTATTATTTGTAGGTTGCTATGGTGATCCAATTTATCATCCAGACTTTATAGAAATATGTCACTATGCAATTGCAAGGGAAAAGAGACTATTAATACATACAAATGGTAGCTATAAAAAACAAAAGTGGTGGGACGAATTAGCTAAAGCTGATTGGAAGAAGTACCATAACTTTACATTTAGTGTAGATGGGTTAGAAGATACTAACGGAATATATCGTGAACGTATGCAATGGTCAAGTATAATAGCAGGTATGCAAGCAATGAGTAAAACCCGAGCTACAGTTGAATGGAAGATGTTAGTGTTTCCATATAACATACATCAAGTTCCAGAAGCACGTAGGCTAGCTGAAAGCATGGGAATAAGATTTACACCAGTAACAAGTGAACGAGGCCATGGAGCATATAAACATGAAACACCTGAAATCTTTATGTGGAAAAACAATCTAGAAGGAGAAGCCTTAGGCTTATCTGGAGTTCCAGGGTTGCCACAATGATTAGACCTAGATGTACAGAAAATGGAATGCCAATGTTTTTATCAGCAAGTAATATATTAAAGCCTTGTTGTTTTTTAAACACTACTAGGCAGTATAACTTTTTTAAAGAATGGGGCGAAGCAAGAGGATTAACAGTTGAAGCAGACTTAGATGCATCTAAGCATACAATGGAAACAATATTGTCTAGTCCTACTTGGCTAGCATTGATTGAGAGTTTTAAACATCAAGGACAATCACCTAGTACATGTGAAAAACAGTGTGGTCCAGGATCGTACAAAAGCACAAGTGGAACTGCTAAACATAGCACTTTCAAAGAATAAACACTATAAGGAAATATTATGAAGATAGCCGTATTCGGTTGTGGTTTCGTAGGAGGAACCGTAGCAAACTTTCTAACTGAAACAACAGACATAGAAGTAATTAAAGTAGACCCAAAATTATATCCAGATGTAGATCCATTAGATGCTGCAATTGCCGCTGATGGAATTATTATTGCGGTACCAACACCAAGCAACCCAGACGGAAGTTGCGACGATAGTATGATACAGCAAGTATTATCTATGTGTGATTATCGTTCAAAGATACTAATCAAAAGCACAGTAACACCAGACTTGCTACAAAACTATGATGTTAATGTAGTATACAATCCAGAGTTCTTAAGAGAAGCACACGCAGAAGAAGACTTTAAGAATCAACATACATTTATACTAGGACATCATGATAACAACAGAGCAGATGCTTTTTGGTGGGCAGATGTGTTCCAACGTAACATAACTGAATGTGTATTTACAAACAGACGTACAGCAAGCATGATCAAATATACACACAATTCTTGGCTAGCTACTAAGGTTGCATGGTTCCATGAGCTATATGCTAACCTACCACCTGAAGTAGACTATGGCACTATTACTAGTACCTTAGCTAGATTTGACACTATTGGTAAAACACACATGGATGCACCAAATAGTCAAGGAACACTAGGTTATAGTGGTAATTGTTTCCCAAAAGACGTAAAAGCCTTGACAAAGGAAGTAAATCATAGTATACTTAGTACTGTAAATGAGACAAATAATAAACTTAATAAAGGAGATTAGCATGTTCAATATAAAAGAAGTAATGGCACTGAGTGCAGGTATTTTAATATTTTTGTTAGTAACTGGTGCGGCACAAGCAGATTCGCATTCAGCAGTGAAAGTTGACGGATATGTCAAGCATCATTATAAAACTGTTACTACACAACAACAAACAAACAACAGGCAATGTCAAGAAGTAGACATTCCAATTTACGGCAATGACGGTGGCGAAGTTACTATACAGCAACTTTTTGGTGCTATCATTGGTGGTGTTGTAGGATCTAACGTAGGCAAAGGCAACGGCAAAACAATTGCTACTGCAACAGGCGCTGTTATTGGATCTCAAATTGGTAAAAACAACGCAACAAAGAAAAACATAATTGGTTATAAAAGACAGACAGTTTGTGAAGACAATCCGACATACAATAATGTAACTACTCTTGTCTACTCGCATAGTACTATTAGATTTGCTGATGGTTCTGCACAGTACGACATTCGATTCAAAAAGCAGTAAAGGAGCAGGACATTGAAATTAAGGTATAGCGAAGCATTCTACAGTGTGCAAGGCGAAGGTAAGTTTGTAGGTGTACCAAGTGTATTTTTACGTACATTTGGTTGTAACTTTCGTTGCATGAACTTTGGATTGCCTAGGTCAGAACCAAGTAGAGCAGAGAAGCACACCGCAGGGCAACGATACAATGAAGAAGTATTGGGCCTAATCACAGAAGGTGTTCATCAAACAACAGAAAAGTTTACTGACTTACCTATTATACATACAGGGTGCGATACTTATGCAAGTATCTATCCTGAGTTTAAAGAGTATAATAAGCAAGCAGAAGTAGATGAAGTTGTTGAACACTTATTAAGTTTAACTCCCGAAGGCAAGTGGACTTGCGATAATGGTCAAGACATACACTTGATTATGACTGGTGGAGAACCCTTATTAGCTTGGCAACGAGTATACGTTGAGTTATTTAAGCACCCTAAGATGGCAGATTTAAAAAATGTTACATTTGAAACAAACACTACACAACACTTACACGAAGACTTGTTTAAATATCTCAACGACAATGACGACATTACAGTCACTTGGAGTTGTTCCCCAAAACTTAGCGTTTCAGGAGAATCTTGGGAAGATGCTATTAAACCTAAAGTTGCTTTTGAGTATAGCCTTGTTGACAACAGCGACCTTTATCTTAAGTTTGTTGTCGCTGATCGTACTGATATTGAAGAAGCCGGTAGAGCTGTTCAAGCATATCGCGATGGTGGAGTTGAATGTCCGGTCTATCTTATGCCGATGGGCGGACGCAGTGAAGAATATAATCTCAATGTGCAGGAAGTTGCAAATATCTGCATGGAAAAAGGCTGGAGATTTACCCCAAGATTACACATATCCCTCTTCGGAAACGCCTGGGGAACCTAAGGATTATGATGACTATGTATCGCACTTTGCTAAACAACGCAAGTATAAGTCTGAAGCACATAAGAAGGCTATGCAAGCCAAGTACCCAAGAGACTTGGAAGACGACTTACGTAAAGCAGGAATGTAAGCCTAACATGGTTGTATGGAATTTAAGTAATGAAGGATAAAATGGATAACACAACAGAAACACAATGCGAAGATTGCCGTATAGAAATAACGACTAAAGGTATTACAGTAGATAGCAGTGAAGGTAACTTATACTTTGAAGCTATTATATTAGTAACAGTATTAGCCGTTGTTTACATTGGCAAGAAGCTAGTAGACAAGTATATTAAATGAGTAAAATAACGGATTGGGCAGATGACTTGTCCATGCTAGAAGGCACAGAAAGACTAGTACATCTTATAGATTTAGCTAGGTTGCCTACAACATTGCCAGAAGCATTAAGAACTAAAGAGAATCTTATAGGCGGATGCATGTCTAAGATATGGGTTGATGTTGGTATAGTTGAAGAAAAGGTCAAAGTATATTATGATAGTGATGCAATGATTACAAAAGGTATTACACATGTAGTATGCGATTGCTTTTCAGATATACCAGTTGCAGATTCAAAACAATTGAATAAAGCTAGCTTTGACAACTTAGGAGTAAAAGAACTTCTAACTTCTCAAAGACGGAATGGGCTAGGAAGTCTAATAGATACAATAATACATAAGGTAAACAAACTATGAACGAAGGAAGTTATATTTTTACAAGCGAAAGTGTCAGTGATGGGCATCCAGATAAGGTAGCAGACCAAATCTCAGATGTACTAGTTGACGCAGGACTAAAGAACGGTGATGAGACAACACGAGTTGCCGTAGAGACACTTGTAACCACTAACCATGTTACGGTAGCGGGTGAGGTAAAAAACTTCAATGTCAGTGACGATGATGTTAAAGAGTTAATTAAGAATAAAGTCAAAGAGATTGGCTACGAACAAGATGGATTCCATTGGGATAAACTAAAAATCTATAATGAGATTCATGCACAAAGTGGAGACATTGGTTTAGGTACTAATGACTTTGGAGCAGGAGATCAGGGAATGATGTTTGGCTATGCAAGTAATGAGAACGAAGCATTTATGCCAGCACCTATTTACTTCTCGCATAAGATTCTACAAGAACTTAAATTTATGCGTTTAGATGGATATGAGTTTTTACTACCAGATGCTAAGTCACAAATTAGTGTGCAGTACGAAGGTGGTAAGCCTAAGCGTATTGATCAAATTGTAGTATCACATCAGCACAAGGACGGATTTGTTCATAGTGTTGTAGGTCCTGTTAGGAGTGCATGTGAAAAGGTATTAGGCGATTTAATTGACAAAAATACTGTATGGCATATTAACCCAACAGGCAACTTTGTTATTGGTGGACCAGATGGAGACACTGGTGTAACAGGACGTAAGATTATCGTAGACACATATGGTGGATTTGCACCACATGGCGGTGGAGCATTTAGTGGAAAAGATCCTACTAAGGTTGATCGTTCAGCGGCTTACATGGCACGTTGGTTAGCAAAAAATGTAATAGCAGACGATATGGCAGATTGGTGTAATATCCAATTAAGCTATGCTATTGGCGTAAAGGAACCTACTAGCATTTATGTAGATTCTAATGGACACAACAGATCAATTCAGAACTTTATTAAGAACAATGTTGACCTTACACCAAAGGGAATCATTGATAAGTTTGATTTGTTTAACTTTAACAAGTACAGTGCGAATTGTACATACGGACACTTTGGTGATAAGGATGTACCGTGGGAAAAAATAGGATGGTAAGTATGGCTAAAAAAGATAAAACACTAGGTGAAAAAATAACAGGAATGTTTAAAAAAGCACCAGTTGAAAAAAAGAAAGAAGTAAGTGAAAAAGACAAAGCTACAGCAAAGGGAGAACCTTTTGTTAAAGTATTAGATATTAACTATGACAAGTCAAATCCAGGTGATGGATACTTTGAGTTGGAATGGAATAATATCTTTGTTAAGAAGTTATTGGATGCTGGCTACAGTGGAGCAAATGAAAACGAAATCGTTGACAGTTGGTTTACAGGACTATGTAGGCAGATATCTGAGGACCCAGGGTTTAAGGAAACAACGTAGGAATAATTATGAATAAAATAGGAATGAGCGTACCAAACACAACGTGGAAAACACGTGTGCGTGATGATAGTATCAGTGGGGACAACCCATTTAAGTGGCAAGACCTAGCAAATGTAGATGTGTTTGCTCATAAGCGTGTATTAGTATTTTCACTTCCAGGTGCATTTACACCAACATGCTCTACGATGCAGTTGCCAGGTTTTGAAGAAAATGCAGATGCATTTTATAGTGCAGGAATTGAAGACATCTATTGTATTAGTGTTAATGATAGTTTCGTAATGAACCGTTGGGGACAAACAGTCGTTGAGGGTGGATTACAAAACGTTAAGCTACTACCAGATGGTAACGGAGACTTTACTGCAGGCATGGATATGTTAGTTGACAAAACGCATATTGGCTTTGGTCAGCGTTCATGGCGTTATGCAATGGTTGTGGATAAAGGAATAATTACACATTGGTTTGAAGAGCCTGGTTTTAATCAAACTGGAACTGATTCAGATCCGTATGGTGAGACTTCACCTGAGAATGTTTTAAATGCAATAACGATTGACATGCATCAATAATTGTGTTATTATAGTGTTAATAAATTTTAGATAAGGACTATGAAGATGAGTTATATTTTAGTAGATGCAGCGAATATGTTCTTTCGTGCAAGACATGTAGTACGTGGTAGTGATATGCATACAAAAATTGGTATGAGTTATCACATTATGTTTAATAGTATTAACAAGGTGTGGCGTGAGCAAAAAGGCACACATGTTGTTTTATGTCTTGAAGGACGTAGTTGGCGTAAAGATGCATATGAACCTTATAAGCGAAATCGTAGTGTAGCACGTGCCGCACTTAACGAAACTGAGCAAGATGAGGATCGTGCATTTTGGGAAGCATTTGATGAACTAAAAGCATTCTTCGAGAAACGTACTAATGTTACAGTATTACAACACAGTGAATGTGAAGCAGATGACTTTATTGCTAGGTGGATCCAGAATCACCCTAACGATAAGCATTGCATAGTATCAAGTGACAGCGACTTTTATCAGTTACTAGGCCCTAACGTACAACAGTATAATGGTATTACTGGACAGCTAATTACTACAGAAGGCATCTTTGATGACCGTGGTAAGCCTGTAATGGATAAAAAAACTAAGGAACCTAAACTCCTTGGAGACCCGCAGTGGTTGTTGTTTGAGAAATGTATTCGAGGCGACACAAGTGACAACGTGTTTAGTGCATGCCCAGGTGCTCGTAAGAAAGGCACTAAGAACAAGGTTGGTATGCAAGAAGCGTTTGCAGATAAAGAGTCTAAGGGCTATAACTGGAATAACTTTATGCTACAACGTTGGGTAGATCATGAAGGTGTTGAGCATCGTGTACTAGAAGATTACGAACGTAACAAACACATTATTGATTTAACACAACAGCCTGATAACATTAAGGCTTCGTTAGATGAAGCTATTGTTGAACAAGTCCAAAAAGAACACAAAGGACAAGTAGGCATACACTTTATGAAGTTCTGTGGTAAATGGGATATGCAACGTATTGTAGAAAAGGCTCAAGATCATTCTACGTATCTAAATAGGAGCTATGCTAATGCACAAACTTAGAGCATATGTATTTGATGTAGATGGTACACTAACACTTAGTAGAACTTTAATGGACCCAGAGTTCAAAAAGTTCTTTAAAAAGTTTGTAGAGTATCATAAAGTATATATTGTAACGGGCAGTGACTATCCTAAAACTTTAGAACAACTAGGCAAAGATACAATGCATGCAGTAATACGTTCATACAATTGCAGTGGAAATAGTATATGGGAAAGAGGAGAGAACATCTTCAATAATCCATGGACAATTGAAGCAGATGCAAATGCATTCTTAGAAAACGCATTACAAGAATCAAACTTTAAAATCAGAACTGGAACACACATTGAACAACGTCCTGGTATGGTAAACTTTAGTGTACTAGGCAGAGGCGCAACAACAGAACAACGTGCCGCTTATGTAGACTATGATGCTGATATGGGCGAACGTGCAGTTATTGCAACACAGTTTAATGCATTGTACGCATCAACAGGACTTAATGCACATGTAGCAGGTGCAACAGGAATTGACATTGCTCCAATTGGTAAAGACAAAAGTCAGATACTAAAGGACTTTGACGATATGCATGTTTATTTCTACGGAGATATGATGCAAGAAGGTGGTAACGACAGGCCACTAAAAAACGCAATCGAAGCTAGAAACAGTACACAAGATAGAACGTTTACAGTTACAGATTGGAAACATACATTTAACCTATTAAAGGAAGCATACTAATGGTAATCGATACAGCAGAAGGCATCAACTTGATGACTGGCACTAAAGTAGAACGAACTGAACTTGAACTTCAGCTTCGTGATAATATTATGGAAGTTACATTTAACAAAATTAACGGCGACAAACGTATAATGAGCTGTACATTGAGTAAGAATGTTCTACCACCAGCAACTAAGAAAGATCCTCTAACACAGGAAAAGATTCGTAAAATTAACGAAGAAGTAATGAGTGTTTGGGATACAAATGCTAATGGCTTTCGTAGTTTCCGAATGGCAAATATTGTCGAAGTTAAACAACTAAAAGCAGTATAATTAAATGGCTCATAAGATTAAAGAAATCATTACTGACAAGTATTGGATCGTTGAAAGTCCTTATATGAAGATAGGAACTATACGTAAAATACCTGAAGGCTATGAGTTCTTTAATCAAATTGAGAACACAAAGACGCTGTTAGACACCCTACAGGGCTTCAAATCAGCTACTGTAGCGCCTACAGACACAACTACACAAATTTATAAGGGACTACCTACAAACGCAACAGAATTACACCCTGAAGAGCACCCTACGCTACCCGCATTTAAAAAGACTAAGACTGGTAAAACAGTATTTGTTGCAGGCTATTATATTTTAAAATATACTGGCATGGGCTGGCAACATGCATTTTGTCCAAAATTAGAGACAGTTGACAAATATGAGACTAGAGGCCCCTATTTCACTGAGTGGGATATGAACTTAAATCTTAAGAAAGCAAAATCGGAACCAAAAAATGAAACATCTTCCATTTAATTCAATTATGTTTTTTGCGACACTCATTCTATTAGCAGTAGCATATACTAGTGGAGCAATAGCACAGACTACCGGACCAAATAGTTTACTAGACGGAGATCAATACACAGACCCAACAGTTCCAGAAGAAGAAGCCCCAGATGCTGTACCTAAGAAGAATCAAAGCCAGCAATGGATATCTGCATCACGTCCTATTATGTGTAACAGTATACCCTATATTAAAGGTTGGTTACAAGCTAAAGGACAAGTTATGATTGGCTCAGGACATAAACCAAAAGAGTATATGCCAAGTGATCCATTCGATGGTATTATCCTTTTAATGAACTTAGAAACAAAAGAGTATACCATGTTGTTAGTTAGTGCAGAGCATAACTTAGCTTGCATAACGGCAGCAGGTGCATCATTCACAACAGGTGGTGTCAAATAGTAAAATAATAAACCGTTAAGTCTAGTTTTATCTTCCATTTGTATAAATACAAGTAATAGGAGAAACAAATACTAATGGCTAGACCAAAACCAAACATTATACTCGACCAAGTAGATAAAAGTTACAACAGTGAACAGATTTTAGAAGCAGGCGCAATTTATGCAGTGTATTATGAGAACAAACCAATTAATTTAAGGACCATGAACACACTAGTAAACTACCCTGGGCCTAAGTATAAGAAAGTAAGTTTCTCAAACAGTGGACACGCATTTAACCTTTCAGACAGACTTAATAAAAAGTTTAATTCTGATCAGTTTAGCGTAGTAAAATTGACTCATGGCGAAACAGTTACTAGAAACTCGAAAAGTTCAAACTGATATAATCAAACTATTTTCAATTGATTTAGAGATTAAGGCAGTTTTTAAAAATACGCAGACCTTACGGCTAACAAAGGTAGGTCAGCGTATACTAAGTAAATCTTACGATAGTTGGGTGTTCGAGTCACCTAAGCTAAATGCAAATAATTTAATTAATTTGCTACGTAAGATGCGATATCCCTATTATATTGATAAGGATAAACTAATCTTGTATACTGAGAAAGATGCCTTTCTCGCAAAGTTTGCAGGAGCACAAGGATGGTTAGATGGCAAATAAAATAGAAGGAATTGAAATTCCAGAGTTAATAAACGTACACTGTACAGACAACGATCAGACAGTTGAAGTGCAGTATATATCACACCACAATAATATGATAAGAACAGACCTACAAGGAATCCCCTTAAACTTTAATCACTTAAAACGGAACATATACGTTGCCAATTTCAATGGCAGAGAATTTGTTATGAAACTATGAATCAAATAGACTTACACGGACAAACAGTACATGAAGCTTGGAAGACATTTAGCGAACATGTAGCAGACTGTTACTTCAACGACATTAAAGCAACTACAGTTATTACAGGACACGGACAAATTGGTGAAGAACTAATTGCTTGGGTACATGCTAATAAACACTGTCAACATGCCTCTAAAGGTAGAAACACAGGTGCTTACACTGTAGCTATTAAGAAAAACAAGAAACATAAGCCTACTGTAAAAGCAAACACTACTGTAGATTTAAGTCAACTGATTAAAAAGTGGAATAATCATTGACAACTAAGCAAATTTAATATACTATGTATATAGTTTTAACCTAAAGAAGAATATTTAAATGTCAGATGAGAGCTTTAGTCACTTTGTAAAACAGTTAGAAAAAATGTCAAACGAAATAAAAACAAAACCTATAAAGATAAACGCTAAAGACAATGCTAAGTGGTGGTATAAGCTAAGCCTCGAAGACAAGCATCAAGCATTTTATGCAGTAGTTAGTACTATGCTAAAAGCAGAAACAACTTCCAGAAAGACATACAGAAACTCACTATACGAAGTTTTTAAGTTTGGCCCTGAGATGTATGATGCAGGAGTTCAATGTGGATACAAAGAACTTCATAAGATGTTAGAGAAAGATAAAACATTTGATGACGTAGACGAAATACGTATTCAAGACAGCAACGGAATTTTTAACCTAGACCTTAGTGTAAGTGAATTTAGCTTTACTAAAGAAGATAACGGTTATGGAAGTAAGACCCTAATATTGAAAATTAAGACAGATAAAGAGGAATAAGAATGTCAGTCAAACTAGTATGCTATTCAAAAGCAACCAATCATTACAAAGAAGAAGGACTTGAAAATTTACAAGATCTAATTGCATTTTGTGCAAAAGTTAGTAACCCATCAGCACAGATTAACCACGAAACAAGCGAGCGACTAATCAAGTATTTGATTAAACATCAACATTGGTCACCTCTGGAAATGGTTAATGCTACACTAGAAATTAAAACTACACGTGATATTGCACACCAAATTGTACGACATCGTAGTTTTGCTTTCCAAGAGTTTAGCCAGCGTTATGCTGATCCAGAAGCACAAGGTGATATGTTTGAATACAGCGAAGCACGTTTGCAAGATCCAAAGAACAGGCAGAACAGTATTGAAACTGATGATGTAGCATTACAGGTTTGGTGGGACTCACAACAAAAGTTTATTGCAGAAGCTGCAAAAGTTATCTATGACAATGCTATTGAAAAAGGTATTGCTAAAGAGCAAGCACGTAAAGTATTGCCAGAAGGACTTACTAAGACTACATTGTACATGCAAGGTAGTATCCGTAGTTGGGTACACTATATTGAATTGCGTGGTAGTAATGGAACACAAAAAGAACACATGGAAATCGCAATGGCATGTGCTAAAGTAATCGCAGGTATATTTCCACTTGCAGGTGAGTTAACTAATGAGAGTTAATAAAAAGATTACAGCAGACTTAGCTAACTTTATTAAGATGCGTTACAATATTAGTGTAACAGACTATGCAGAAAAGTATCCTGAGATGTTTAAATCATTTATGCGTATGCAGTACTGGCTAGATGAAGCTACGCTAGCTAGGTATTTTGGTCCTAACGATAATGCAGAAGAAGAAGGAACCTATTGGGTTCAGCAGTTGAAATGGGACACACGCAGAACAGGCAAGGAGTTACTTGCTAAACTTACTAAGAGCAACCCAGCAAAGATTATTGATGTAGGTTGCGGTGATAACGAATGGAAACAATACTTTGGCGACAAGCTAATTGGCATTGATCCTTTCAACGAAAATGCTGATTTTATAATTGGTGTAAATGAATATGCACCCGAACACTTAAACAAGTATGATGTTGCACTAGCATTAGGTAGCATTAACTTTGGCGATCAAACAGAAATTGAACGTCAAATTGGTAATGTAGTGCATATGGTTAAGCCGGGTGGAAAGATATACTGGCGTATGAATCCTGGCATTACACATGATAACCCACAAGCACAATGGGTTGACTTCTTTCCTTGGTCAGAGGAATATATTAAAGACATTGCTAGCAGATGTAATTGTATAGTAAACGAAATATCATGGGATCATACCGAAGTAGATGTAGACGTCAGATGGGGAAACCGCTTGTATAGCGAGTGGACTTTAGACGACAAATACAACACAGTCTAATAGATAAATACATATAGGGTCGGCCCTCAAATAATGAGTTAAAAGATACCTATAAGGAAGAGAAATCTATGCATTTAGACAACGGTATCATTAAAGATTCAATTACGATAATTAAAAAAGCAACTAACTCAACATACAATTTCTTTTGTATCCCACGAGTAAAAACGATTGCTATAATAACATTCGCAGTACTATTAAGCACAACAATTAATTCGTATATGCGACCAATCCAACAAAAACTACACGATGGAATCAATTTCGTTTATGAATATAACGAACCAATCGGTGAAGCAATATACGAAGTTAATGGGTTCTTATTTAATGGTAAGAGTTTTGATGCTGAACGTATTGCTAAACGTGTAATATATGATTCGTATAGTTCAGTTGTAATAGTTACAGTAGCGTCTAAAGATAAAACAGCAAACAAAGGTATGGCTGGACGAGGCACTGGATTCTTTATTGAAGTAACAGATGACTACGCACTTATTGCTACCAACCATCACGTAGTAGATGGGCATATCAACGACAAAACATTTGAGATTTCAATTGGAACATCTACAGAAATGTGGACTTATGATGTTGAACTTATTGGCTATGACCAAGTAGCAGATGTTGCAGTTCTAAAAATTCTTAAAAAAGACAACGAAGATTGGAAAGCACTTGAGTGGTCAACACAAGACTCTATTAGTGTAGGCGATCCTGTTGTAGTTATTGGACACGGTATGAGTATGCCTTGGACAAGTACACAAGGACATGTTGTTTACAAGGATAGATTTGGTGCAAGACCATATTCATTAATGCTACAAGTTGACGCAGTTATTAACCAGGGCAACAGTGGTGGACCAGTTATTGATACTAACGGCAAGGTTGTTGGTATAGCACAAAGCATTTACAGCCCAGGTAGAAAGATTCCAGGTTGGGATGGTATTGGAATGGCAGTACCTGTAAGACAAGCAAAGCGAGCAATTGAATACATTATTAGTCCACTATATATCTCTAAAGGATTTGTACCTTATGCAGAGTTTCCTTTTATGCTAGGAACATTTACACTAGATGAAGTTAAAGATGTTGCACGTGATGATAGAAGATTTGCATACATTAATTACCCAGAGATAAAAGAAGATGGAACACTTGTACCTAAAACAGTAGGTGAGAAGTCAGGATTCTTACAGGGCGATATTATAACAAAGATTAATGATATTGATGTATACTCAAGCTTCTATGTATTAAGAGAAACAATATATGCATTTCCAGGTGATATATGGACTGTTACATTTACACGTGATGGCGAAGTAATGACTAAGGATATTGCACTAAGTGAAATGGACCATGATAAACTTGTTAAATCTTTAAAGCGTCGAGCTACTGGTGGTAAGTGAAGCCTAAGACACACTACGATTTACTAACACACAGACATGCTCCTATCAAATGCTTTACTTGGTTCCCTAAACGTATGACAAGTGGCAAATTAGTGCTTGTTGGCACATATTACCAAGTAGTTACGAACATCAGAAGTGCAGATCCACGTCATTTGTGGATAGATAGCGAATTCTATACAGAAGCAGAGCTATTCCTTATAAAACTATCAAAATAAACCAAAATAAACCAAATTAATTGCAATTTACCGGTTGACAAGTAAGACGTCTTGCCGTATAATTAGTATATAAGTTAAACAAAAGAAGGAAAGATAAAATGATTAGATTAGTACTTGCGTTTTTATGTTTTATTTTAGCAGTTGGTTGCATTGACGGTCCTAGCGGATATGAGTCAGATTGGTGGGCTGGTTGTTTTGGATTTATGTTTACTGGTATTGCGTTGTTCCTATGGGCACTACGTGATGGAAAAGTAGCAGAACTTAACGAGATTAAATAAAGGTTGACAAGTAAGGCTTCTTGCCTTACAATAGTATTATATGCCAAAAAAGAAAACTATTTCAAACTTTGAAGAAGGAAAAAAAGATATGAAAACTGCAGCATCAGAATCGCGTACTGTGAAAATTAGTGAAGCTACTACACTTATTACACGTGCATTTAAAAAGAAGCGTCCTGTGTTTTTGTGGGGTCCTCCAGGAATTGGTAAATCCGAACTAGTGCAAACTATTGGTGACAGTGGTGCTCTTGGCAATACACTTGTTATTGATATGCGTCTTGCATTATTTGAGCCAACTGACTTACGTGGGTATCCTGTACCTAATATGGAAACAGGTGTTATGCAATGGCTTCCGCCAGCAGACTTGCCAAGCAAGGAACTAGCGGCAAAGTACGATACAGTAATTGTATTCCTAGACGAGATGAACTCAGCGGCACCAAGTGTGCAGGCAGCGGGTTATCAATTAATTTTAAATCGACGTATTGGACAGTATGTACTTCCAGATAACGTTGTAATGATTGCCGCAGGTAATCGTGAGACAGACAAAGGTGTTACTTATCGTATGCCTAAGCCACTTGAGAATCGTTTTGTACACTTTGAATTACGTGTAGATTTCCAAGATTGGTTAAACTGGGCAGTACACAATAACGTTGACGCAGACGTAGTTGGTTACTTGTCATTTGCTAAAGGCGATCTTTATAACTTTGATCCACAATCAAGTTCACGTGGATTTGCTACGCCTCGAGCTTGGACGTTTACATCAGAACTTATTGATGATGCAGATGATCTAAGTGATTCATTACAGACTGACTTAGTTGCAGGTTGTGTTGGAGAAGGTATTGCTGTTAAGTTTATGGCACACCGTAAGATTGCAGGCGACCTTCCTATTCCAGAAGATGTACTTGATGGTAAGGTTAAAACTATCAAAACTAACGAAGTGTCAGCAATGTATGCAATGGCAACTAGCTTGTGTTATGAGCTACGTGATCGACATATTGCTGGTGAGAAAGCTGGTGCAGATTCTAAAGAGATGGAAAAGTATCACAAGAGCTTCTCAAACTTTATTGGGTTTATGATGGACACAATGGAAACTGAGATGGTTGTTATGGCATCCAGGATTGCAATGCAACAGTATAAGCTAGTACCTAAGCAAAAGAAAATTGAACGCTTTGATGAATATTTTGGACGTTATGGTCGACTCGTACTTGACGCCTAAGTTGGAAGAGGGGGAGACAGTTAATCTCTCCCTTTACAATCCACGCCAAAGGACTAACATTCGATTGTATGGACTTAAATGCAAAGATTGGACCCCTTTAGATATATTTGATTACAAGCACAAATGGTTAGCAGAGGAACATGAGGAACTACGCATTGACCCAGATAGACTTACACAAGCCGCTAAATGGTGTAAAACAAATCTCTTCCACCAAGACTTTACTATTAACAAATTTGCTTCACCAGACGACAGTCATATGATTTTGTTTAAAAACAGTGCAGAAGCTATGCTATTTAGACTCAGTATTAATGGTTGACAATAGGTATTGTTTATCGTATAATGTATATAATAGTTAGAAATTAGGAGTTTTATTAATGTTAAAAACTGCAGAAGAAAGAATTACACAGTCTAGAGTTAGACTTTTACTAACAAAACCTTTCTTTGGTCAACTAGCTGTACGTTTAAAACTAGAAGATGCAAGTGACTGGATCCCTACTGCCGCAACAGACGGTCGTAGATTTATGTTTAACAGAGGTTTTGTAGATAGTCTTACAGATGAGATGCTAGACTTTCTAGTTGGACATGAAGTATTACATTGTGTATTTGATCACATGGAATCTAGAGGCGAACGAGATGCACAGCTATATAATGCTGCCGCAGACTATAACATTAACATGACATTAGTAGAGCAGAATATTGGAGCTCCAATTACAGAAGATAAACTAGGCGGCGGAAAGATATGCTTAGATTGGAAATACACTGGTTGGAATAGCTATGAGATATATGATGACTTGAAGGCGAATAACGAAGATGCTAAAGGCATGGACGTTCACTTAGAAGATGGCGTAGATGGAGAAGGCAACGCAGTTGCAGATCCTAATGCAGGAAGCCCAATGTCAGAAGAAGAAAAGAAGCAACTCTCAGATGAGATTAAGCAAGCTACAATACAAGCGGCACAGAGTGCAGGACAAGGTGTTCCAGATGCTGTTAAACGTTTAATCAATGAGCTTATTGCTCCTAAGATGGACTGGCGTGATGTGCTAGCTACTAACATTGAAAGTTCAATTAAAGCAGACTTTACATTTATGCGTCCTAGTAAGCGTTCAGGAGAAGTTATATTTCCAGGCATGGACAGAGACGAATGTTTAGACATTGCAGTTGGACTTGATACATCAGGTAGTATTAGTCAAGTTATGTTACGTGACTTCCTAAGTGAAGTACAAGGCATTATGGATCAATACGCTCAGTACAAAGTACACATTTTCCAATTTGATACAGGTGTGTATGGTGCAGAAGAATTTACAAGTGATGATGGTCGTACAATGCAAGACTATGAATTAAAAGGTGGCGGTGGAACAGACTTTGATGTTATCTTTAATTACTTAGAGCAGTATGATATTGATCCGGACCAGTTGGTTATATTCACAGATGGATATCCATGGGGTTCATGGGGCAACCCAGACTACTGTGATACATTATTTTGTATCCACAGCGACAAACAAAAACGTATAGAAGCGCCATTTGGTGTAACAGTACACTATGAGGCAGCATAATATGGAAACAAAAACTAAAAATAAAATTCGTGTAGTAAACAATGGCGGAAGCCTAAGTGAAACAGACCTGACGTTAATCGCAGGAACAGATTTAGTAATGCAGATGATGCGTAATCGCATTGTCGTTGTTACTAATAACAATGATATAGACTGGACAACCCTTATGGATGATATTCCAGGCTTGTATCATATTAGACCTTTAGATAAGTCTAAGCAAATATACCAGTTATGGTTTGAGTTTCAGTCTGACATAGACCAATTCAATAAAAACTTATATGTCAGTAAATTAAGCAACACTGCCCACGAAGCGGCATAAATAAACATAGTAGTTAATTAAATCTACATAGGAGAATAATACAATGAGTGAAGAAAATAATACCCCAATAGAAGGCGATGTTCAATTATCAATCCAAGACATCGTTCTTGCGGCAAACATTATTGACCTTGGTATGCAACGTGGCGCTTATAAAGCGGCTGAAGCTACACAAGTAGGAAAATGTTTTGAGAAACTGGTAACGTTTATCAAAGCTAACACGCCGGACACGGCAACAACAGAAGCACCAGCTGAAGAAGCTGAGGCTCCAAAGGAGTAAATATGAGAAATACAAAACACGTTGGTAAACTGTCCAACACAGGAAAGCGTATCGTAGTAGTTTTTAGAGAGCTACCCGATGATGCAAACAGTTGTTTAGTAGTTGATACAGATGCACTTCCAGATTGGATGCAAGATAATGTATTAAATGCAGTAGATAGCCCAGGTGCTCAAGCATCTGCTAACTTCTACGAGTATGCAGAACGTACGGTTCTCACAGACGGCAGTAACATGTTGCAAACTTTGCACAAGACTGGACGTTTAATGAAGCAACCAACTTCTAACGTAATGATGACACCTAATAACGATGTAGCTGTAGGGCTTGCCGAGATTAATGAGTTAGTACGTAAAGAAGGTGGACCAGCTGTAGTGATTCCAGATGAAACAGAAGCGGTGCTTCCTGGGAAGGATACAGTTGATTTAATGACACCAGCTGAACGTAGAGTTGCAATTAATGAAGGACGTTTGGACCCGACTATGGATCCTAACTACACTGCTCCTAAAGGTGCACCTGCATTACAGGCCAGTGGTGATGAGATGCTTGACGATACTGCTATGGCAAAGAACTTGCTAGCACAAGCTAAAGGCTTTGAAGAAGAAGCTAAAAGTTTGAAAGCACAGGCTTATGATATGGTACCAGGTTTAAAGCCAGGTCCAAAAAAGCCAGTCAAGGCAACGGCAACTAAAGCTGATGCAAAAGATACTGTAAAAGTATAATTCATCTTTAAGGACGACAACAATGGCGATTGAACGGAAAGACAGATCCTTCGATCTGATCTTTGACCAGGTATCTATGGATCATGTTCCTGCTGAATATATCAGAGAAATTATGGTTGACTTAGGTACTGGTGAAAGAATAACACTAACTAAAGATGACTTGTTGCTGATTAAGAACAAATCAGCTGATGACATTATATCTGCATTAAGTGTAGATAACATGTCTAATATTAGTTTGAAGCTAGACTATGAAGCAATTAAGTCAGATGTGTTACGTGGAGTAACAGGCTTCTTAGGAAAGCATTTTGACGAATAGTAACAATATTTGGATGTGTGGCATCCCCGGTAGTAGATGGAGCGGAATTGATATACAGATCCGCTCCGTGCTATCGTGCGATCGTTCAGATGAAACACGAGCTAGAACCTTTTACCATAGAGCATATAACCCCTCGGACAGCAATAACGGACATCGTGGCTCTTATTGGGGACCCGGTATGGGCTGTGGAGAGGACTGGACTGATTTCAATCATTTAACAAAAGATAAGATTGAGACTGATATACATAACGTTTTTAACGGAGATGGATATCGAGTTATAAAGAACCATTTCTTAGCTCGTCACTTTAATTTAGATTACATTTGGAATAACTTTCCAGGTGATAAAATAGTACTCATTTATAGAGAACCTCAAAAGAGTTTTGCATGGTGGAGTGAAGTAATGGATTTTAGTGATCATCACTACCCAAACTACACGCCAGGATACACAGACTACAACACTATGCGTGAGCTACTTTGGAAAGAGAGTGCAAAAATTACAGACTTTGCACTACAAAAAGGAATACAGTTTAAACCATACAATGTATCAGAATTTAAACATTGGAATGGATACGATATTGATATAGCTTCGGAGTATGAGATGATAAATATTACTAAGCACAATGATGTATATATTGCATCAGTAACAATACCGGAAAAACTAAATGCAGTCCCCCTTTAAAACACCATACCATTTTGATAAGTTTAAAACTGATCACGAAGGCGAATATTCTAAGAGTATTGGCGTGTTTCAAGGTGATTGGGCTGATGAGATTGTGCATGCAAGAAGCAAGGCTATGGACGAACAGAAATACAATACACAACGATACGAACATGCTGCCAATGCTAAGAGCGAGAATCATACAGAAGAAGATAAAGAAAACACAGATGGTAAGCCTTCTGCAATGATGTTCCGCAAGATAAATTTTGATAAATACCCAGGAGAATTTCCACTATTCCAAAAGATAGTGGAGCATCTAAAGTTTGATACAAGTAAGAAACTGACATGTAAATTTAATGATCAATATCCAAATGATCAGCTTATGTGGCACATAGACAACTTGCCCGGTAACCCACGTAAGGAACGTGTAATTGACAATCCAGAGTTTAACTACGCTAATGACAATAAGATACGTTTTTTAATTACGATGGAAGATTGGGAACCAGGACAGATAATACAGTTTGGTAACAGAATATATACTCAATGGAAAGCAGGTACTGCTTTTACTTGGGAATGGAGTACGCTACCACACTTAACATGGAACGGCAGTTGGACCAAACGTCCATGTCTACAACTAACAGGAACTGCAACGCCAGATACATGGAATATTGTAAATGAAGGCAATGCAGAAACAACCTATAAAATTTAAAGGATAATAATTATGGCAGAAAACAAGTTACCCTCGGATACGTTTTGTATACTACCGTGGATACATTTAAGCACAAGACCAGACGGAAGTATGCGTGTGTGTTGTACAGCTAATGCAAGTGCAGTAGGAGCAACAAATGATAAAGTACATGGCGGTCGAGTTGGAATTGTAAAAACAGATGATGGTAAACCTGCTAACTTAAACAACAGTGATTTGAATAGTGCGTGGAACAATAGTTACATGCGTGGCGTTAGACAACAAATGATGGCTGGTGAACAACCACCTAGTTGTGTAAAATGTTATAAAGAAGAAGCGGCTGGACACAGGTCTAAAAGACAGTGGGAAACAGACTATTGGATTAAAGACGGTATCGACGTTGAAGATTTAATAAGGGAAACTTACGAAGATGGAAGTACTGATTCTAAACTACGCTATATTGATATCCGTATGGGGACGAAATGCCAGTTGGGGTGCGTTATGTGTAGCCCACATGACTCTTCAGGCTGGGTAAAAGATTGGAACAAACTATATCCACAAATTACAAATGAATCCTTAAAAGAAACTATGAATTGGGATGCTAAAGGTAAGACCTTTGGTGCAAACTATAACTGGCACAAAAACAACCCAACGTTTTGGGATCAGTTTTATGCACAGATTCCTTATATCAGACAACTATACTTTGCTGGTGGTGAATCAACAGTTATTGAAGAACATTATTCAATCCTATCTAAAGTTATTGAGATGGGTTACGCACATCAAATTGAAGTGCGTTATAACAGTAATGGTATTGAACTACCAGATCGTTTGCTAGAGCTATGGACACACTTTGAAAAGGTACGTTTCCATTACAGTATTGACAGCATTGGTCCAATGAATGATTATATTCGTTATCCAAGTGAATGGTCACATCAGCTAGCAATGTTTGAACGCCTAGATCAAAAGACAAGTAACAACGTAGAAATTACAATTGCGTGTGCAGTTAATGCACTTAACATTCATTACATTCCAGACTTCCTTAAATGGAAACTTCAGGATAGCGGACTTAAGAAAACAAATATGTGGCCTTTTGGAGCAGGTGGTATTAACTATCACTTTGTATACTGGCCCGGACATTTGAATGTTAAGATATTGCCAGATGAATTCCTAGACAAAACAGAAGCCAAGTATGAAGAATTTATTCAATGGTGGAAAGAGAATTGGGAGCTAGGTGTTCCAAGTTGGCATAAGGGTAAAGTAGACTATCAGAAATGGGAAGATGCTAGTTATGGTATCAAACGTTTACGTGGTATGATTAGCTTTGCTCGTAGTGAAGATTGGACACGCCGACTACCCGAGTTTAGAGAGTATATAAACAAGTTAGATGAATTGCGTGGAACAGACTTCCGTGCAACATTCCCAGACATGGCTTACTTGCTTGATGAACCGGATGACACCTGAGGTTCGTAAAGAGGCCCATCGACGTTTTTGGATGATCAAGGGCCACTTAGCCTGTAAGGATTGGGACGATGATGCATTATACAAAATGCACGAAAGTTACTTGAAGCGTTTATGGGGTAATGAAGAAGCATACCTTTGGGAAGAAGGTTTTGAAGAAGCATACTTTAAGTTAACAAATGAACAACCATCAAACTAATACAGACACACATTGCACACTGCCTTGGAGTGGTGCGGCAGTTGATGCTGGTGGCAGGGTTGTACCTTGTTGTAGATGGATGGGACCACATGGTGACTTAGACAATGCTCCTAAAATAGCTAATGGATTAGAAAACGCAAGGAACAGTAAGTTCTTTGAAACAGTACGACAAAGTATGTTAGATGGAAAACGTATTAATGGATGTAAGAAATGTTGGGAAGAAGAAGATTTCTTTGGTCCTGAACATCAACAGCGTTGGTTACGTTTACAGCACAATCATAACATACAGGCACTGTCAGTTAATGGAGTAGCAAACATGACTACCACTGCTCCTACAAAGCTACGGTACCTAGAAACAGGTATAAGCAACCTATGTAACTTTGCTTGTGTAATGTGCAACTCTGCAACCAGCAGTACGATACACAATATAACAGTCAAAGGCAAAATGCCTAAGAGCTTCCATCAAAACAATAGCGTAATAGATTCAGACTTATCAGAGCTACAATATTTGAAATTTGTAGGTGGTGAGCCCATGATGGAACGCAAGCATGATGAATTATTAGAAAAGGTTGTTGCATTAAACAATAACCCAACATCACTAGAATTAGAGTACCATACTAATGCAAGTATATTTCCAAGCGAGCGTGTAACTACTGCATGGAAGAAAGTAAAATCAGTAAGGATTATATTTAGTTTAGACGGTGTGTATGAGAAATCTAAACTACAGCGTCCAGGTAGATACAAATGGCAAGATGTAGAAGATACAGTACATAAATATGTACAGCTAGCAGACAAAGTTAATATTATATTCTCAAGCAATACAGTGTTGACAGCATTGAATGTTGGGCAAGTAATAGATATACTTGAATGGTTATACTCGAGAATAGGACACAAACAACTTGGGTGGTTTAATGTACATAAACTGTTTAATGAAAGGTTTAAGTATATAGACCTACGTAATATAAGTCAAGAGAAGAAAACTATTATAAGAAAAGAGTTAACAGATTGGGCGGCAACAGGTCACCCAGCACTAGACACTCCGCTGAAATCAGTGTATAATGAGACTATAGAAGCACTAGATACACCACCTAGTGGTACATTGACTCTTAGTAGAGAGTTAATATTAGAAAAGCATTTCCAAAATGATATATGGAAGTACTTCAAAGAAGAATTAAAGGACCTAGAAATATAATGAAATACATTTTAGTAGCTCTAAAAGCAGAATTGCCAGAGCATAATTTAGACCCTACATCATACAAAGTATGGTATACTGGTGTTGGTAAAGTAAATGCATCTATATGGGCAACACTTGCATGCATACAAAAAGACTGTGAAGCAGTTATTAACTACGGAACAGCAGGTGCATTTAATAGTGAACTAGCAGAACAGTTACTACACATTGGTACAGTAAAGCAACGTGACATGGATACAAGGCCACAAGCAGAACTAGGTGTTACTCCGTTTGAAGACAGTGGATTTGAAGGTGACATTAAACTTAGTAATAGTGCATATACATGTAGCACTGGTGATAACTTTGTAACAGAGGTTCCAGAATTAGAAAGTGATTGTGTTGATATGGAAGCATATGCAATTGCTAAAGTATGTAAGCACTTCCAAAAGAATTGCATAGTTTACAAATATATTAGTGACCTAGCAGATTCAGATGCTGCGGCAACGTGGGTAGAGAATCAACACAAAGGAGCAGATGCTTTTATAGCAATGACCTAGTATGAGTGGATTTTGTTCATTACCTTTTGTACAGTACAGCACATATAACGGAGGCCGTTATAGACTTTGTTGTATGGCTAAAGAACCAACTACACTTGTTAACCAAGAAGAGTTGGGTATTAATGGTACATGGAATCACGACTATATTAAAGATGTAAGACGTAGAATGACTGCCGGTGAGAAGTTATCCGAGTGCAGTGAATGCCATCACTTAGAACGTAATGGAATAATGAGTTCACGTCAATGGGAAAACAAAGTATGGGCAGATGTAATTGATGGAATCGTAGCAGACGCAAGTGCTAATGATTGGGAAGTTGATCAGCCATTACAGTTTGACTTTAGATTAGGAAACCTATGTAACCTACAGTGTCAGATGTGTAACAAAGAAGCATCACACTTGGTAAGCGTAGAACGTGCGGCAATGATTAAACGTGGACTAGGAGCTGACCACCCAGATTGGGAAGGACAGATTGCAAGCAAGAAAGAAGCACTTCTGCAACCTGGAATTGATTGGGTAGACTTTAAAGCCATGTTACCATATGCTCGTAAGATAAAACTAATAGGTGGCGAACCTACAGTAGCAACAGATATGTTTAAGCTACTAGATATTGCAACAGAAAGCGGACACGCAGAACACATTGAATTAAGCTTCTACACAAATATTACAAACATGCAAGACAAGTGGCTAGCTCAGTTAGCTAAGTTTGAGAAAGTCATTGTTAACTGTTCACTAGAAGGAATGGGCGACATGAATGACTATTTGCGTCCACCTAGTAAATGGGCTAGTGTGTGGAAGAACTTTGATAAATTAGTACAGTTTGCTGATACTAAACCGGGTAAGCGTATTAAGGTACGGGTTACTACAGTAAACCAAATGACTAATGCATTGCACATAGTTCCTTTTTGGAAGTTTATGCATGATTACCAGATGACTAGTAATAGAGGCATTGGAATGAGTACCAATCAGCTAGTGGAGCCTGCTTACTACAGCATGGCACATGCACCTGAATGGTTGAAAGAACAACAACGTGAACAGATTTTGGAATTTCTTAAGTCCATTGACAACAGCCCTCACTTTGAGCAATATGAAGAACCACTCATGGAAGTGGTTAACTTTAGTCTTGATAGTGAGCACAAGTTTGATGCTAACATCATGCAACAATATGTCAAGGTCACCGAAAACTACGACAGATTCAGAGGACACATGGTTACCAAAGTGTCTCCCGAATTTGAACGAATTAAAAAAGACTCCGAGTGATTACTCTTGGACATGTAAATGGAGAGTTAGATTCTAATGAACTTTGGTTTTAAAAGTTATAACAGTTGGGACCCACTAAAGAAAGTATTGTTGGGTAGTACACTACCTGAGGGCTTCTTTGCAGATTTCCCAGACCCTAAAGTAGCAGATGCTATGACTACAGTTAACGAGGAAACTCGTGAAGACTTAAACAACTTGCAATCAGTATTTGAGAGCAAGGGCATTGAAGTACATAGGATGCCAGAAGCATGTGTATTAAAGAATAGAAGGTTTAACAGTGTAGCTGAATTTATAGACATGCATGGATATATTCCTAAACCTTTTAATGCACCAAGAGATGACCAAATCATTTTTGGAGAGCATATGATTACAGGAACATCAAATCCTGTACATAGAATATTCCATGGTACTAGAGAAGATACATTTAACATATTTGATAAAAAAGCACCCTGGGCAGGCTGTGATGATTTAATTGATATTGCAGATCCCAATCAAGAACTAAACATAATTGAAGCAGTTGGCAAACCTAACTTTACAATGAGTTGGCCTAGTATTATGAGAGCAGGCAAGGACATTATAATTGATATACATGATTTTAATGGACCTACTAGACAGCTAGCTGAAAACTGGGTAGACCGTTTTAATGAGAAGTTTGGTTATAAGTTTAGAATTAATACAACTACAATGGGTGGACACACTGACGCAGTAATGGCACTTGTTAAACCTGGGCTTATAATAAGTCATGTTAATGTAAACAAGTATGAAGAAACATTTCCAGGTTGGGATGTAATTAAAATAGATAGAACACACAACGATCATACAGTAGCTTGGAACGAATTCCGTATCTCAGAAAAAGATAAATGGAGAGGTAACAAACTAAATCCAGTAGCAGATTATTGGATTGCAGGACAAGAACACAACGTAGCATTGAATAAATTTATTGACTTATACATGCACCCTAGCGTTGGCAGTTGTTTTGAAACAAACTTTGATGTAAACTGTGTAAGCATAGACGCTAATACAGTAGTTGCAAGTGGACCTAGTAAAGTGTTAGAAGATAAGCTAGGCAAGCACAACGTAGATGTAATTACGTCTAACATGAGGCACAGATTCTTTTGGGATGGTGGCTTACATTGTGCTACAGTTGATTTATACCGTGAAGGCGAGATGGAAGATTACTTTCCTGAACGCAGTGCAGGAGTTGATTTTGGTAAAGTGTGGGGCAATAACGAAACACGCCGGTAAATTAATTGCATAAATATAATTATCAACGCATATAATAAAGGAAAACAATGACTCGCATAGCTAAAGATATTACAGCAGGCAAGGACTTCATAGTCCATGTATTCGATGCATCTGAAGTTGACGTCAACGACAATTATAGATTATACGAAGCGTTTGAAAGTGGATGGCCTGTAGTTATTAAGAACTATAAAATAGAAGGACTTGATTACGATTACTATGATAATTTACCAGACTGGAATATTACAGATAACAAATGGGTAATGCCCTGGTACAATAGTCATATTAAGGCTCGTGACAGACTACGTAACGAGCGTGACTGGAGTGAAGATGAAATAGATTTGTTCCATAAAAAGCACAAACAATCAAACAAGGCATGGACTGATAGTTTCGATAATATGTTTCCACAGTATAACACGACTGAGAAAATGCTCAGTCACAGGTACAATACATTAGTAGAGAACAAACTACACTTAGACGAGCTGGACGAACAGCATACTGGTAATGAACAGCAAATGCGTATGTTTGTACAGCTAGATAAAAAACGTCCTAGAGTATTATCATTTGGTCCTGACTTGGAAAAAATGTACAATGATTACAAAGATGAGTTTAACTTGGGTGAGATTGACAAAAGCAATACACACAAATTTATAACTGAGATGCGTGATCGTTGTGTATGGAACGACAAGGCTTGGGACCAGTTTCATCACCCACTACATTACATAACGTTTGATCCAGGTGACATTTGGTTCTTTAATGCACAATGGATTACACATCAAATTGTGTTTGGTACTAAGCTACAATGCTTTGAATGTGATATTCAAAACGATAGCTTACTACACCCAGAGTGGGCAATGAAGCAAAGAATACAAACTTTAGATAACAACGACAATTCAGCATGGGGCGGTACTACCGTCAGCATGGAATAACAAGGAATAATAATGAATAAACCAGTAAACGCATGGAGCGAGTTTCAACCATTACGAAAAGTAATGCTTGGTGCTCCATTTCCACCTGAAACATTTGATTGGCATAAGGACGAAGAAACTCGTCGTGTAATGCGACAGATTTTTGAAGAAACAGCAGAGGACATAGAAGTGCTGTCGGGGATATTAAAGGACAAAGGCATCGAAGTGGTGCGTCCTAAGAATATATTTACAATCACAGGTGAAGAGCAGATTCAATTACCTTGGATGCATTGCGGATTTCCAAATCATCCGTTAATGCCTAGGGATACGTTAATGCCTTATGGCAATACAATATTTGAACTGTTTACAGGTAGCGATAATCGCTACTTTGAGAATCTGGCCTACTACGATCATTGTTCGCAATGGTTTAGAGAAGGTGCAGGTTGGGTTAGTATGCCAGGAGTACTAGTAGAAAGTGGTAAGAAGTACGACCACTTTGTTAAAAACAATCGAGTACTATATCATGCGGCTAACATGATTAAGTGCGGAAGTCACGTTTTGTTTAGCCAACCCTATGAGGGAGACAACAAACGTGGCAGAGGTACGGAGCTGGGCCGTGAATGGATTCAACGTGAAATAAAGTTGCGATATCCTAATACCAAATTTTTGGACATTCCAGTAGGAGGACATATCGATGGCAAAATAGCACTACTAAAACCTGGCGTACTAATGACTTGGAATAAGAACTGGGTTCCAGAAGAAATGAAACACTGGCACATTATAGAAGTGGCTGATGAATTTGATATGCCACAGGATTTTCAACAAACTCGTAAACAACGTTTCCATAAAGATTATGTAAGCAAGTGGCTTAGTCATTGGGTAGGTTGCCCAGACGAAAGTGTGTTTGACGTAAACGTATTATCACTAGATGAAAATACAGTTATATGCACAGGTAAAAATGAGGCCGCTTTTGCTGAGATGGAAGCACATGGTATCGAACCAATTTACTGGAACTTTAGACACCAGTATTTTTGGGACGGTGGCATACATTGTTTAACAAGTGATATTGTTCGAGAAGGCGAGTGTGAGGACTATATCTAAATGCATTGGGCCAGACAAGTACATAATTTACAATTAGATATTTCTAGTCATTGTAATGCGGCTTGTGGTGCTTGTGTACGAAATAAAGATGGAGGAATAACAGAACCTCAACTAAGTCTAGATAATTTTGATGTTGCGTTATGGAAGCGTTTAGCATCAGAAGACACACGTGGCTGGTATGTAACTAAATTAACATTGAATGGTAATTGGGGTGATCCAATGATGCATCCAGATTTGATTGAGATGTTAGAAATATGGAATTATCATCACCCAGAATCTTCGTTGTTTATTGCAACAAATGGAAGTATGCGAAGCAAACAGTTTTGGTTAGATCTTGCTAGAGTTTCTAGACAGTTTCCAAATTCTAAAGTTGACTTTGCAGTTGATGGGTTAGCGGATACACATCATTTATATAGAAGAAAAACTATATTCTCTAAGCTAATAGAAAACATAAAACATTTTACAAGTGCCCAAGGCAATGCATGTATGATGATGACTGTGTTCAAACATAATCAACATCAAATTGAAGATGTAAGAGCATTAGCCGAAGAAACAAAGTGTAGGACATTTGTAGCAAGACGCAGTCACAGTGACGACATGCACATTAAAACTGATACTGAAGACTACACAATGTATGCTGGAGATACTAAGCAGTACAAGCAACAAACAAGATTTGATCAAGGTTGGAACAATAGTGATATCCGTGATGCTAGTGTGTATGGTCAAATTAACGAGCAATTTGATACACTATATGAATTTGCAGAGGATAGCAAGTGTCCTTGGTATAAGGATCAAGAAATACAAATAGACCCTTGGGGTGTTGTATGGCCTTGTTGTCATATAAGTCTACTAGGCGTAGATTTGGATAAACATACATTGACAGATTCAGCAGATAATAGTATAATAGAAGCTAGGAAGTCTAATAACTTGCACAACTATAGTCTGACTGAAGTACTATATAACGAATGGTTCTCAACTACTGTACCGAATGCAGTAGAGAATGCATCGTGGCAGATATGTAGAAATAATTGCGGAGTATGTAAATAATGTATAACAACCCAATGTTAAATGATTCAAGATATCCAACGTGCTTGGCACCTTGGAATGCTCTTACGATCAAATGGGGTGGAGCAGTACTTCCTGATATTATATACAATGGCAAGTTTGGAAACATTACAAGACAAACGCTACCAGAGATATTAAACAGTGACGAAGCAGTTGCATTACGTAAGTCGCATGCAAGTAGAATTATTCCACCTGCGTGTTTAGCATGTACTAAGAAAGAGAAAAGTGGTAAGAGTCGTAGAATGTATTTCTGGGACAAACTAGATGTAGATGTTAAAAAGGGCAGTATTAAAAATACAGCTAACAGTAAGCCAGACATACGTTACTTAGATTTTACTATCAGTAATAAATGTAACCTAGCATGTATACATTGTAATCCATTTGTAAGTACAGGCTGGACTAAAGATGGTAAAAAGTTAAATAAAGAAAAGCCGGACTATTGGGAACAATCACCTATTGGTTATCATGGCGTTGAAGATATGACGTTTTTGGATAACTTGTTTGCTGACCCTGAATACTTTCGTAACCTACAATGGGTTGCGTTAAGAGGAGGAGAGCCATTGTATGACGAGAGTTGTAAAGCAATCCTACAATGGTTTATTGACCAAGGGCTAGCTAAGAACATTATGCTAGATATCAGTACAAATGCTACAGTGTTTGACAATGACTTCCAAGAGATATTTAAGCACTTTAAACACATTGAGCTACTTATTAGTATTGAAGCAGTAGACGAACTGTACAGCGTTGTACGTGGAGGTAAGACTACCTCATTTGAGCAACTAGAAGATAACATTGAAAAGTTTTATACATACGATAACATTGAAGTTGTGTTTGCCGTTACAGTAATGATTACAAATATATTTGGATTAGATAAAGTATGGAATTGGTTTAAAGAAAAGCATATGCACAGAGCTAGTATTAGCATGAGCAATGTTGTAGTTAACCCAGCCTATCTTAATATTGCATATATGCCAGATGTACTAAAATGGATTATGCATGACAAGTTACTACAGATACCAGATCAAAGTATTTGGCCTAAGGGTAGCTATCATTCAGATGAGATACATTATCAAACTGGTATCCATGCTATACGTGATGGATTGCAAGTTGAAGTAGATGAAGAACTACAAGAAAAGCAATGGAGTCATTTTGTTAAATATACTAAAGACCTTGATAGATTACGAGGCACAGATACATTTAAATTAATTAAGGAATTAGCTTTATACAATGAATAAAATACAATATGGCACAATGGATAAGCCATTATCAATTAATAATCCAGACTTTACAAAAACAGGAAACAGTGTATGGAATCAACAGTACATGGAATACCTGACAGAAAATTACTTTCCTAATATTGATCCTGCTACACTGCCACAAGAACAAGATACATTCTTAGCAAACTATCCAAAATGGATTGCTAGTAGTAAGCTGAACAAGTTCAAAGGACTAGATGCATTTAAGCACAGGTTTGTTAGCTTAGGTGTAACACAGGCACTTGACTATTGGCACTATTGGTGTCAAGCTAATGGATATAACTTAAAAGTATATAGAGGTGAGTACCCGTACAATAGAGATGCACAAATTAATAACCCAATGGAATGGGGAGATAGCATTGATGACATTCCACTACAAAAAGGTGACGCAGTAATAGTAAGTGTTCCGTTTAGTGGTACAGGTAAAAAACCAGAGCATTGGCAAAAACTAATTAATACATGCAACGACCTTGACATTCCAGTGTTTGTTGATTGTGCATGGTTTGGTACATGTTTTGGTATTGAAATAAACTTAAATGAAGAATGCATTAAGATGGTTGCATTTAGTACTACCAAAGGATTAAGTTGTGGAAACTGGCGCAGTGGAATTACTTTCAGTAGAGAAAATAAAGGAAGCCTGGCAGTACAAACAGAATGGTATCATGGGATACATCTTAACTTAGCTATTGCTAATAGTTTAATGAAGGAATTTAGTCCTGACACTATTGCAAAGAAATACAAAGAAGCACACGTAGCAGTATGTGAGCATTATGGGTTTGAAACAACAAATACAGTACACATTGGTATAGCACCCGCAGGCCCAGATTGGGATGCGTATCATAGAGATGGTACTTACAATAGAATTAATATTGCTAAAGCAATAAAGCGTTACAAAAACAAAGGCAACTTTTATGAGTGATAAACCTATTAATATTACTACATCTAGATCTAATGATTTTCCGATAAGAGCTAATTATATGTTTGACAACATTGGCCCAGGAAATTGTGAAGATATTATTTGGCAAAATGTAGTAGATACAGTAGGCGAAATTGAACAGAATGAAATTGGTGTAGGTGTAACTCAAAGTTATCAGTACACAAAATTACATGACAAACCAATTATTTTAACAAAATGGCAAGGTATGAAAACAGCTAATGGACCCGAGTTTAGAATTGGATTAGGAAAAGGCATACCAGGTAGTAAACAAACTCCACCTATAATGTCTGGAAACTTTAAAACGGGTGTTCAAGTTAATAGTACACTATCAATACAATCAGTTAAACTAGGCAGTAGACAAGGTAAGTTTTGTATTCAAACAGATGGTAAATGGTATGCTATTCAAATAGGAGATCAAGTTGAATAAACTACCTGACAATGCATGTGCATATCCTTTTAAGGCAAGTATGTTGATGCATGGTCAACCGGCAACACCTTGTTGCAGATTTCATACTAGGTTTCTTAAAGGCAATGGGTTTACTGAAATACGTGAAACAATGATGCGTAATGAATGGCATCCAGGATGTTACAAATGTAAGTCAGATGAAGAAGTTAAAGGTAGCAGTATGAGAACTGAAGCTGACGAATTCTTTGATGACTTTGATGACGTAGTACGTTTAGAGTACTTAGAAATAACTGTAGGCAGACTTTGTAATTTAGCATGTCTAAGTTGTGGTAGTGATTTTAGTACTACATGGGATAAAGATGAACTTGCATTAGGCATTAGTTCACCAGAGAAGATTAGCAAATTAAAAGAAGTACAGGAATACGATTTAGATAACATGGACCTAGATAATTTAAAACATATTAAGTTTATAAAAGTAACTGGTGGAGAACCGTTCTTGCATAAGCAGTTTTTAAATTTACTAACTAGACTAGCAGACAGTGGATTAGCTAAACAAATAGACATAGAAATATTTACAAATTGTACATACTATCCAGAGAAGAAGCTAGAGCTTGATAGCTTACTAGCGTTCAAACTAATACACATAAGTCCTAGTATTGATGGATATGGAACTACAAACGACCTCTTAAGATACCCTTCTAAGTGGAATAAAATTGAGGCAACACTTGACAAGTGGATAGAGCTAAAAGTAGCTACAGGACGCTTACACATAGCCACAGCCACCACTGTAAGCGTTATTAACGCCCCACAGCTACATGAGTTCATACATTGGGCGAGAATACATAAAGGAATAGATGTCGTGTTACAGACGGTATTTGAGCCACATTATTTAAGCGTAGAGCATTGGCCAAATTGGTTCAAGCGTACACTAAAGTTAACAATTGATCAACAGTACACAGGCTTTAATAAGAACGCAGGTAAGTTTAAAGCTAGTCATAAACTATTAAAACAGTTATGTGAAACAAATACTACAACAGATAAGAGTGTACAATACGTAATAGAATTAAAGAAGATGCTGTCACATAGAGGGCAAGATATTAACATGGCACCTAAGTTTGCTAAGATATTGGAGTATCATGAAAGATAATAAAGAATTAAAAAAGAGTGAGACATTCTGTATGTTACCATTTATGCATATATATGGAACAGCAGGTGGCGACTTAGTGCCGTGCTGTGAAGCACAGGAAACTCCATTAAACAACCCAGGCGAGACAGCTCTAGAAAGTTGGAACAACGACAACTACAAAGAACTAAGACGTGCTTTATCAAATGACGAAAGACCAGATCGCTGTGAAGTGTGCTGGCACAATGAGGACAGTGGAGTAGTAAGCAATCGCAAGCAATGGGAAGACGACAATTGGGAAACGTTTTCTAATGAGATAGAAGTTAATGACGATTGGAGTGTTAACAATTCACCTAAGTGGGTGGAACTAAAAGTAAGTAATTTTTGCAACCTAAAATGTATTATGTGCAGTACGCATAGTAGTTACAAGCGTGTTAAAGACTTAGACATTATAAGCAAGTACACAGCAGATGGATATGAAACTAGACTTTTACGCCCAACTACTTTATTTGCAAGTTTAAATGAATGGCCCGAGTTATGGGAAAATGTTCATACACTACAATTTACAGGTGGAGAACCAATTATTAACCAAGAGCATTATGACTTGCTTGAAGGGATACCTAAAGACATACGAAAGAATATAAAGTTACGTTACGCTACAAACCTAAGCATGATTAAGTTTAAGAAATATGACTTAGTAGAAATATGGAACGAGTTTGCCGCTGTAAATATTAAAGTAAGCATGGACGGCATCGAAGACGTGTACAATTATATTAGACAAGATGGTGATTGGGATACAGTATATGCTAACATGCTAGTACTGAGCAGTGAACCTACAATTAATTTAGCAGTAGGCATTACAGTACAATCACATAACGTATTTCATATGCCAGAGTTTTATGACTTCTGGGCAGACAATATAGTTAAGCTAGATTTTATTACAGCTAACGTATTACACACACCTAAGTATTTAAGTCCAGCACTTTGGCCTGCTAACGTTAGGAAGCCTATAGTTGATAAGTTAAAAGAAGCATTGCCCAGACACCCAGAAATGAGAAAGTTTATTACTTACATGTTAAGAAATAAACCAAATGCATTGAACTATTCAAAGATGCGTAAGTATACCAGAGATTTAGAAGCACGATATCCTAAAGAAATTACATTAAAAAGTATGCTTAAAAAGTATCTTAAAATAAAACTAGAAGGCATGGACATAGTTGATGAGAGGTTGAAGAATGAAAAAAGGTGAAAAGGATTGGGACTATCAATTTGTAAGTGATTGCGAAATTGTGAATGTCTTTATTCCTAAGAATACTCACCTATCAGGTCACGAAGAATTAAAACAAAAGCTATTGTTATTACAGCAAGTTGAGTGTGATAATCACTTGACATCAAGCATAGTTAACCTGTATAATACAAGTAGTATTGAGTGGATTGAACACGTTAGAAAAATGGGACACAAGTATGTTGCATTTTGGTTTGATGGCTGCTGGCCTAAATCAGATGGCATTGAAAAGAAAATACTAACATACATTAATAGACTTGAGAAGAAAGATTGGGTAACCGCAGTGCATCCAAAGTACTTGGATAGTTTAATGTTATTGAACATTGACGAGTTTATTGCTTGGCCTGCTAAAGCACCTAACTTTGGAACATACGCATTTTGGGCAGAGAATTGGATTAGTGATTGTACTGTAGAGTTAAGCAAAACTATAGAAAGAAACATTGTAGTTGGTGCTCCACAATCAGACCCACAGAACTTTTTAAATGGATTAATGGATAAGAAGTATACAGACCACACAATATCCAGAGGCGCTAGAGTTATTATTAAACGTAAGAATATACCTAGCAGTCCTATATACTTTGTTAACACAGAACGCAGTAGCCCAACAGTAGCAGATGCAATAAAACACACAGTATTCAAGCAGTATGTAGGCGCAGTGGCTGGTTTTAAGCTTCTATACTACGCTTACACGTACGGTATTGATATAGACAGCACTAAGTTCGTCTGGTATGATTTCGACGCAAACAGCGTACAATTTAAGCGTGACACTATTAAAAATTGGGATGGAAATGACTATCCTACATGGGTTAAGGAATGGGTACACGCACATCCAGAAGCAAATGCAGAATTACTAAAACACGTTGATAAAGAATGGTTAAATATAGTAAAGCAATTCGGCGGAAAGCAACAGTGGTTAGACTTCTGGGTTCAAGTACAGATGTGTGAACATGAGTTTCTTACTGTTGACTTAGTTAATAATCACAAGGAAATAACAGACAGATTAGTTAATGGTGCAAGTACATTCTTTTGGAGCAGTAACATATACAGCTATGTATTGCTAAAAGTAATAAGCAAACCATTTACATTAGAACGCAGTTTTGCAGAGTTAATCACAAGGCTACAACAAATAGAAACATGTTGGTTCTCAGGCACTGATCCCAATGACAACGATTTAACATGTGATGTTAAATGGATTCTAGGATACAGTACTAATGACAGCATAGGAACAGGAATATGAAATTAAACGTAAGAGACAATAAAGAGATATGCCACATAACACTAGATGAGCTTGTATGCCCAGAACTAGATAGTGCATCTAATGATTACATATCAGTACTAAAGCATGTTACAAATATTAGTATTGTTAACACTGGAAATTCGTCATACATAATTAATGCAAAGCAAGAGCATCTAAATGATATATTTGCAGATTTAAAATCATTTGGATACAGGCTAGCAGTACTATGGGCAGAAGGAAATATGATTGATGAAGATTTAGATGCTGATTTAATTACGTGTGCAAATGAATGGGACGACAGTGAATGGGCAACAGCAGGTCATATACTTGATAGAAAGAATAACATGTATCCTACGTTTCATAATCAATGTGTAGTAATTAATTTAAAGACTGCAACGTACCTTAATCCAAAAGGCATAGTAAATGACTATGTAGCATCAAGTGAACATATGCATGATGACTACACTCCAACCTGGATTAAAGGAGTATCAGATAGAATACCAAACAGCAGTGTAGAAAGCTATAATGTGTTTGACATGCTAATGAGAATGTCAATTAATAACGAACAGCTAATATACAACTTGCCATTTAATGTACGAAAGAAAAAGATATGTGTGTACCCTGAAGATGATATACAATGGGCACAAGAAGCTATCTTTGAAGATTACAGTAAGTTAACTGAACAACAAGCAATGGCTAAAATTTACGACATTCGAGATAACTATCCAGATAAGAAACCTTTGTTTGATTTTAAGGTAATGGAGCATGCAGTTGTATACATAACTAATACAGAAGATGTACCACCGAGAAAGGACAGCCAAATAAACGTAGGTGTGTTTCCATGTAGTGGAATACATCAATTTAAGCATATTGCAAATAACATTAATACAATGGAAAAAGTAATATGGGCAGACTTTAGTACATACGCAATTAATTGGATGACAATAGTTGTAAATGAATGGAACGGTCAAGACTTTACTAAGTTCTACAAGGACAACATACACAGAATTAATTTTGCTGGCAATGCAGAATTTGACGAAGATTTAGTAGTACAGTTTTACGAAAGTTTTGCTGACAATGAATGGCTTGCAGTGTGGCATAAAATACAAAGTTTAGATCACGTGTTTCTAAAAGTCAATCTAATAGAACAATACGATATGGTGTTACACCATATACCAAAGAATAAGAACGTATTACTGCAATGTAGTAACATATGGTTATACGAAGAAAATTACATTAACCGTGGATTCAAAGCCACCCACGCAGTACTTGATTATATTAAGCTAGCGTTAGATAAGTCCAACAAAGTTATATTTGTGGGCGATGCTAATGGTACGTTTTATGATTTAACAAACATAGGGAGAAACAAATGGATATAGTACCAATGCCAGAAGCAAAGTCAATTGAGGAAATTGAACAAGAACAACATCATCATCAAGAGTTCCTTGATAAACGTAAGATACTTGAATACAAACATCATTTGTATCCTGAAGTAAACAAGCGTTGTAAAGACTTTATACAAAAATGGGGCGACAGTACAAAAGAACCTACTCGAGCAGATACAGAGCATGCACAAGGTCGCTTAGAAGAAGATTTTGAAGATGCCAATACAATTATTGATAATACTAGGCTACCTTGGGTACCAGTAAACATTTCAGTACCATGGAAGGACATTTGGTTAGAAGCTAGGCACTTGTTATACACCGAGTGCTTTACACCACACAGAACTGACGGCAGTGCAGGTTGGCTTAGTTTATGTATACATGGCATGTCGTCTGTGCATACAAACTGTGCAGAAGATTATAACTTGCCAGACGAAGCAGAAGAAGAATTAAGCGAATGGACAGACATAGCAAAGTTCTGCCCAATTACAGTTGAGTGGATGAAAGATGCAATGTTGTATGAGCAGTTTACTCGTGTAAGATTTATGTGTGTATTACCGGGTGGCTGGATTGAGCCTCACCGAGACACAGACAAAGTAGCTGGATTAGGTGCAACTAATGTTGCTATCAACAATCCAGATGGATGTAGACTAATTATGGAACAATATGGCGAGCTACCATTTACACCTGGATCTGTTTTTAAAATAAATACTGGATATAATCATATGGTATATAATGATAGTAACGAGCCACGTTTTCATATGATATTTGACGGTCGACCAGATGACACGTTTAAAAGGAAAGTAAACACTCAATATAATTGGATGTTCGACAAAAAGAAGAAATAATTATGCCAAAGTGTTTAATGTTTAAAAATGGTGTTACAATAGGACCGATCGGAAACGTTCGTCCTTGTTGTATGTACATGAATGACGACATTGAACAACGTTATAATGAAGATGGGTGGCGAGAAAAGTTTGACGAACTATACGAACAAAGTCTAACTAAATGGCTGCCTAACTGTTATGAATGTAAAGCAGAAGAAGACCGAGGTGGCAACAGTCTACGCATGGATGCTAACAAATGGTTTGACGGTAAAGAAGGAATTCAATATTGGGATTTAAAATTGCACAACACATGTAATCTTACGTGTGTAATGTGTAATCCAATAAGCAGTAGCAAATGGCAGAAGCTAGTAAATGAGAATCCTGAAGAAGATTTCTTACGTGTTGTTAAAAGCGAAGCAAAGATTAAAACAGGGTGGCATAAAGATATACTTCCATTAATGATGGAACAGCTATATGACACTAAGTATTTAAAGTTTACAGGCGGAGAGCCTTTCTTAATACCACATGTAAGAAAGATTATTAAACGTTTGTATGAAGAAGAAGTATCACCAGCAGTACGACTAAGTATTATTACAAACGGCACAGTTCCAATTGATGCTGAAATGCTTAAAATGTTACTAACGTTTAAAGACGTAGTATTCCTAGTAAGCATAGATGGAATAGAAGAACGCTTTGAGTATATAAGACAAGGCGCTAACTGGAAAGAAGTAGAACAGAACCTAAAGACATTTAAGGAAATTGAGGTGAATAATAACAACTTCCACCTCAACATAAATTACTTGCCTATGTCAATAAATGCCGCACAAAACGAATCAGCAACAGAATGGGCTAAGAAGTTAAAAATTAACCTTAGTAAGAGTGTTGAAATATATAGGCCAAAGTATTTGACATATGCCAGTTTAAGTGTTAAACTAAGGGATAGATATAATATAACCTCAGTACATGAGTATGACGAGGAGCAATATAACCAATTATTAAAACATATGGCTATAAAAGATAAGTTACTAGGCACCGACTTTAAGAGTGCTTGCCCGGAGTTCTTTGAAGATGAGTAAAAAATTACCCAGCGATACTTTTTGTGTATTGCCATTTATGCATGCCGCAGTTAATCCTGGTGGTGGCTTTCGTGTTTGTTGTAACAGCAATCCAGCTAACAACAAGGTACTAAGAGATGACGGAAGTGGTAAAGCATATAGAATATTCAAAGACGACATTAACGAAATGTGGAACAGTCAATGGCTACAAAAGATTCGTAAGGAATTTATTGCAGGCGAACGTCCTGAAACTTGCCAGAGATGTTTCCGTGAAGAAGATGCAGGCATACGTAGTCCACGTGCAGGTTATAATGAAAAGTGGTACAAGGAAGATGTTAAAGTAGCAGAAGTAATTCCATTAGACATACGTTATGTAGATCTACGTTTGGGTAACTTGTGCAACTTGAAGTGTCGTATGTGTAATCCATGGAGCTCTAGCATGTGGGTAAAGGATTGGAACAAAGTTACTGGAACAGCAGAGCTTACACCAAACGAACCACTAAGCAAATCAGACCTTGAGTTTATGGAAGTAATGCAGGAATGGCCAGACCGTAAACAAACTGGTGTTAACTTTGTAGAGATTGCAAGCACTATAGAAGAAATATATTTAACAGGTGGAGAGCCTACTTTAGCTATATCGCAGTATGCATTATTTGACTATTGTATTGAGAATGATTTAGCCAGCAATATTAAACTAAAATACAATACTAACCTAACAAACATTCCACAGAAAATGATTGACTATTGGAGTCACTTCAAAGGTGTGCAACTTAATTGTAGTATTGATGCAACAGGTGCCAGAGACAGGTACGTTAGGTATCCAAGTAGTTGGATGAAAATAGAACAAACATTTGATAAGCTATTAGCACTACCTAATGTAGGTATTCAAGTGCATTGTACAGTACAAGTATTAAATATGTGTGCTATGAGTGAATTGTTTGATTGGACTAGAAGCAAAGGTATACCAGACAAAGATATATACTTAAACATTCTTAATCATCCTGAGATGTACAATATTCGTACACTACCTACAGACTTAAAACAACTAGCAGAACAACGTTTACAGAATTATTTAGACATTCCAAAAGTTGCAGACTGCATTAAGTATATGTGGGCTGAAGATTGGTATGATAAGCGTTGGCAAGAGTTTATTGACTTTAACAATAAGACAGATCAACTACAGAAAGGTAACCTACTTGAGGTGTGTCCAGAATTTACTAATTATATTGACCATAAATAGTAGAAAGGGGAGAACAACATGGAATATTTAGATATATTAAAAAATAGAAGTACTACGTTCAGCTGGACAACCGAGATGATTCCAGATGATGTGCTACTTGAAGTATGTGAAGAAGTACATTTATATTGCCCAAGTAAGAATAAGAAAATACCTTATGTAGTTCATATAGTTGAAAATACAGAGCAAGAACAACGCAAAACAATACACTTAGCTTGTCATCGAAATACTGATAAATCTACAGCAGAAGATGGCGGCAATCCACAAGTATTAGCTCCTACCCTAATAGCATTTGTTAAACGTGAGGTTGAAGAAGCAGAAACAAGATACCAAACAATTGAGAAACGTGACGAACTAGGTACTGCTAATACAGACAATATTGAAATTGGAATGGTTGCAGTAACATTTTTAAATGCACTTACTAGACGAGGATGGGATACAGGATTATGTCAATGTATAAGAGACAGAGACGGACTTGGAGCCTTGTTAGGTTTAGGCGGCCCAATAGATTTGTTTATTGGAGTAGGTAGACGAGAGTTAGAATCTACTGAAGGTGCTGTAACAGAAAAAGTATTTGATGAATTTCATTGGCCAGCTTATAGAGATCCAAGAGATGACTTAATGAAGAAAATTCCATATCCGTATGGAATGAATCCGTATCCAAAACCGGAATTCAATGACGTATATAAAATTAAAAAGTAAAGACACACTATGAGAATAATTGCAACAGGAAACCCTAACTTTGGCGTAGCAAGTGCTATCGCTGAACGATGGCCAGAAACTACATTTGTTAATAGAACAGATTGGGGCTACGATTTATGCCAAGATGGATACAAAAAGAAGCTAGCAGAAAAGACTCTTAACTATGACGTCTTTATTAACTGTTCCGCACTATGGCAGTACCACCAAACTCTCCTACTAGATGTAGTCTATAAAAACGCTTTAAAGAACCGTAAACGACTACATATAGTTAGTTTAGGTAGCACTACTGACCGGGCCACTAAAGGCTCTGATTGGCACTATCAGCAAGAAAAGAAAGCGTTACGTAGTACAAGCAACGCATTGGGCTTAAAAAGCATATGGGCAGGCGGTCCTAAGGTAAGTTATGTTACATTTGGAACACTTGAGAACAATGCACACAAGCACCCAGGTAGAGCTGTAATGCAACTAAGTGAAGCAGTAGATATGATTGAATATGTAATTAGTCTTCCAGATCATTTAAACCTAAATGAAATAAGCATGGACCCAATACAAACAGAGTGGCCGAATGTCTGAAGATAAAATGTGCTACATGCCTTGGCACGGAATTACGCTGAGTGCTAATGGCGATATTAAACCTTGTTGTCAATTTAGTAACAAAGGACGTAGACCTAATACTGAACACGACACTATTATGGAAAACTTTAATAGTGAACGTATGCAAGAATTACGTGGACAGTTTCTAATAGGTGAACAACCTAAAGCATGTAACAGTTGTTGGGAGAGAGAAGACTTAGTAGGCAAGAGTAGACGCTTATGGTTCAATGAAAAGTTTATGAAAGACGACGAAGCTTTTCAACAAGGATACAACCCGTCAGACCTAGTAGTACCTAATCCTAAATTATATCAAGCAGATATTAACTTGTCAAACGTATGCAATTTGAAGTGTCGTATGTGTGGAAGTTGGGCCAGTAACAGTTGGTTCAAAGAAGAAATAGCACTAGCAAAAATAGACAAACGTTATGAGAAGAATGAACGTGTTGTTCCAATACAACAATACGACTTAGAAGATTTACGCAATATGCTACCTCACTTGAAAGAAGTCAAACGTATAGACTTCAAGGGTGGCGAGCCTATGATGGCAAAGCATCACAATCAATTCCTGCAATGGCTTATTGAAGAAGATATGACAGACATAGAATTGTTTTACACTACCAACGGAACAGTACAGAATCCTAAAATTATGGACTTGCTCAAACACTTCAAACGTGTTAGTATATGTTTTAGTATAGAAGGTACTGGAGATTTATATAGATACATCAGAGGCGGTAGGTATGACATAGAAGGTTTTGAAAAATGCGTAGCAGTTTACGACAAATTAGAAAACGTACAAATTATGTTTAATGTAACATTACAGAACTATAACGTATTCAACTTGCCTGAACTACATGAGTTTTTACACGATTTAGAAGATAAATATAACAGAGTAAGTGCTAAACATAGTTTTGGTACAATCTGTAATAAACCTGCTTACCTAAGCCCAATTAATTTACCAGACGATTTACGTGATCAAGCAGTTGAGCGTTTATCATTATATGAAGATTTCGACCAATTGGTAAAGAGTATGAATAAGCGTGTATTCGACCCAGAACTATGGGAAGTGTTTATTAACTTTACTAACGACCTAGACAAAATGCGAGGAGACAGTGTGTTAAAATCTGTGCCTGAGCTAAAGGATCATTTTTAATGCTAGTAGGAATTGAAGACAACCATGCACCCAAAGACGAGTTACTTCGAGTAGAATGGAACTTAGGCAAACGTTGTAACTATAACTGTAGCTACTGTGGTAACGAACTACATAACAAGACAAGCGACCATATGAATTGGGAAGTGTACACAGCTACAATTGATAAAATTGTTGCGGCAGCTAATGGCAAGAAGATTAAAATTAGTTTTACAGGTGGGGAACCATTTGTACATCCACAATTTATTGATATGATGAAGTATGCTAAAGAGAATGGCGTATACAGATTAAGTGTAACTACCAACGGAAGTCCACCACCAAAGATATATAAGAAAGCATTGCCGTACTTGCATTACGTAGTAATAAGCTACCACTTTGAATTTGCTTACCACGACAAAGTTATTAATAACATTGTAGGCATGTGGTCAGACATTCAAGAGTATCGCAAGCAAGATCAGTGGAAAGGTATGCACGTACACATTATGGCACTACCTGGAAAGCTAGCACAATGGCAAGAGATTATAACAGAATTAAAAGACTGTGGAGTTGAATATACAATACGTAAAATTAGACCACGTGTTAACATGGCTCGAACAGGCTGGAACAAACCACATCAAGATGGAATGTTAGGGCAACACCCTACTCACGAAGAAACCGAGAAGTATGCAGGACAATATTATAGTCCGGAAGAAGAGGAATGGCTTACTGCCCAAAATGCTTAATCAATCAGATGACAAATTGGAAATTGAACTAACTAGCAAGTGTGCATTACAATGCCCAGCTTGTGCAAGAGTGACACAATCTGATATGAAACAAGAATGGGATGCAGGACATTTAAGCAAAGAATTATTATTTAGAATATGTGACACTACAAACTTTCATAGATATCAATTTGTAGGTTGTTACGGAGATCCTATATACCATCCTGACTTTTTGGAAATATGTAAATATTTTATGGCAGCAGGTAAGAAGATACTAGTGCATACAAATGGTAGTGCAAAGCCAGAAAAGTTTTGGAAGGAAGCAGCAGACATAGTTTGGAAAGGATGTATATTTACATTCAGCGTTGATGGACTAGAAGATACTAACCACATATATCGTAAGGGTTCTAAGTGGAAGCAAATATTAACAGCAATGAAATATATGGCTAGTATACCTAGAGAAAACAGACCAACATTAGAATGGAAGTTTTTAGTATTCCCATACAATAAGCATCAAATAGAAGAAGCACGTACACTAGCAAACGAGCTAGGGTTTACAAAGTTTGAAGCATGGGATAGTTATAGAAATGCTAATTCTTATAACGTACCAGCAGAGGAGCTTCATAACTATGTTTCATAAGAATTTAGATCCTCAGTGTAGAAAAGAGAACATGCAGGAAAAGAATAATATTCAGCTTAGTGCTACTGGTTATTTAAAACCTTGTTGTTTTTATGGTACAAGCATTAACTGGAAACAGCTAATGACATGGGCAGACAATCGAGGACTTGATATAGAGAATTTGAATATTACTAAACATAGTGTAGAGAAGATATATAACTCTCCATTATGGGCAAACATGTTGCTAGGACAAGTTACAGGCGACTTACCAACTCCATGTTGGGACCTGTGCAGAGTTAATAGCACAAATAAAATAGATGTAAAAAAACATGCAAAATAGAGACCACGAACAACTAGCAATAAAGGAAGCTAAGGCCTGGTTACTCGAGCCTGGTAATAACTTCTGTGCTATGCCGTTTATACATATGGCAATTGAAGCCACTGGCGACATACGTCCATGTTGCATGGGCAAGCCTTTAGAAGGAATGAGTATAATAGGTAGTACAGTTGCAGAACAGTTCAGGTCTCCAATAAGAGAAGAGTTTGTAGAAAAATTTAGAAACAATTCAAAGCCAGCTGAGTGTTCAGCGTGTTGGAAAGATCCTTTTATTAGAGCAAAGTTTTCAACCTCACCTGGAGCATTATCATCTACAATAAATTTTATGAACACTGGATCTATTGAGAAAGAACTAATATGGTTAGAGATTAAGCCGGGCAATAGATGTAATTTAAAGTGCAGGATATGTGGAGTACACAACAGTAGTGCATGGGCAAAAGATGCTAACTCATTACGCAATTTTAAATTTGGCGAGAATGTTCCTTTTAAAGAAAGTGAAGCATTCCAAGTAACACAAGCTGGCGAGTGGATTGAAGATGAAAACTTCTGGACTCAACTGTCTGGATTTGAGTCTATTGAGTTTTTACATTTTATGGGCGGAGAACCTTTTATGGTACCTGAACATTTTCAAATGCTAGAACACCTGGTTGCAATGCCACACTTGGATACATCAAGAATAACGTTAGCTTACAATACAAATGGCACATATTTTCCTAGCGAAGAGAACTTAGAACTATATAAGAATTTTAAGAAAGTACATATGTCACTAAGTATAGACGACTTTGGACCTAGATTTGAATATCAACGTAAACTAGCTGAATGGGACCAAGTAAAAGAGAACCTTAGAAAGTTTGCTTTATTAGGAGAAGATGATAAGTTCTTTGTTAATCTAGATCCTACTGTAAGTAACTATAACATATTTTACATGGCAGAGATTTGGGACGAGTTCACTAAACTTGGCTTTAGGTTTCAAAGAGGTGGATTGAATCATTTTGTATTTACTGGTCCAGATGCAATTATTAATATTCCAGTTGAGATGAAGAAAATAATAACTGATAAATATGAGTATGCACGTACAAATACAGGACTTGTTGAAGCCTATACAGTGTCAGCAATAGATTACATGAATAGTCAAAGACCAAATCCTGAAGCTTGGAGTGACTTCATAAATAAAACTATGCACTTGGACAGTATCAGAAAAGAATCGTTTGAACAGACGTTTCCAGAGATGCATGCACTAATAAAGGGTACAGATGGTTTTAAGAGACAGATGGCTATAATGGAATCCATGAATGAATAATTTTAAAAACTTAATCAAGCACTATGATGATAAACCGTCTGAAGAGGATAACGCAAACAATGTTATGGCTCGTGATGAGAATGATTTCCGTGGATGGGAATGTTGGGCAGGAGTACAAAACATTACTATTAGTAATACGGGAGATGTGTACAGAGCAATATGTAAAGTGGGTGGTAAACTTGGAAACATTTATGATGGATTTGAGATGCCCCAAGAAACAATTATATGTAATAAGCCTAGATGTATTTGTTCAGCAGATGTGCAGTTATCTAAAGCGTTACCAGAGCACGTACATAAATTAAGAATAGGCAATGAATCAAACCAATTAAACTTTGATGACATATATAGATCATGAACAATTATAACAAATTTAAAGAACGAGCAATAGGCAAGCTACATGGGATGCCAGTAGACAAAGAAACATTTTGTCCACTACCATTTGTACATGTTAGCACAATGCCACATGGTGAAGTTAAACTATGTTGTAGAGCTCAACCACCTAAGAACGGAACAAACCCTAACGTTAAGAATCCTGAGTTTAATCTTAAAGATTATTGGCACAGTGAATATATGAATGAGGTGCGTGATGACTTAATATTAGGTGTAAAGAATTCACAGTGTAGTAATTGCTGGAAGATGGAAGACAACGAAATTGTTAGTTTACGTATGAATAGAATTACTGACTTAATGGACAACGATACATACAAACAGAATATAAACAAGTACCTAGTAGAACGTGAAGTAGATTTTAGTATTCCACTAATTGAACTTAAACTAAGCAACGTGTGCAACTTTAAGTGTCGCATGTGTTGGCCAAAGGATAGTTCAAAGTGGGTAACAGACTGGGATAAAGTTTCTAAATTTTACAGTGAAGGCGACCAGCGTTACATAGAAGAGATTGTAGATAGCAACGGCCTACGTAAATCTAGGGTAATGAATTTATATGAGAAGGATAAAGACTTTGTTGATCAATTACTTGAATTGATGTCAACAGTTGAAGAAATAGAATTTGCCGGAGGCGAACCATTAATGGATCCAATACATTATCGTGTATTAAACAACATACCAAATCCTGAGAATGTTACACTAAAATACAGCACAAACCTAAGCATTATGAAGATGGGCAAAAACAACGTAATTGACTTGTGGAAGAAGTTCAAGAGCATTAAACTTACAATTAGCATAGATGGATATAAAGATCTTAATGCTAAAATTAGACGTGGTGCTGACTGGGACCTACTAAAGCATAACATTGCACTTGTTAAAGAGCATTGTCCTAACATAGATGTAATCAAAGGATCAACATGTATTAGCGGTATGAACGCAGAAGACTTGGGCAAAACAGCTGAAGCTATTGTGTTTGAATTAGGTATACATTGGCACACAAGTCGTGTACAATGGCCCGATTTTTTACATGCTAACGTATTAAGCCCTGTACAACTAAAACGCGGTATTGATAGCTTACAGACGCTCTTAGACACCCTGCCGGGGCGTGATAACGTACCCAGACAGTTTATGATGGAAACACATATTAAAGGTGCAATGAGCTGGTTAGAGTCATGTATAGAGAAAAACGAACACCACAACAAATACACAAAATTTACTGAATTTAATGCAAAAATAACGGAGATGGATACAAATGGAAAATAAAGAAGACTTGAAATGGAGCGAATATGACTTTACTAAAACACCATACGATAAGTTGGTGCGTGTGGGTCAGCGTAATATTCTGTACCGCGACATGTTTACTGTTAGTTGGTTGCTTGGCCGTTTTTGCAACTATAATTGTAGCTACTGTTGGCCTTACGCTAGGAGTGGTAAAAAAGATCACAGACCTACTGAACTAAATTTAAAGACTATTGATGAGATTAAACGTCAAGCACGTGAACGTGGATTTAATAGTTTCCACTTTAGTCTAAGTGGAGGCGAACCAACTTTCCATCCAGGCTACTTAGACATGTTAAAGCATCTAAGTGATGATGCACATAACACAAACTATACAAGTGTACACATGACATCAAATTGTAGTCGTAATATGAAATGGTTTAAGACATATTGTGAATACGCAAGTAAATTCCATCGTGCAAGTATTACAGCTAGTTTGCATACTGAACATGTTAACACACCTGAGAAGATGCAAGACTTGGCAGAGAAATTAATCATGTGTCAAGAACATGATGTACAGGTAACTATTAACATGGTTATGGTTCCTGATCTATTCCAAGAATATTATGATAATGCATTATTTTATCATAACCAAGGAATTAACGTTACGCTAAAACCTCAATCAGATCCAACAGCAAGTAAAATTGTAGATGGTTACACACCTGAGATGTTAGCTAAGTTGCACAACGGTATGCCACAACGTAGTTACACAGAAGCTAAAGCACAACATAAGCAGTTAGTGGTTAGACCTAAGCCTACATTTAAAATTGATAAAGACGATCATTATCGTAAGCAAACAGCGGCAGTGCCGTGGAATATGCAAGTAGAATTTAGAGACGATAAAGGTGATCCATATTACATGGACCAAGCAGAACGTTTTAATGCGTTTAACTTTAATAAGTTTAAAGGGTGGGAATGTAGTAGTGGATATCGTAGTATTATTATCCGTGAACCTGATGGAAGTGTGAAGCGTAGTTATAGCTGTCACGATCAACCTCTAGGTAACATTGAAACAGGATTTAAGTTGTTTGATGGACCTAAGGTGTGTACAACAGATTCATGTGTTAGTAGTGCAGATAGTAAAATCCCCAAACGAGCGCCGGGGACTAAGTTGCCTTTATGGCCAGGTGATAAAACATATGAGCATGGAACGTTTGACTAAGCTATTTTATGTTAGCCCACTTCTTTTCTGAACAGCCTTCTTTCTGTGCCCAACGAATAAACAATCCACACTCTCTACCATTAGCTTCAATCTCCCAAGGCAGATCCCAATAGTCTGTGGCATCACTAATCATTTGATCTTTCCACTTCCAATACTTTGCTTTACTGGCCTGTGTGTTTGAGTGTACGTAGTCAGTCATCTCTCTACGAGCATACTGTTTAACATGTACCATTTCGTGTGCAACAGTTTCTAGCATTGTACGCAAGCCTACAGTATGATCAACTTCAATAAAGAAGTCTCTATCTGTCTCACGCAAACAATATCCGTTTGCATCACCTTTTAGTTTTGTTAGTTTAACCTCTATTCTAAGACTTGCCATACGTGGCATTAATTTCTTTATGCAATAATTAACCATAGAACGAGCATACTCACGTTGGCGAGTCTTGCCTCCTATAATTTCAATATCATTCATAATATTATCTTTCTAATACACAAAACGAACCAAAGTGCTTATCAAAAACACTTACTAAATTTTCATAATCCCCTGACATCATTTCTTTTGTAATTAATGCGCCGTCCATATTAAGTTGTCTAGCAAAGTTGCTAGCATGAGCCATCATATTAAACGCATTACCTTCAGGGCCTGTTAAGTCAATAACTACCTCAGTAACTGGTTGCTTTTCTCTAATCATTTGCTAATTCCTAAAAAGTCTGTTTTCAACACTTCCAATTGATTAATTGAATCAGGGTACTTTGTAAGCAAATCTACTGGATCAAGTTTATCTGCCATCTCTTCAAACGATTGATAAAAAGCTTCTGGTGTTTCAAACTTATCACCAACTGCCATAAAACAATCAGCATCAACATAGTTCCAATTAATAGCTCCATCTTCGTCTATGTTCTCAGAATTAGCAATAGCTTTTATCATAGTTGTTTCCAACATATCTTGTTGCTTCAATGTGTTCCAAAGACTTTCAGGAATAACTTGGTAGCCCATAATTGTTTTTGCGTTACAGTATTCTGCGTAAGTATTATATTTGCTTGCTATCATTTTGTAGTTCCTTGCTTTGTTTAACTTATACTACTATTATAGCAAGAACTCTTGGTACTGTCAACCTTTTTATTCATTAAAAAACCCTGTAAAAACAAGGCTTTATAATTTATTTTGATTTAATTTTAAATTTATCTAACTATTTGGTTGATTATTCCCTGATCTACGCCATTAGCCTTCAGTTCTTTTTCCTTAGGAGGCAATGCAAAACGTTTAATCCTGTCAAACGTAAACTCATCATTGCTTATTAGGCCACCCTTTTGCTCTTCTTTAACTTTAAACTGGCCTTCCATTGGAGTACCTTCTTCTGCCTTCTGCTTCATGCCTTGCATCTTCTTTGCATTCTCTTTTGTGTATGGCATTCTGTAATACGTTGGTCTAGGTTCGTCAGCATGCCTAACCAAAAAGTAAATGTTGGGCTTTTGTACTTCTGCCCATAACACTGTTACTTCACCTTTTGGTAGTGCATCAACTGGCGTACCTTGTAGTACATATATCGAATAGCCTGTAAATATACTGCTCACTAATACAAGTGGGATTAAAAAGAACGTAATAACGTTATTCTTTCCAGTTTGTATAATAGCATATATAGCAACCACTGCTAACATGAACAGTAAAATTGTAGCTAGGTAAATCATTATATACCTTTCAGTTTCGTAAAGCCTGAAAATGAACGACATTTTGCTGCCTGAGATCTTTGAAAACGATTCAATCCTCTAGCTAAAAATATATCTTGTATCATTGGGTTTCCTCCTGTTTAAGTGGATGTGCAGGATCTACATTTAAGTATTTCCCCCACTCTGCATAGTAATGACGCATACCAACTTCATCGTGTATAGTATTGTTTTCGTGTCTACCATGTAGTATGTTTCTTCGTTCTGTTCCTGGTGCCATTGCTACACCCTGTCCTGTTACTCCTAGCAAATCTTCATGTAAGTTACGACCAAATGGACCCCATATAGAGTTATGATCATTTACACGTTGCTTTCGTTCTTCTGGAGTATCTTTTAATAATCCGTATCCACGGAATTCAATTAATACGCTGTTTGGTCCTAGTGGAGTAATACTATCACTACGATACGCACTACCACGTAGGTTAAAATTGTAACCTGGAAACAAGTCTACCATGTACCACTGATTTGGTGGAACACCTGGAAAGCTCAATGCTCCTCTATCTGCGGCTCCTTCAAACTTATCATACTGCACTTCAAAGCTACCAACATTAACATGCCCGTTGTCAAACCCTGTACATGCACGAGCAAAGTACTCAGGAGTGAATCCGGTAATTCTATTAAAGTAATGCATGTAATCGTGATAGAACTCACTGTTAGTATCATGCCATAGTTTATAGTTTGTAGGTATAATTGCTTTATGATAATGGAACACTTCTAGTTCCTCTGTATCAATAGCTGTATCAATACAATCAAATGCACCGTCTGTCCATTCTTCAACACTCATACTTGGTTCAGGATTTAGTGTTGTCCATACCATGCCTCCGTGTTTTACTTCACAAGGTAATTCCTTTGCACCAACAAGATTAGCCCAGGTTGTAATACCTGCTACGCCACGTATGTTACCAGGATTAATATATGATTTAATATGGTCACCGTGATTTACTATGACTATGTTTTGAAATGCAATCTGTGATGTTCTATAGCTACCTATTTCTTTTATTTCACTTTTATGTATAATTGGGATCCATACTTTAGCAAAGATTTCTTTAATCTCTTCTTCGTATATTTCTTGACTGCTGTAGCACTCGCTACTAATATATTCAACTGTTGGTTCTTCTAACCAATTTTTATGATTACGGGCTGGCATAATTAATCTCCTATGCGTTATCCTTCTTCAATATTTATCATTATGGCATTGCTCCACCATTTGGAACAACATTTTTAAAGTGCTGGAATATTTCTGTAACAAATCCTTCTGCATCTATCGTAAACGCAGGCAATCTATTAATTTCTCGCTTTCTAGTTATAACACCTGATATGCTGTATACTTCTCTATAAGGGTTAACCTTTAGTACAGTAACAGTATAGTCAACTGGCTCTGGTCCACGCTTGGAATATCCATGCACTGATACAAAATAGTCGCCTGGTATAATACCTCTAATAGTTGCTGTTTCTCTATTAGACTTTACGACTAGTGTTACTCCGTCAACAACAATCCTATCGTTGGCATGTCCTAGATCATCTCTGTCTAGGTGTACAGGAGTATTTTCTCTATTACTAAATCCTACAGGGTGGTCTTCATCACGTGCAACCCATAAGTCCATGTCATCTGTCAGTTCTTTGTTCCATTCTAAGATGATAACAAATTCTGCCTTATTGGGTATGTCAGCTTTTTTGCTTATGGGATTGATTAGCAGAAATGCTATTACAAATAATAGCACAAAGCCAATCAGAACATTGAATAGCAGGTCCACAAAGGACAAATTAGAATGAAATCTTCTAGCCATGCTCTTCTTCTTGCATTACTATTTGTACCTTAACAAACAAGCTAGCAACAAGTCCACACAATGTAGTTAACAATGCTGTACTCATACCACTTGCCATGTCTGTGATAACTTGTTTCATACTATCAACATTACTTGGGTCAATGTTAGCAAAACTACTTCCTAGCATTAGCATGAAACCTATTACAGTTCCTACCATGCCTATAGTCATGCACGACTCTGCCATAAAGAACGGCAGATCTAAATTAATTTTTTGTTTGAAATTACGGTAACCTACTATCAGTGTAGCTGTTGCCCATATGGTTATGATTACAAAGCTCAACTTGGTTACATCATTGTCTATAAGAAATTGGATAGCATCAAAATATACTGCTATACCTACGGCGATTGCTTGCACAACTGCAATTAACCACCAGATTAAAAACGTTCTATTCATCTTAGTCCCTCTATATTATTTACCTAATATTATTAGATAAACGCATCAGCATAGCCTGCTTTTCATCAAGCAGTAAGTACACTTTCATTGGTGTATCATCTGAAATACAACAACGTTCTAACTCACTCCATATTTCTGTAACAGTACCAATAGCGGCCTTGCTGTTACCTACGAAGAAAATCTTCTGGTCTTGATACTCTTTTACTACTTGCTTTATATAGGCGGGAGTGCCCGTCAGTTTAAAAGATATTAAATTACCCATGTGTTCCGGACCATTTTCAATAGTCAGTTTCATCACATAATACCTTCGCTAAGAATTTGCTATTAGTAATTAGTTTCAATCTTGTAAACTCATCTGCACAGACAAAGGTATCATAAAACGTATTATACAGTTCTATGTTAGGTTGGATATGTAGTTTTTGTTCACATATGTATTTATAATAATCCTTACTAGTATCCTTGTTTAGAAGTTTATCCATGTATATTATGTCGTCTTGTATCTCAACTACATCACTAATGTCTTCATCATCAATATTGAATTTAAATTCTTTAACCCATTTCTTTGTGACAATTTTATTCATAGAAGCTAGGCCTCTAACAATTGCCATCTCTGCAAGTGATACTGGCTTCTCGTCTAGCCATAGTTTAGTATCTTCTAATGGACCATCAATTTGTTCAGCTATTTTAGTTAGCACTGTGTCGTAGCTAATATCTTCATCTACTGATCCAAGATCAAATACACGCTTTAGTTTGTTTATATTACTTGCACATATTACGTTCGTACTTCCATAATTAAAACGCTTGTTCCAATCCCAAATATATAATGCACCAGTTTGTCTTACTAAAAACTTAGGTTGATCATCTGGTAGGTTTATGTTGTACGTGCTGTGTGGTAATACAAATTTAAAATGACTGTCGAGTAAAGGTAGATCTTCTATGTCAGTACAAGGCTTTAAGGCCTTATTTAATAGTCCAATGTGATCTGGTGCCAGCTCTAGAGCTTTAAGGTTTTTGTGAATGTTGCTAGGGCCAATTACATCTTCCCCATCTTCATTTTTAAAATAGGTTTGTTTATTCCACATGTCATCTAAACTCTGTGGAAACGCACCCATGTCATGAGAGTAGGTCAGCAAGTGATCTAATACACTTGACTGCCCACACGCATTTCTATGATTTATGTTTACTAGAAGATTATTTATTGCCATTAAGTGTTCTACTGATTTCAATCAATGTAGCACTTAGGTTAATCTCTGGATCGGCTACCTGTGTATGCTTAATCATGCCTTCGCGAATTGCAAGTACACAACTATCATATGTGAAGTCGTCATGTGTATATAAATCCAAGTTCTTGTATAGCCAAGTAAAGATGTCATTGTATTCATCTGCCCTTGCACTGCCTACAATAAGTTTACGTGCATCTTGTATCTTACCTGCTCTAAACAGTTCTACCATGTTAACACGCCACTCGCTTGTACTTCCACCATCTTCTGGTAGTAGTAGCTTGTTATCAACAATAGTCATTTGCACTGTGTTAATAGTTTTACGCAAGTCTGGATAGTTTGCACGAACCATTGCATCTAATGTTTCTAAGTCAAAGTCAACTTTATTGTCTGCAAGTATTTCAGCAACCCGTACTGTAAAGTCTGTTTGGTCTAATGATTCAATGTGGAATCCTTGACACCTACTGTGTAATGCAGGAATAATCATGTTAGGATAGTTACACGTTAAAATAAATCGTACACTGTGATGATACTGTTCCATAACTCCACGCAATGCCGCTTGACCTTCTGGACTAATATGATCAGCCTCATCAAGTAGAATAACTTTAAAGTCACCCCATGGCATAGTTTCACTAAACGCTGAAATCTTCTTACGAATCATTTCAACACCATTGTCTCGACTAGCGTTAATGTAAAGTACATCTGCTGGTTCTAGGCCCAACTCTTTAATTAGTACTTTAGCTAGTGTAGTTTTACCTGTGCCAGGACTACCACTAAACAATAGATGAGGAATGCCTTTATCGTCAATCCAGTTTTGCACTTGCTTACGCTGTGCTTCATCTTTAAATACGTACTCTTTTACATTGTCTGGTCGATACTTTTCAACCCATAAATCTCTAGCCATCTTTAATCAATCTCCATTAGTTTTTCGTCTTCATCATCATAAGGTACCTCAGGGTTTAAATCCTGTACTTCTTGTTGTGTATAACAGCTTGGGTCTTTAATACCGTACTTGTTCATCATACCAAGTGCCCATGTAGACACGTCATCTCTAGTTTTAAAAGTCATGTTACCTCTATGTTTCATTGTTATAGTTTATTATACAGTAATATGACACTAAAGTCAATCACTGATAATTTTGGTTTCCCAATTCTCAGCACAATCTTCTGCATATCTTTTACTATGACCTTGACAGTCACGTATATGAACAAGTTTGCCTTCTTCATCATACATCTCTACAATGTATGATTTTACTTCTTTAACTATCGCTTTTCTCATTTTGTTTGATCCGTTCTTGAATCAGCACATGTTGTTCTTCAATTAGTTTACGTTGTCGTTCTAATTCAAGGTACTGTTCTTCGATGTCATCTAAACGTTGTTTCTTAATATCCGGAAATTGCAATACATTATCATCCATCCATTTAGACTTGAAAACTTTATCTGTCATCTTGCTTATCTTTCTTTGCTGGAAATTGTGAAGGGAATGCTCTTTCAAGCATATCTGCGATCATTATGATCAATACAGTCGCCCAACCTAATGGACCTGCTACAAACAAGTAAGTAAACATTTGCCAATTCTTTGCTTCCTTACCTACATGTTTCTTTGCGTACATAATTATACACATAAACCAAACTATTGCAACTATTATACATAGTAGCATCATTGCATATTTTTCCATTTTACCACCATCCTAATGTTCTACCGTTGCCGGCTATAATTGCCATACAAGTTGCAACGTGTAGTACTATCCAAAATGTTCTAAACGCTAGTGCCTTTTTAACATCACTTTGGAGAATAGGCAAAAATTCTGGCTTGTCCTCGTCTGTAATCCCAATTGGCATACCTACTGTTCTAGCCCATACTTTTAAGAATCTTCGTTGCCCACTCATTAAATCTTATGTGTAAACAAACTGCTTACACTTTCTTCATTACTTACTCTTCGAATTGCTTCACCAAACATAGTTGATACACTTACTACTCGTGTTTTCTTACAATTGCTTGGACAGCTAAATTCAATACTATCTGTAATAACAAGTTCTTCAAGAGCACTGTCTTCTACTTTCTGACATGCTTTATTAGTCAGTACACCGTGTGTGATATAAGCTCGTACACTTAATGCACCTGCGTCCATAATTGCTTGTGCGGCATTACATAACGTTCCACCACTATCAATAATGTCGTCTACTAGAATAGCATGTTGTCCTTCAACAACACCAATCAACCCCATAACTTCACTCTCACCAGCTCGTGGTCGACGTTTGTCTACAATAGCAATATCACCACCAAACATATCTGCAAATTTACGAGCTCGTACTGTACCGCCTGCATCAGGACTTACAAATACTGTACCAGCACTAGTGTCTACATTATATTTAATATCTTTTGCGAATGCAATGCGTGATGTTAAATCATCAACAGGAATATCAAAGAAGCCCTGTATCTGTCCTGCGTGTAAATCCATTGTAAGGATTCTATCTGCACCGGATTCAGTAATTAGGTTTGCTACTAGTTTTGCTGTAATAGGTGTGCGACTTGCACTTTTACGATCTTGTCGAGCGTAACCAAAGTAAGGGATAACTGCTGTGATACGTCTAGCACTGCTACGTTTAGCGGCGTCTATCATTATCATTAGTTCCATTAGGTTGTCGTTAACAGGTGTACTTGTTGATTGTATGATGAAAACATCCTCGCCTCTAATGTTTTCGTTAAACTCAACACTAGTCTCGCCGTCTGGAAAAGACTTAATTTCAGCTGGTACAAGTGTCGCAAAACAATGGTCCGCAATTTTGGTTGCCATTTCAATGTTACTGTTGCCTGCGATTATTTTCATCTTCATTCAGTTCCCATTCTCTTTGATTGTTTGTAAGTTATGTATATTATAGTATACTTTAGGATGCTTGTCAATAGCTATTTCAAACTATTTGGAAAAAAAGCTACAGCAAACAGGCCGCCTGCTGTAGCCAATAATTAACTAGTAAGTGTCAACTATTTTATCTGCGATACCGTGTTTTACCGCTTCTTCTGCACTTAACCATACATCTTCTGCAGGTAGTAAGATTTCTCTGATTTTCTTTTCAGGTAATCCTGTGCAACGTTTATAGTGTTCTATCATACGTGCTGTTGATAGTTCAAACTCTTTAACACGTGCAAATAGTTCGTGTTCTTTACCTACTGAACCCCAACTATATTGGTGTGATAAGATACTTGTATTTCGTGTTAAAATACGTCTACCCTTTTCGCCTGCCATAAATGCAAGCACTCCACATGATGCAATCATTCCTAAGCCAACTGTCTTAATTGGTATAGCTGATCCTTTCATAGTATCAATCATACCAAAAGCGGCATGTACTGATCCTCCAGGACTGTTAATAATCAGTGTTAGTTCATTAGGACGCTCACTATCTGGTAGTAAGTTTTTCTCAATAATCCATTGAACTACGGGTTTTGTTGTTTCGTAAGTAAACCCATCTGCAAAGTAGTATACACCTGCATCCCACATCATTTGTCCAGGTTGCTTTGGTTGTCCTAATGGTGCTGGCTTTGCGCCTGCTGGACCACCTTCTAGGGCATCGCCCATTTGTGCAATTGCACTTTGTAATTTATCAAAATCCATTTATATTCCTTGTTTAATTTTAAAGTTGTTTACGACTTATCTCGTCGCCTTAATTGTTAACCTACTGCGACACGACTAGTGTCATCTGATGGTCGTTTACGTACTGACTTTGGAAGTATTGCAATTGTATTATCTTCCATTGGGTTAGTGTCATTTACTGCTAGGCACTCGTCGTTGTCAATTAGATAAAGTTTTAAATCTTCGTTAATCTTTAGTCCATTACTCCAACGTCCATGTGCAACCATGACGTACTCACCTTCTTTAATAAAGTCAATTTCTGACCCAACACTGTATACCTTAAACCAACGTGGTCTAACTGCATTCTCAGTAGCATCTTTTTCTGTAAGTATAATGCCACCTTGTGTTGTTATTGTTTGATCTGGCTTATCAATCATCTCTGCCAAAATCTTATTTTTTGTTGCTTTAACTATCATTGTTTACTCCGTTTCAATGTCTTCCATTGTTCCATCACTGTACTCAACCTCAAAATACTGACTTCCGTTATCTCTGGTTCTTGCAGTACGTGATACTTCTGTTACTTTCGTAGCAGTCTTCTTAGCAGGTTTGTCTACGGGCGTAGTGTCTGTCTCTGGCGCCTGTATACTTACTGGTTCTGTTACACCTGGCACTGTCTTGTCATAGTACTTATTAGCAATATCTTCTCTTGATATTTCTACGTTGTTTCTATTATCAATAATGTCGCCACGTGCATTCATGTTCAAGTTGCTTACTGCCCTTGTGTTTTCATGTTTTGCCGCCAATGCTGCCATATCTAGCACTTGGCCTTTAGCTGTTTTTACTCTTTTCATTTTAAGAACTCCTTGATATCAAGTTTATATTTTATGCTATCTATGCGATGCACACCTAGCAAGTACAGGCAGTAACTAGCTACACTACTACCTCTTCCCACGCCTAGTACTATGTCATTTTTATCACAAGTATCAACTAGGTATTTTAGGAATTTTAACACAATTACCATGCCTCTGTTTTCATATTCAAGAAGCTCGGTATATACTCTGTCACGTTGCTGTGCTGTAGTACAACGTTCCATTAACATCTCATTTATATTTATGTTCAAATATTCGTCGGGCATATTCCATTTACGCAAACATTCCTCAACATATGTATCACTGTTATCTTCGTAGTCTGCATTAACCAATTCATCTAGGTCAAATGTTTCACACCACTCGTTATAAGTGTTAATTGGTGCAACATCGTCCATAATAACGTTATTTACATTACTACCGCTTAGCCAGCCGTCAACAATGTCCTGTTCGGAAATAACGTATTGCTTATTTTTGTTCATATGCATCCTACTATTATATTACTTTTTGGCATAAAAGTCAAGCATTTCTTTAATTGATTCTGCCTCTGGTATTTCTTCTGGTAGTATAACTTCGCCAATTTCTAGCACTGATCCATCTATTTTATCATTTTTCATCATAGCTGTTTGCACGATCTGGTTCTTGTGATCTCTAATTAAGTCAATAAACAAATTAATTTGATCTAACATCTCACCACTCATCTGTGCTTTGGCAGCGGCTAGTACCTTCTTAAGCATTTGCTTTTCAAATTCAATAGTCTCTTCCATTGTAAGTGTTTCAAGTGCTTTATCTTTGTAATTAATCATCTCATCATGTCCACTCGTTTTTGGTGTCTTCCACCTTCGAACTTTGTAGTAAAGAATGTTTTAATTATGGACTTAGCTTTTTGTAAACTAGTAAAATCAGCACCCAAGCATAATACATTTGCATCATTGTGCTTACGTGCCATTTCAGCTTCTTTTTCTGTTCTACAAACTACTGCTCTTACGCCCGGTACTCTGTTAGCTGTAATTGAAACTCCATAACCTGACCCACAAATTAAAATACCTACATTTGATGCTTTACTAGATATTTCAATAGCTAGCTTGTTTGCAATTATAGGGTAATCTGTTTTAACTTCTGTGTGTGGTCCAACATCGTAGAACACAGAGATATCAAAAGTAAGATCTTTATCAATTGGAGTTAACCATTTTGATAATTGGTCTTTAAATTCATAACCTCTATGGTCTGAAGCAATGCACAAATCCATCTAGATATCTCCGTCCTGACGGTTTTCACTATAGTATGCATCAAAGTCACCACCTGGGTAACGTGCTTTAAGTTTGTCAATGTTCATTTGAATAACTTCATTTGGATCAATTTTTAGTGCCATGCACCCTTGCATCCAATACCACATTACATCGCCTAGTTCACGTTGCATATGATAAATGTTGTCTTCGGACATTGGCTTACCTTGAAACATAGCTTTTTTAACTATCTCAGTAAACTCTCCGGCTTCTGCACCTAGTCCACAACTTGCGGTTAGTAAACGTGGCATATCCACGTTCTTGTTTAGATCGTTCCAGTTAGCAATAAACGCATCATTGTTTTTGCTTTGTTCACTGGTAACGGCATCTACGAATTCTTCGTACTTCTTTAGATCAATTTGTTTAGTCATTTTACTCTCTCTGTTATTTAGATACGTTAACTTCACTAGCTAACTTATACGCTGAGTCATTAGCTTCTATTTTATCCATATCAAAGTTTACGCTTTCTCCACATCCACAACTACTGCTTGATGCTGGATTAACTACTTCTAACATGGTACCCATAAGGTCTTGTTTTAGTTCCAGTGTCGTTCCAAATAAGAACATAATGCTTGCACTGTCAACGGCCATTTTGTGCCCGTTATCCATTATTATAACATGATCTGCTTTAGTGTCAAGCTCTGATTCTTCTTTTAATTTCCATTCATAACTAAATCCTGCACAACCACCGCCACGTAATCCTAATACAGGAACTTTGTTTTCGTTCATTTCACTTATATTAGTTAAGTGGTGCATTGCTTTGTCTGTTACTTTTATCATTTTTCTATCTCCAAAGAGTTTACTGTCCAAAAGTTACTCTTACTAACTTCGGGTGAGTTGAGATATTGCAAGTTTACAATAGACACACCACCTAAAACTTGTGCGCCTGTCTGCTTTATCAATCTCTTGGTAGCAATCATACTACCTCCTGTTGCTATAAGATCGTCTGCAATAATAACTCTTGCAGTATGACCAAGTATACCTTCTTGTATTGTAAGTGTATCACTTCCATATTCAAGTTCATACGTTTCTTCTAATAGCTGTCCTGGGTATTTAGCGCCTTTCTTCCGAACCATTGTAAAAGGCAAGCCCATAGCATATGCTAAAGCCGCTCCAATTACAAATCCTCTGCTCTCAATACCAACAATATGAGTAGGGAATAGAAACGCTTCGTCACATTCCTTTGCCATATGTTTTACTAACGGATTCCACATAGGACTACTGAACAAACTATTTACATCGTAGAAGTTAACTCCTGCAATTGGATAGTCTGGTACTGTTCTAATGAAATCTTTAATGTTTGTTATGTCTAATTCTTCCATGTGTTTTTATCCTTATATGTCGTATGTGTTTACTTTTTTATAGTCTCGTTCAATTCTAATCATTCTACCATCAAATAACGGCAAACCTTTTAGTTTTACTATTTTAAATATATCATTCCATAAAGAATGAGAAGTAGATCGACCACTTTTATAAGTATTCTTTTCAGCCCACAGGCCTAATATTTTATATGGGTTTTCTTTTAACCATCTTGATTTATTAAATCGTACAGTATGTGCAAAGAATAAATCATCTGGAGATGTGCTAATACCATCACTATTATAATTAAGTCCAACATTACTTGTAAGATATGTTTCTGCCTCCCAATTATGAATCTGATAGTGGGTACCATTGACTTGGGAATGATATGAAAAATCATTAAAAATCATTAGAAGTTGATGAGCAAAATCACTGTAGTACTGTGTCATTTCTTCTCGTTGATCCTGGCTCAGTCTTTCTTCATCATACCAGTACTTCTTTCCCATTCTAACATCCCATCTCATTCTCAATACAATATCGTATTCAGCTGTTGGTACTAAGTTGTATGCATGAAATGCACTAACAATCTGCCCATAAGCCATTGGAGACACTTTCTCGTAAAATTCCATTAACTGCTTATCTGTTAATGTACTAAACTTATGTGTCTCGTCCCAGCCAACTTTGTAAGGTAATCTATGTGCTAGGTCTTGTCTTACCCATTCCCAAATCTCTTTTTGGTTGCTTTGCTTAAATGCTACTTGGTTATGCAGTGGATCAGGAAGTTCACATTGATCCCATGTATGCCCAAAATTATCCATAGTAACTACTGGTTCTGGAGAATGACGTCCAGTCATCTGCTTTACTAATTGCTTCCTAACTTCATAAAAGAAGTTTTGATTAGATTCCCTAATCGATACCTCTTTATTACCGTCTTGGTGATTAAAATTGCGTGTTAGTCCACTGTAACAAATTGCTATTCTTATGGGATGTGCCATTTAATGAGCGGCCCAAACTACTGTGTTTAGATCAATTCCATCTTTATACATATCCCATAAAGGTGACAGATCTCTTAATTTCTTTACCTTGTCTCTAACAAGTCTAATTGCTTCGTCTACTTCGGCTTCAGTTGTGTAACGTCCTACACTAAAACGTATAGAACTAGCTGATAACTCATCTGCTAAACCTAATGCTCTAAGAACATAAGATGGTTCTAAACTTGATGATGTACAAGCAGAGCCTGATGATACTGCAATGTCTGATACTGCCATTAGTAACGATTCACCTTCTACATAGCTAAAGCTAATATTTAAGTTACTGCCAATACGTTGTTCCATATCGCCATTTACTTTTACTTCTTCCATATCTGAGAAGCCAGCGTACAATCTATCTCTAAGAGCACGTGTTCTAACTTCTTCGTCTGCCATACATTCTTGAGCAATTTCAAATGCTTCGCCTATCCCAACAATTTGATGAGTAGCTAGTGTACCTGAACGCATTCCACGTTCGTGCCCACCTCCATGCATTTGTGCTTCAAGTCTGACTCGAGGCTTACGTGATACATAAAGAGCTCCCATGCCTTTTGGCCCGTATATCTTATGTGCTGAAAAGCTCATTAAGTCTACTGGAAGTGCTTTTAAGTCTATTGGAATTTTACCAACTGACTGTGCAGCATCGACGTGAAAAAATACTTTGTTTGCTCTGCATATATCGCCTATAGCTTGTAAGTCTTGTATTACACCAATCTCATTATTAACGTGCATAAATGACGCTAAGATTGTGTCTTCTCTTACTGTAGCTTTAAATTCTTCAATGTCTAATAGCCCACTAGGTAACGGAGTCATATAAGTTACTTCGAATCCTTCACGTTCTAATTGACGACAAGTATCAAGTACTGCTTTATGTTCTGTCTTTAGGGTAATAATATGCTTGCCTTGTTTTTGGTAAAACTGTGCAATACCTTTAAGTGCTAAGTTGTTTGATTCTGTTGCACCCGAAGTCCATACTATTGCTCTAGGATCACAATTTACTAAATCTGCTACTTGGTTACGAGCTTTCTCTACTGCCGCTTCTGCTTGCCAGCCATACATGTGTGAACGTGATGCTGGGTTTCCAAAGGTACCTGTTAATGTTAAACACTCTGCCATTTTCTGTGCTACTCTGGCATCTACTGGTGTTGTTGATGAGTAATCCATATACGTTGGAGTCTTCATATTAGCCTTCCTCTTGTTGATCACTTTCTGTTGGGCCGTAGTCATCATAAGAGCTTAGTCCATCATCAGGGAAATCATACATTGCCATCGGGTCCGAAGTATAATACGGGTCATTAAATGCCGGATCATCTTCGCCTGTTACACCTTTAACTTCTGGAACAAAATGCATTAGTGTGCTTTCAACACCTTGCTTTAATGTTGCCATACTACTAGCACAACCACTGCAACTTCCGCTTAGTTGTGTTTTTAAAATACCGCTATCCATATTAAAGTCAATAACGTTAACTTGTCCACCATGCGCCGCTACATTGGGCGTAACATACTCGTCCATGACTGATGAAATTTGCTCGAGTATATCTTCTTTACTTCTACTCATATTTGTACCTCGTTTTTTTAACAGCCATCATGTGGATGCTACGTTCTGGTTTATCTTTACGTGTTGCAAATTGATAGCCGCTAATAAATGAAATTACTATTACTGTTGCGATTGCTAAAACATGCCATACTATAAATGTCATATTGACTCTCCTGTCTGTTTAATATAATGGTGCTTATATGCTTTCATGCTTGAAAGTTTAATACGCTCCATGTGCTTAGTTGCTTCTTGTTGGTTATTATATTCACCAACAACTACTTCATTCTCAAATCTCGGTATATATACAACTTGAAACATTATTCGTCTCCTTTTCCAGGTTCTGCTGAAAGCAGTTCTCGTTTATTCGGTTTGCCTTTCCATTCGGCTGCATCGGGTGGAACATCATCTGGTCGAGCCAATGTAATATTCGGCCAGGCATTTTCACCCTCGCTATACTTAGTATTTATATCCATCCAGTATTGTAGTTCAGAACCTTCCAAAACATTATCAGCCCTAATAGCATCTACTGGGCATTCAGGCTCACAAACTCCACAGTCGATACACTCGTCTGGGTTAATTACTAGGAAGTTTTCACCTTCGTAAAAACAATCAACTGGACAAACTTCTACACAGTCCATATGCTTACATTTAATACAATCTTCTGTTACTAGATACGTCATAATTCGCCTTTAATTAAAATCCTAAAATCATTCTTGTTTCTTCGCTCATCTGGTCTGGACCAAATGTAGGTTCAAATGTAACTCTTACATCACATGTATCTACACTTTCTACTAGACAAACTGCATCATGGACTTCTGCTACGATTGCATCAGCGAATGCACAAAACGCACTTGTTAAAGTCATAACGATATCAACATGTGCTTCCTTAATATTTATTTCATAAATCAATCCCAAATCATATACGTTTATACTAATCTCTGGGTCATATACTTTTCTCAGTTCTTCAATTATCTGTTCTTTCACTTCTTCATTCCTTTCGATAAAATCTCAGCTATTAAAAATTGCCCTTTTTGATTGATATGCATACAACCACAAAGAAAGTCTTTCTTATAGTTGGGACGCATTGCAACCTGCTCTCTAACACTGTATCCAAGAGTTAAACAACGTTCTAATTCGTAGTCTGTTATGTGTTCCATCATTTCTTGTACTGCTACGTTAACTTCGTAATTATACCAGTAAAACTCTTTGTTATGTGCTTTACACAACAATTGCACTACTCGTATAAATTCTAGTTGACGTTGCTGTATATGCTTTGTATTGCTCATATACAGTTTTGTTAGCTTCACGTATTCTTGTATATTTCTTAACTCGTCTACGTTAGGCGCATCACCGCAATTGTCTTTACCGTACAAATTGTCTTGCAAAGTACGAAGTGACTCTGCGTGACTAGTTCCCAATCGTTGACTCATTGTTTCTTCTATACACAATTGATAAGGTCTACTTGCAACCCCGTCTACTGTATTAAACTCTCTGCTATAGTAAATCTCTTCTTTACTACTTTGCTTGAGTTCTGGCTTATTTTCTAAGTTGTCAAATGGTATTGGAACATAATCGTAATTGAGCCGAGGCTCAATTACTAATGTTGAACAATCATCTAAATAGCCACTGTTAAAAGCGTAGGTTATCTGAGCTAACATTGTTTCGTTGTTAATGCCCGATAACCCAAAGTTTTTAACAGGCCTATCTAGTAGGTGCCCGATATACTCGCAATATGATTTGGGTACTAATCCACTTTCAAAGTCATTGCAGACTCCTTGTGTATGACTAGTGCCAAAAAATGCAAGTGTATTCATTATTCAGGAGCCAAAGCTTCTGAACTTAAAGTAGCCTGTTGCTCTACTCTATTTTTTGGTAGCAAGATTACTGCGTTAGGTGTGTATATTGCACTGTTAGCACCATGCTCTGATACTTCAGCACTTTCCACCCAACAACGTCCATCTGTCTTTTTACGGATCAAGCTGTCTGCAAAATTAAATGCATGTTCTGCAAATTTCTCTGCACCAACTCCATCAAACAGTCTAATCTCTGCAAGGTTCAAAGCATCTAGTTCTTTAAACTTTTCAAGGTGTGGATCTGTTCTGTCTAAACATAGTTTATGATCGAAGTTATCTTCAAGCCACGCTTTCAACGGTTTTAGTCCGCCGAAGTCTACTGCCCAGTTATTATTGTCCAAATGGCTAGCACCAAATGTAAATTTAAATGCTAGACTGTACCCATGTAGCAAATGACAATGTGAGTGATCTGCATTGGGTTGACGGAATACTGCACTTAGTCCAATATTGTGTCCGTATGTTTTTGTGCTTAAATAAGCCATAGTTATTCTCCATTAATAATTGCGGCAGAGTATTTTACGAGGGATGACGCAGTAAGGCCTCAGGTGTAAATTTACGCTGTTTGTAAGTTTACTGCTGAAGAACCTCTTTGACCTTCTTCAACTTCAAACGACAGTTCGTCGCCTTCATTTAATCCGTTCATTCCTGAACTTCTAACTGCTGAAGAATGTACAAATACATCCTTTTCTTTGTCGTGTCTTTCGATAAATCCGTAGCCTTTAGTAGCATCGAACCATTTTACTTTTCCTGTTATTGTCATGTTTTCCTTAGTTTGTTAATTGTTGTTTTCTAACAGCAATGTTTATATTACTAATGTAATTATACACTTATTTGTGCTGTTTGTCAAGAGCATATCTTACGTGTTGGCGAATTACATTATTTGGGGTTGCATCACGTTTGTGCAAGACCTTATAATTGTTATATATAAGTAATTCGTTTGGTTTCCAGTGATGTGTATACATATGCTCTTGTTTATATACTGCTTCTTTCAACTGTTCTTCCAAATCTGTTTCAGTGTATGCTTCACTATAAAAGTAAAATGGGCCATAATCATCTTCCCATACTAGATCGTGTGTCGCTCTGTTTTTCCGTCTCCAAGCTCTTTCTTGTAAGTCGCTTTTAAATGTATACGGATATTCTTTTTGTGTCATATACTTTGTAATGCTATTTAAGCATTTAACGCCTTTAGCTGACGCTTTTAAAGCGTCTGTGCTTGCGTTGTACACACTTTGCATGTCTAAGTAGTGTGTTGGGCTACTGCCTTTATCAGCTTTAATACAGTACAATCCTACAAATGGGTGTATATCTTTGCTGTATGCACGATCGTGATGCCATAGCATATCGTCTGCATGATTTAGCTTTTCGCCTTCTTCGTCTTCAATGCCTATTGTTACTTCTTTTCTGCCATACATATCTTGATTGAGTAAATTACCAAATAATTCAATAGTTCCTCTACCTGCGTTTTGAACGCATATGATGCCGTATGCTCCATTGTGAAAATCTTTCACTAATTCAGGAGTAATCCAATCTACGTCGACTTCGTGTTTAAATTTATATTTTTCTGTAGTCATTTGTTAACGGATTTTCACCCCTCCATATAATATGTTGCCAGCATTCGTCACCTTCACCTGGTGCAGTTTGCCACTCATAATCTTCTAAGACCCAATCCTTGTGTCTACAATTATAATTTAACCCTCTGTGCAAATTACGCATTACTTTATGATTACCATGTTCTCTGCTTACAAAGTGTTTAGTTAAGCCGTTAGCAATTGCAAATTCAACTTGTTGATCTGCATGTTCTGCTGTAAATGTGCTTAATCCTTTAACATGGTATTTGTGTATACGCAATCCTTTTTGTGCTACGTTTAATTTCTTGCTAGTGTAGTACCTACTAAGTACTCTAACACCACCATTATAAAAATCTCTTGTTCTAGCTACACTACCTGCAATTGGATCACCATCATCGTCCCATGTTACACTATAGCATAAGTTTTCGTCACTGCTTAAACTTTCTATATCGTAATTATGAGGCAATCTATTCAAAGGATCTTTTAGCGACTCTTCAAATAGTGCTATAAGTTCCAATGGTATCCAATCTGTAGTTTCTGTGTGCATTAGCTTTCTTTAAGAGTTTTGTAATTAAATGCAATACGGTAAAGTAACCGATCACCTTTAACTGCATTACGTGCATGGTAACTCATAAACTGATCGTTAATGATTAAGTCACCTGTTTTCCAATGATGATGATACATATACTGTGGCTGGAATAAGTGTTTATGCAAAGCGTCTAATAATGGCTTTGCTTCTTCCAATGTAATCTCTTCTTTGGTTTCTTTGTTCCTAAGTTTACGCATAACACCAAAGTGTCCTGTGTAAATTGCTTTAGGACTATTCTCTTGATCCCACCAGCCAGGAATAGTTCTAAAAGGATGTTGAACAATTAATGGTTTCCAACTACCTCTTACTGGATTGAGCTCCTTGTCACCTTTACGTCCTGTACTTTTTAAGTTACCTTCAAATATTGCTAGTAACTCGTCCATGCCTTTATTTAAATTCTCATCATCAAATTGATATATGCTATTATCTTTGTCGAACTGTGCCCAATACTCGTACTTGTCCGCTGCTTCTTTTAAGTCCTGTGGTAAATCTACATATGCTTGATGACTATTTAAATAACTAGTTACAACTTGCTCTCCGGGCTTAACACAATAGAACGCAATGCAAGATTCCCTTACATGTTTCCAATGACGCCAGTTTCCATTGTTATGCCAACCTAATTCACTTTCGGGAAATAAGCCAACAAACTTTCCATCTTCATCTTTTTCATTTGTTACTCTACTTATGCCAGGATAGTCTTTGTGTTCAAAGTAAACATCAAAACCGGCTTTGCGTGGACTGTACAATGTGCCAATACTTGTTGCACCTGCTAGCAGTTCTTCTTCATTGAGATTGGCACCTGGAATATACGCAATAATATCCTTTGGTTGGTTACGAATAACCTCATGCCAGTTCTCTGGATCTCTCATATCTAAATTATATTCTGTCGCTGTAAACTTATAGTCCATTCTTTACCTCTTAATTAATCTTATAAACCAAGCACCCGGGTCTAATTGCCAGAAGTGCTTTCCTATTTTCCAATTCCTGGAGTCTTCATGATGGTTTTTATGCCACCCTTCACCACCTGTTAAAATATTAGCAATCCAACTATTCTTAGGTTTGCCTGATTCCGTATGTGGTATTAAATTGACAAGGCCGTAGCCGTGAAATGCTAACACTACTGGCATACAAAATCCAAACAAGAATAATGTAGGACTCATTACTAGTAATACTAGCATTAAACCTAAAATTAATGTAAAGTAGTGAGTGTGAAAAAACTTTATACAAGGTGTATTTAAACCTTTAATCATTTTTCTTTCGATAGTTACGTCATTGCCCCATTGACTAGTATAAACTTTAAAGAATCCTTTGAGTGTAGGACTATGTGGATCCTTATGTGTATCAGTGTATGCATGATGCATTCTATGTGTAGCCGCCCAAGTCAACACTGGACCTGGATTTGCAAACAATCCAATAATTTGAGCATACCACTCATACCATGGACCTGTTTCAAACGACCTGTGACTAAAGTATCTGTGATATCCAGAACTTATAGCCGAAGCCGCTATCCACTGCCACCATAAAAAACTACATACAAACATCCATAACTCACCAACTATAATAGCTGGTATAATCATAATGTGACATAACGCATGTATTGAAAGAAGTTTGCTAGTTACTGAAACTTTTTTGAACATGCTTTACCCTTCAAATTACGTAGTTACTGTAGAGTCTACTGTAGTAGTGTATGCCGCGGCTGCAATTTCATCTGCGTGTGCAGTAGTAAATGCATCACTTGTTGATTCATCAGGGAATGTAAGAACGACAACAACGCCTGTTCCTGCTTCCGTTACATCCATAGTACCGTTTGTTACATATTCTGTGTTGTAAACACCACATTTACCGTGCTCGGCTATCCATTCAGCAGCAGTTGCATAGGTATTACTATTCTCTGTTACTAGGGTAGCTGTTTTAACATAAGCCATATTTAATCTCCTTTATACACCTTCTAGTGTATTATACTGTTATATTACATTATTTATCATCTTTTGTCAACTAGATATTGACAGATAAATAAAGTAGTATATAATAAAGTTATGATAATAAAAGAAAATCCAGGCAAAAGAGACATAGAGTTCTTCGGTTACATATGTGAAGACATGGGTTACATGAATAATGCTAGTCTCGAAGCTATGAAATATGAGTGGTGTTTACAACACGAAGGCATGTGGTGGGCGGCCTATAGTGACAATGTGATTGTTTCTATGGCAGGATGTCATAAGTTTCATGATGGACATAGAATGATGTTCAGAGGTGTACAAAGCATGGTAGCTCAAGGTGGATTAGGTAAAAGTCATATGACAAGTATCCCATGGAAGTGGATACTGCCAAAACAATTAGAATGGGCACAGAGCTCGGATACACAACCTGCATACATAACAACAAATGTTGAAAATGATGCAAGTGGCAAAATGAATAGAACAGATAGATTGTTTCATTTGTTAGCTAAACAAGGAATCGTTGATCATTACACTGAAGAAGAGATTTACGGAACACTTCAATCAGTATGGAAACTCAACATTAGGAAATATTATGAAACATTGGTTTGATTGGAAACATTTAAGAATAGCAGAATACTTAAACAGCGATAAAAGAGACAATTTTATTGTATTGTATTTTAAACATATGTGGGTAGGATTTAGAGAAGCAGGTAAGCAATTGCTTATGTGTTTTGCAAGTATTATACATGCAATCTTTCCACCATTGTTTAATTTTAAATTATTAGAAATAGTAATTAACCAAGCAATAGGATTGCATAAGTTTTTACCACAACATCCTGACTGGAAAAAATTAAAAGATGAACTTAACAAAGATAATAAGTAACGGTACAACAATACGTACAAGTGGAACTACAGGTCCTAGTAAGCCTATATGGCAAAGTCCTGAGAAATTAGAGCATGCAAATAAAGCCGCAATAAAATGTCAGGGTATTACTGCTACTAGTAAAGTTCTTACAGTGTGTTCGTTAGATCACGCAGGTGGTTTACTAGCTCAAACACTGCCAGCAATAAGTGTTGGTGCTCCTGTAACTATAACACCGTTTAATGCATTTAAATGGATTAGCGAAATTACAAAGTTTACACACAGTCACTTAACACCTAATATGGCAAGGGCTGTTATGGGTACTAAGACATTTAAAACAATAGACATGACAGGTATTGTTATTATGTGTGGCAGTGATAGAGTACAGTCAGATATTATACAAGCATTCATTAACAAGGGTGCTACGTTTATTGTAAATTGGGGCATGAGTGAAGTAGGTCCTGTAGCTATAAACAAAACATACAAGCCAGGTGATGAAGTGTTACACACAGATATCATTATGGGTGATACTACTTACTGTGAAACTAAAATTATAGATAACGAACTGTATGTATACGGTGAAATTAGTGTTTATGATGATTGGTTTGCAACAGGTGATTTAGTAGAATACAAAGACGGTAGTTTTTGGTACTTAGGGAGAAAACATGCGTAAATTAAAAAACAAACATGTGTTCATAAGCTTCGAACAAGGTGCAAGTGGACATAAGCTAGCTAGAGTATTAGCTACTATGCCGTGTATGCATTGGTATAGCTGTGAAGAAAATGGGATAAACCCATGGAACGTTTCTAAACCAAATAGTTACAGTGGACAACGACAACAAAGTAAATATCACTTTGATAGGATTACACCAAAGGGTAAACTTCCACCCACACATGACTATGTAGAGAAGTATCTACCTAATGAAAAAGCGTACTATAAAATATTTGACGAAGTGTTTGAAAAGAATGGTGGAGCAGATATTATAAATGATGGCAAGAGAGTACTGTATCCAACTCATAGCATGCCAAGTAAGCTATTAGAATATTTTCCCAATAGCTTAATCATTAATATTGTGCATGATGCAGATATAACTACAGACAGATACATGGATATTGTTACTAAGTTTCCAGGCTACGTTAAGCATTATGGCATTGTGCCGCCTGATAATGAATACTTAAAGTTTTTAGAGATTCTACATGGTAGAAAATCAGACTTAACAATAGCAGATATTTGGGCTTTTGAACGTAAGAAGAAATTTTACTCAGAAGTATACGAAGATAAACTACGTAAAGAAGTTTATGCTAGAATGTTTTCAAATAGAGTTTTTAGAAATGCAGTTGATCACCCGAACGTGTTCAGCACTACAACAAAATTTGATTACAAAGGAATAAAGGAATGGTTAAATGAGCGACTACAATAACGTGACGTATATGAGCGACCACGCACCAGACTTTAGTAATGTAATTTTTGTTACAGGTGCTCCTGGTAGTAAATGGAGTGCAGTAAGTTGGGTACTAAGTGAGTCACCAATGTTAGATGTTAGTACAAGTGATAGAACTGACAAACGTCTTATGGTGCATGATGCAATATATGGTGGAGTAAGACACACAGGTGTTTACTTTGGCCCAGGAAATGAACTAGGAAAAAACTTTGACAATATTGACACGTTGTCTAGACGAGCAGTTCATAAAGAAATTAAGAAGGCGTGGAAAGAGTGGGATATGAACAAGCATTATATTGTACGTTGCCATCAATTCATATATAATTGGGATCATATGATTAAAACATTTCCCGAAGCTAAGTTTGTAACTGTTACAAGGCCTCCAGAAAGTTGTGTAGCAGGCTGGACAAGTGTTGGTGGTATTGATACACCTTATCCACACTACAAAGAATTCTATAAAACACAAGAAAATGCAATCAAGCAAATTAAACTAGAATCAAAATTAGCACATAAGGCATTTCATGAACATTCAATGGATGTACATGTAGCAAGCCGTGGTCATTTTTATCAGGATTTTTTACTAGACCCAGAAGAAGAGTCTGGTTTAGACAAATACATTAAACATTTAGAGGGGTATCAATGGACTAACACCGGAGATCCACTTATGAATCTAAAACATGATGTTCTGATCGGTTACCTAAATTTCTAGTAACCTCTGTTACTTTACCTTTTGCATTAAACTCAAATTGAGTATTGCCAATTTGTATATGGCCGTGCTGTAAATCTTGCCATGCATCAATTGCATAACTTCTCCAATTCGCTTTATACTGTAAAAATTCATTACCTTCACTGAACCTCATAAAGTTCCAAGGCTTATCTGTTTTTACATGATCCCAATTCCACTCTGAATCCATTGTTCTTGTTTTTATTTCTTCTACTTCTAATTTAGGGAATGCAGGATATGTGTCAACATGCATAGTAATTGGTCGTGTCATTGAGGGAGTTGTAAATTCTTTTGGTATACTCGTACCAATGTCACTTGTTATACGAAAACTTTCACCCGGTGGTGCAAAACCCGGTTCGTCAAAGTGAGTGTAAATACATTTTATAGTTTGAAACCCACATAACCATAAAGCCATAAGTCTTCCACTGCCTGGATGTACTCTATATCTATTATGCCAAGGCTCATGCACTATTTGTGGATAGAATATTAATTGATCGTATTGTATAAGCTCTGCAAGATAGAATATTTTACTAACATCTTCCAGTATTTCTCTATATGGCATTTCATTGTTGGTTATTTTTTCTTCTTGAAATGCTAGTACGTGTTCAATAGGTAATTGTCTATATTCTTCTAGCTTAGAAACTAGATCTTTCATTGGCGAATGTAGTAAATCCCAACCAACATAACTAGACGCTATATAACCACCCATCTTTTCGTGATGTGTTAGCCAGTGTTTAAACATGTAATGGCTTGCAAATTCTTTTAAATGCTCGTAATGTTCTACAGGCACAACATACCAGCCATATTGGTATGCCAGTCGTGTCCAGGATGATCGTTATCACGTGCTAACGGATAATCGTCTTTAGGTAATTGACTAATGTGTGTTTGTTTTAGTTCAATATCGTTAGCTACACAATAAGAAGTTAGTAACATTTTATTCTTTTTGTAGTTATAGTCGTCTGCTTTGCTATTCATTAATGATGCATAACCACTTATCCATGTAGGTGATTTCATCTCTGCTTTTATAGCTTCATCTGATAGATTTTTAAATTTGTCTAGTCCGCCTTTTGCACTAATGTATTCTCTGCGTTCTTTAAACGTCCATAATACATGTATAACGGTCGGTTTAAACGTCTTACAATATGCAATTGCAAGCCTTGCTATTAGATCGTTGCTAGCACCGTTTATACCGCAATTTACAGCGTCTAGCATGCCAGGCCAGTGTATGTTTACTCCATATCCAAACGTATAACTACACCCAAATGCTGCCGATGCTCCCATTGCAGGAACCATTCTACCTCGATAGCGCCAGTCATTAATAAAGTAGTCTACACTCTGTGGTTTCCAGCCCTGTGCTACGCCCTGATCCTTCTCATTTTGATCTAGCCAAATACGCATTCCTGGCCTTTCGTGTCCTAACGTAAAAACACTGAACCAATCTGATTCAGTGTGTTTTGCTTCCATAAAGTCTGTATGTTTGATCATTAACTTAGTATGCCCAACGATAAAAATAGTGCGAACCAACTTGAGTGATTCGTGCCATGCCTCGATCATGTATCCAATTAGGACTGATAGCTACGGTGTGATAGTGTGTACTGCCTTCTGTAACGTCTGGTAGCAATTGCTCTGACCCAGGTAGTGTTGCTTGAAGAACCATTGTTGCAATATCCTTAGCAAGCCAATACGAAGCTTCGTCCTTCATCTCATCAGCTTTTCCATCACAGAACCAGCTAAACTGACATCTGTTCTTAACAGGAAAGTATACACGTTCTGCATCAATTAAATCAGTATCTTGCCTAGTTTTCCAACTCTCTTTTGTTGGACCTTGCCTTACTACATCACAAATAGTATCAGGATAACGAGGATCGTCTACACGATTTAACACAACCATTGTAGTTGCATACATACCAGCATAACCATCGCTTCGTGCTTCAAAGTACATGTTCTCAGTTAAACATAATGCTTCTTCGCCACTGTAACCTGTTGTAAATTGAGTATCCATTAGATATGCATTACTATTAAGTATCTCATAAGCTGGCAGTACGCCTGTAGTATCTGCTTTTACTGGCCAAATGCCTATTGATAACATAAAGAGTGCTGTTGCTGCCGCACAATTCATTACGCCACCAACTGCTAATCCTAATAATTTCATTTTTTTCATGTTAACTACCTATTATTTGTTTTGTTTATATACATATTATACTGTAAGATGTCTTGGTTGTCAACCTTTAATTTGAAGAAACATGTTGATAATTTTTTCTCCAATCATTTCCTGTTACTTGTTTTAATGAGTAATCTACTACCTTTACTATAGGTTTGACTGATTCAACTGAGCTGATACAAAGTGCATTAAATCCAGTAATTTCGTCAATTCCTTCTCGTACATGGAACATTCTCATTGAAGCATGCATATCATCTGACCTAGTTGGATCAAACTTTACACCAGTTACTTCTTTCATCATTACAGCTATTCCATATGCGTGTTGATGAGTAAACTTACGAGCTAAGTCTTTACTAACAGCGTTCCTTACTTTTGCATGCCACTTCCTGCTTTTAAACTTATCCCAATCAACAATAGCTAAGTTAACTAGTTCTGCTGATGCTGTTAATTTCTTCTGTAACTTTGGTGGTACCTCTGCACCCCATAGTTTAGCAATGTAAACATAACCAAGTGCTGACTGTACTCCTAATGAGTGATACCATTGAGCTCTAGAACCTCTAAACGAATTATTATTAATATATCCATCATCAAAGAATAGTTTGCTTATTTCTTTGAACCTAAAGTTAATTTCTTTAGCGGCAAGCTTCTTATCACCTGTCCAGGCTGCATAAGTTAATGTTGTCATTCCACCATTAGCAAATTGATAAAAACCTGAATCTTTTTTCCCCCATACATCGGGCTTCATAAACCTCTTCCACATTCCTTCAACATATTTGTCTATGATTGCAATTTCTGCTTTAGTCATGCTAGATTTTAATTTAATTACGTTAGTTAAGTAGTGACCAAAGAAATGCATTGCACCTTGATACTCGTGATAATAACATGGTGCGTTAGGGTCATTATTTTCCCAACACTTTGGCTTATGCTGTAATTCGGCACGATTAATAGTGTTATATAATTGATTTGCCTCTGCAAGATCTACTGCAAGGTCTATTGCAATTTGAATGTTAGCTTCGTTGTTATTAACTAGTGCATTGTGTGTAGCTACTTTCCATTTTTTAACAGGACCAATCATAGCCTGCCCACTATCAAGTGATGTACCATTTTTTGTGTGTTCTTCACTCCAATCAAATCCAAGAATATTTTGGAAATCTTCAAGTAAGAACTTAGAACTAAAAGTGTTATTAGGCATAGCATCACACTGCTTAACCTCTTCAGTAAAGAAATGGTTTGCAAAGGTAATATCTTTGCCTGTAGTTTTTGCTAACGCTGATGTTGATAATAATGTTATTAAAATAATCGCATAGTATTTCATAATTACTCCGTTAGGGTTGTGTTAATAGATGGTGCTTCTACACATAGAAACACTGCTGAAGGATTTGGGCTTTCATTGGATACTGTAACCAATGCTTCATAGCAAAATTCTTCATACTTAAAGTCAGCTACCTTTAAGGCACTAACCTGTGGGTCCTCAATACTTATTAATACCAAAACTAAAAGCCACATTATGCTACAGCCCTCTCCAGGTATTCACACGTGTAGTTTAACCTTTCACCTGCTGGTCCCATTAGATAGGATTCTGATTTGCCTGAATAATCACCGTTCCAATAGGCTTCGGCTTTGGTGAACTTAGTGGCAGTATACTCCCCACCAAATAGGCTTTTGGTTACGTTCCAAGGAGTTTCCCATGACTCGCACACAATAGCATTATTCTGCTCTACAGTAGAACTCTCGATTGTTTCACTGCTACCAAAATCAGCATGCTCTACGAACCGAGCGATCATTAACGCATCTTGCTCGGTGGTAGTACCAGCCATAACAAAGGTGGAACCACCCTTGAACTTCCAATATTGTGGACATTCGCCCGTACCGTCCCAATCATGGGCGCCATAATTCTCTTTAAACTGTGTTTGAATTACTAATTTCATATTACGTTCTCCTAACTTTGTTTAACTTATACTACTATTATAGCAAGAGTTCTTGGTGTTGTCAACCTTTTTTTACCAAAAATACATAAAATTTGGGTCATTTTTCAATAAAACAGTAACATTATTAGATAGTGTCATTGCATTACTGCTTATTTCTACTACTTTAACTGCTTTAAACCCACTGTATTTGTATTCATCTTGATCTGTGCTTTTGGGCCAAAGTGTTACATAATTTCCTATTTTTACATTTTCCATTAATCTAAATCACACACCCATTCTTTGCCTGTGAATTCTGCAACCAATGTATCCGTGCTTAGACCAAATGGTGAACGGATAGTTGCTAGTGGCTTAGTAGTGAATTCGCATATAGTGCTAGACACAACATCTACTTTCTTAACGCCATAGTCTGTGTCATACCCGCGATTTAAAAAGTGTACATTTAGTTTTTGCATTGTGTTTTCCTTCTTAATTTATCTAACTTGTACTTATAGTATATAGCAAGACGTCTTGCTTGTCAACCACTTTCTTCCACTTCTGAGTATATTTCTTTTAGCATTGTTTGTAAACACCTAGCCATTTTGAGTTGTGTTGGAGTTAGGCTAGCAATGAAATCTGAACATTCTTTTGCTGTTTCTAATTCTTGCATATGCTCTAGCATTACAACTTGCATATAGGTTAAGTCTGCTATGTCATATGTTTGCATGGTGTTTCCTTTGTGTTTGTTTCCTTAATACAGTTATAGCAAATGATTAAGGTTTACGCAACCGAACAGAAGTATAAAAAATGGTATAAGAAGTATAGGTCACAAAAAAACCCCAACTAAGGGGCAAATGTATAAGTTATTGTTTTCCGTGCCATCGAAATATAATATCATATAGTCGTTGCAAGTAATATTGTGTAAACCGTAGTCTAGTTTCTTTAAATGGTTCTGGATGCGGTATCATACCTCTCTGACCATACAATGGCCACTTTGAAGATCCGCCGTATGTGTTACGCATATAATTATCATAGATAACACTTTTCATTTTATCCCCAATCCTTATGGTCACCAAATTCTTCATTTTGTCTATAGCCTTCATTGTAGGCTAGGATTTCTGCTTCTGTCATATCCTCTTCTTTTACTTTTGTAGAATTATGTGTTCCCCCTAGGAAGTAATGAGGGCGTCCTGGGCGTCGATAATAACTATCAGCTCCACCTCTGTCGTGTGGACCACCATGTCGTTTGTCAAACTCAGTAAGTTTGTCAATTGTATTTTGAATATCGTGTCCAAGAGTTTCCATAGTTTTATTCCTTATATTTTCTATGTAGTAGTTCTACAATAACATGTAAAGAACTGTATGTCAACCTAAACTAGGTAAAGTCTTTAAAAAAGTCTTTCCTATACAGACATGCCATTATTTCTCTTATAAGATATACGTACTTACTACCTTGTTCGCTCCATGGTGAAATGTGTAACGCAAGTTCAATTGCTGATGTAGATTTCCATATTGTATTTTGCCATTCTAGTTCTTTTCTAAAGTCTGCATATACCTCTAAGTTACTAAGTATCCACATATAGTGTTTAATACTTTCACAGTAGTTTGCATATTTCTTAACACCCCAAGGTGCGTTTGGATTTCCTTTAGCTTTCATTTGTGGATCCTCTTTATTCCACGTTCTAATACCAAATAAATTATTTCCTTCTACTGCAAATCTGCTTTTGCCCCATGCTGTTTCATGTGCGGCCATTGCAACGATAAGTTCTATTGGAATTTGTGTGTTTTTAGGATAGGCGGTTGTATCGGCATATATAACATCAACGCATCGTTTGATATCATATGCAAAGTCTCTACTACTTATTTCTGATGCATTTGCCTGTAATGTAAACATAGCAACTGCAAGGAACGCTAGTATTCTTTTCACTAAATATTTATTAATATTTGGCATATAGTAATATTATACGTTTACTTCGATTAGTTGTCAATGGTTCTTTTACTGGGTTTTTTGCGTATTTTGTCTATTATTTTCTTCTTTATAGGCGAAATAGCAACATCTCCAACAGTAACAGTACCAATTCCCTTTAATGTAAACAGTGAAGGGCCACATGCATTAAGCATTAAAAAGCAACTAATCAATAGTAATCGCATTACCACTCAAATAGGTTAGTGAACGTTGTTTTAGCTGCCGCTTTATCTAAGCCCCAATCGAGAACACCAAGTAAGTTTTCTAACTTCTTACTTACTACAATTTCTTCCATTTGATCATCATCAAAAGGCAATACCTTAAACCATTCTGGGAGCCTTGTTTCGTCTGTGGGATATCCTACACTTGTAAAGCCCATTGGATTATCTTTCAAACGACATACAATTGTTTTCATACCATCTGTAATTTCTACTGCATAATTATCGCTGTTAATCTGACGTAACTTATTCCAATTCAATGCCGCTGTAACGTGTCCAGGCATAGCAGGCTTCTTAACATCTTTAAGAGCTTTGCCGTTGTTGTGTGCATGATTACGATCTTTATCATAACGTGCCATTTTACCTCGATACGCTGTTAAGTTATTAACACGCTTTGGACTACCTTTTTGCCAACTAGGCTTTTCACGATACTCTTTACGGAACTCAATAATACGTTCAAGTACTTCTTGTTCTTCTGTACCAGTAAGTACTTTTAACAATAGCTCTTTGAGAAAGTCTTGCATCCATACAGGAGTATCACTACGTTTTAGATCTAAGCCCATTGCTTTAATGTAACCATCTTTGCCGTCATTGTCCTCACGTTTACCTTCATTATCAAACACAAGCATTGCATAACGCTTCTTTGTAATAAAGATACCTGCACTACCAACCATTTCTCGTCCTGCGGCAATAATCTCACCTAGTTCAAGTGTTGTGTGAAATGACTTATTCATAAAGCCAGGAAACGTTTTGTTTACTTCTTCACAAACTGCATCATAGTAAGCAATAATATTATCTCTATCCCAATTAATTTCACCCTTGTTAATCTGTTCCTTTAACATAGGATATGCACTAAAGTAAGTAGAGTCAGTATCACCATATACAATTGCATCACCTTGGTGATCATAAACGCCTGCCATAACCTTATTAAGTTCGCCTGCCATGTGTTTAGCAATGCAACGACCTGTAAGTGTTGTACTCTGTCCCAAGCGACTATCAAAGAATCTACTACCAGGATTAAGTAACGCACCATATAAACTGTTCAAGTTAATCTTCTTAACCAACTGTCGCTTATCCCAATACGCAAACTTATCGCCACCTTCATCACGTGCCGCACGTGCTTTTGATTGTAAAACTTTACGTTCAGCATACCAACGCTCTAGCAATCCAGGAATAACACCTTTCTTTTCATATGTAAAGATTGTGCCGTTTGCACTCATTATCCAAGGCTGTCCACTATTAAATACAATTTCATATATCTCTGCACCTGTTGCTTCAAAACTAGTTCCGTCTTCAAAGTCTAAGTGTAGTATTTCTTCAATATCTTTTTCCATTACCTTTTCATATTCCGGACACGCAAATCGTCCTTCCCATGCTTCAGCAACTGTCTTAGCATTTGCAATTAATTCTTTTGTGTACACTTGTCTAACTTGACCAATAATAGTTTCAGTACTCATATTACAACTACGGATAATACTAGGATACAGTGAGTTCAAGTCAATACTGCCTACCCATTTATGCATACCTTTTTTAGGTGTTGCAACATATGCACCTGCCGCTGATGTTGTGTCTTTGTCATAACGTTTGTCTGGACAGATAAGACCCTGTGCATGTGCTTCGTTAAGAATAGCTTGGTCTGTTTGTGCAACTGCACCCATTGTTGTTTGTAGTAGAACTGTGTTAGAGTGTGCTAGTACATTAGCTAAGTCAATAAACTGTAGCTTTGCATCTAGTTTAACAAGCAAGTCAACGTCTTGCCTCGAATATGCAATAAACTTTTCAAAGTCATTGTTGTATAACTGATCTAGTGTGCCTTCGTATTCTACTTTACGCTCACCAAGCTCATAATCACCAATTGCATCTAATGCATAACTGTGCATTTCATGATATGTATACTTGCGATAAAGTTGCATGTAATCCATGTGTACACGCCCAATAGTATCATACGTTTGTTGTACAGCACCAAAGCGTTCAAACTCACGTGGCTTAGGAAACTTATCCCATAAACAAAATCTACGTGTGTGACTCTTGCTTAATACTTTTGCTACACGATTAACAAGATATGGAATATCAAAGCCTTCGCTGTTCCAACCAGTCATTACGTCTGCATCATCAATTAGATCTAAAAATGCTTCAAGCATTTCACGTTCAGTACTAAACAAAATAGTATTTTCAAACTTATCAGTAATTTCAGTAGCCGCGGCCATTGTTAATGTCTTAGGTGCAATAGATAAACATATAGTTGTATTCATCCAACTGTTGTGTAAGCTAATTGCTGTTACTGCGTTAAATGGATCATGTGGTGGAGCAAAGCCTACATCTTTATTAAAGTCTGTCTCAATATCAAAGAAACAAATATTAAGATCTGGTGTTTCAGTAGGATCATAATTCTCTGCGAATGTTTTAAAGATTACATTCACATCACTCTCATACAAGCCTTTGTGTCCGTTAATCTTTTTCTCAGTATTAAACTTCTTGCTAGTGTTGCATACAACACGCTCAAGCTTCTCGCCAAATATACTAGTATACTTGCCACGTTGCTCTTTATAATAAAATGTATACTTTGCTGGAATTTCTTTAAATTCACGTTTACCATTAACACGTTCTACAACGTGTACAATGTCTTTATCTCTGTCGTGTGTTGCGTCTACATAGCTCATATTTTATACTCAAAGTTTTGGGTAGTAGGATTAATGTTAATTAACCTAGCACCGTTTCTAATGTGATAATGTGTCGCCATTGGCGTTAGTGGTGATAATGTCATAATAGTTTCTATGTTACCTTTTGTCCTCATAAATTTTAAAAGCTCTTCCATGATCTTTTTGCCTGCACCTTTTTTCAAAGACCAAACTGTGTATGCTATTGCTATCTTGCCATCTACGTGACTCATAAGATCTAGTTCTTTAACAGTAGTCGGAATTTCATCTGTGTACGCAATACAAATAACACCTTCTATATCGCCATCGTATTGTAGTCCAAATATCTTCCTACCTTTGTCTTTGCGAAATTCGTTGCTTAGTTCGGGCCTAACAGGATCATGTGTTATATCAATGCTATCTAATTCTACTATTTCTGCTCGCTTGATCCAACTATAAAAGTCGAAATCGTATCCTGCTATTTTCATAAATTGATTTTCCAGTATTTTTCTAATTGTGGGATATAGTTAAGTATACTTGTTTTTCTGTGTTTGTCAAGTATTTCCGTTGTTTTACAGAAGAAATTCCAATCATCTATATCTTCTTCTGTGCGAGGTTTTCTAAGTGAATATATTAATGCGTCTGTATATTTTGAATTAGCTTCTAACCAATCTGCTAATTCCAACTTGTACTCTACATCAGGGTGAACTGACATACGCAAGTATCTAGGAAATGCAAGTGGGCTATTAAATAAGCCGGCGTTATGTGTTAAAACATGTTCACTACCCCATTCAACATATTCTTTAATGTTATACACATTGAGTAGTTGTGGAGTATATGACATACTAATTTTAAAATTGTGCTGTTGTTCTATAATTCTATCTTGTATTAACTTACCTTTATACTTTCCAATTGGTGTGCTTGGACGAATGTATTCATACAAATGATTTATGCCGTCCATACTTACAATTAGTTTTGCATTTAGTTTTGTTAATTTCTTTACAATATCATCTTTTACTAATGTAAGATTAGTTATAATTTTTAACTCTCCTTTGTAGCTGTGTTCATTTAACTTATCCAATAGGTAAACAAACTGCGGTGTATAAAAAGGTTCGCCACCACTTACATCAATTAATGATGCATTTAAAAACTCTTGTAAATTATCATCTACAACATTACTTGGTAGCCCATAATCTCTGCCTTTGGGATTAAAAATTGCTCTTCCAACTTCGTCTCCTAATGCATCGGATAATACTTTAGCATCTTTATACCAACCTGTGCTTCTATGTGGACTGCACATAGTACATCTTAGATTACATGCATTACTAAAGTCTATCTTAATCTTACGTAGTTTTCCCGGTTGAGTTCCTTTGGTTGCTCCATGAGCAAATTCGCTAAAGTTATTATAACGCATACTTTGACCAACAGCTTCTTCACCATTAATACAAAGTTCACATCCAGATGGTAAAATATTAGTAAGTGTTTGCTTTCTTGCTAACTGATAATCTTCACTATCAAATGCTTGCTGTATACTCATGTCGTTAATGTTTCCAACAAAGCCTTTATGTATGCAACAGAATCCTATACGTCCTTCTTGATCAACGTGTACTTCGTTATGTGGACTTACGCAATAAGTGTTATCTGGACTGGGTCTATTTTGTGAAGACATACACACCCTCGAATTTTTCTCTACCCTCTTTCTTATCATTGCCCACACCGGGTCTAGTGTTAAGCATCATCTTAATTGTTTCTGTGTGTTTAAACCCACACTTCTCAGCTAATTCAATCCAACGGTCAACTACAAAGTATTCTTTATTACCATAGCTTTTATAATCAGCAATGTTAGTAGCAAATACTCCATCTGAGTTTAAACCTTTGTGTATGTTTTGCATTGTGGGTGCAACATATCCTTCAAACCAATCATCCATTGTAGTGTATTTAACCATGCACTGCGTTGGTTCGTCTGAGTATTTTTCTAAATTAAAATAAGGTGGGCTACTAAATGCTAAGTCAATATTTTCGCATTGGTATTCTTCTGAAGGTGAACAAATAATCTCAGAATCATTTCCCATTAATTTATCTAAATAATTTAAATAGTTAAATGTTTCTGTGTTTGGATCTGTGCCAATATAAGTGTAGTTCATGTTACTACTATTGATACCCAACAACCTACCTCCGTATCCACAACTGTAATCATATACTCTGCCCCATAGTACAGGACATAAACGTTCTGCAATTGCCCTTGCATTTTTAGGTTTAAAGTTTTGTACGTTCTCACCTGTTACTAATTCAAGTGAACGTCTAACGGCTGTAGGATATACTAACTTGTTGCCTTCTCTAAACTCAAAACATATTCTTATAGCTCTGCGTAGTTTTGCATCATTAAAGAACCTGTCTTTTAAACTATTACTACCTCGGCCTTTTGGTTCAGCTGTTTGCATATTAGTAAATACAAACCTGTTGATTGTTTGACCTTGATTATTTCCAAGTCCTATTCTATTGTTTTCTACTTTGTTGTAAGATGAAGATTTAAAATTCTTAATTGCAGTTTTTAAACCTTGTTCAGTGAAATAGATAATTGGTACAATACCTCTGTTACGATAGATATTGAATACACGCTCTATTGTGTCTTGTGGATCTTTTTGATATACTTCGTTGGTAAACGTATCCAATTCACTATAGTGATCTTCATATCCTGTGAACTCATCATTGTGAATGTGTTCTGGTTTGATACCCCAGAATGAATGGATACGCTCTATCAATTTACTCTCCTAGAAAGTACTTGAGTAATCCGGTTGTGTAAATGAAAATGGCAACTCCGTTAATAAAGACTAAGGCTCTATCATGCCATATCATACCAACTACTAACCAACCAGTAACTCCAATAAGAGAAATAAGCATACTCCATGGATGAACGTTTGCACTTACTAACGCCATACCACAAAGAATAAAGAAACTAGCTGTCCATTTAATATACCAGTCTGTAGTATGTAATGGAGTAATTTTCTTAAAGACTCTAGTGGAGTCTAACTTCTTGATCTTCTCATCAAGTTTTACCCGAGCTACTTGCTCAATACTTTCCTTGGCCATTAGTCTGCTCGTCCAACAACTTCGAGAATAGTTTCAAGTGTATCGAAATCATCTCTGTGCTTGTGGAATTCTGCTTTGTGTGCAACTTTGATTGCTTTAGTTAACACTCCGGGCTTAATGCCCATTTCTTCAGCAATATGTTTTACAGTATCTCGAAGACCCTCATTTAAAGTCTCGACCTCTGTCATAACATGTGTGCCTTCTGTGATAAGCTGTTTTAGCTTATTGATATCTTCCGTACCGAACGTAATGCTCATAGTTTACTTCTCCTGTGTTAATATGTTATTATACAGTTATTTTAAGCAATTGTCAATTGATTTCTGATGATATTTTGTACCTTTTGCGTGATTAGTTTAATATCTGCTTCTTCGCCACGGTTTCTACGAACGGCTTCTAGCGTTGCTAGTGCAAACATTGTTTTAGCTTGTAAGGTCTCAAAATTGTGTTGATACTGCTGATACAGGTAACTAATTGTCTTTAACTTGTTAGCTACTGTGTTAAGGTTGATATCCCATTTGTGATATCCGTTATGTTGCTTATATTCAGTTATCCATGGTTTCATATTTGTATTAGGTTTAATTCCTAACTTGCTATATGTTGCTGTAGCATCTTCTAACCAATCGTCCATTTCTAGTATTACATCTGTATGTCTTGCCCAGTCAATGTCTTGATTTTGATATTGGTTATATACGTACTTCCAGGTTTCTTTTAAACTTACAAACTTATTCATTTCGTCGCTGTATTCACGCTTTAAGAATAAGTCCATATACTTATAACTGTTTTTGCCCATTGCAGTAGTAATTACTTTGATTGGGAGGTTATGCGTATCTCTCCATTCAATTAATTGTTCTGTGTTTGTAGCATGTGTAAACAATGCAATATTCTTATCTGTGGATAAGTTTTTCCATTGTAAACATAAATCTTGGATTGTTTTAAGAGACATCGTTTCATTGTTTCTTGCGGTGTGAGTGTATATTGATGCATACGAAGTTGGAATATTCCACCAATCTTCTATTACTGTTGCACTGTTAAACTCTGCACCGGGTTCTTCTAGCCAAAGGTTTTTGTGTACTATATTATAAAATTCAGGGCTTTGATTAATTATGTATGTTAACGCACTTGCACTGATTGCACTACGGGTACATACTAGATATATTTGATTCATTTATTCATGAATACTTTGGGTAGGTAGTTCCATGCTTTGCCTTGTATTTTCCATTGCATATAATCGTATCCTTCCCATTGAGTAAATCGGGGTAATGATGGGTCAAACACTTTACGAGTAACGGGATCAGTAAACTGTTCGGCTTCTGGTCCAAAGCATACTGCTACACCTGGGTCGAACCAAATAGCATCATTAGCCTGTTCATTGGAAACCTGGTTGGGCTTTGTTCCATCTCTATTACCAAAGATTCCTGTTAGCTTGTCTTCATAATTATTCCACATCCAGTTAGTAAAGTATGCTATTTTCTGGTCTTCATTGCCTTCATGAAACTGACCTTCTGTGCAACGAAATGTTCCTACTTTATGTCCTAGGTTTAATATCTCACTAAGTAGTACACCAAGTCCCATACCTTCGTGTCTAGTAGCTAATTCGTGTATAACTTTTTCTTTATGTTCTTCTGAATACAACCATGTGCTTGGTCCACTCTTAACACATAGGAACATAGCTGGTGCTTGTGCTACTGGTATCATGTACTCACGTGGAATATCGGGATGTTTAACATCATTTTTAGGCTGCCAGTATATGTTTTTAAGTAGCCAGTGTCTTATATCTGAATCGCTATCGTCAAGATAGATCCAAATATCAGATTTAGCATCACATTGTAATGGTAGGTTGTTTAGAACTGTTTCTAGATGATCTATATGTTCTTTAGGTATTGTTCGGTTGGTCTCTGAAAATTTTCTAACGGTATATCGATTAGTCCACTGTTTAGCGTCCATTGCCTATCGCCTCTTTTTCTCAAGTGCTTTTATACGTTTTTCTAATTCTTCTATTTTTATAGTTAGTTTTGGATTGGCTGCTTTCCATGCATCTGGGTTATGCTGTAACCAAGTAAAGCCCCAACGATTAACTAAAAAGTCTAACGTTGCTTGCCACTTGTTAATAGCCCAAAAAGCCATGTAAGTATCTTTAATCCAATATATGAATAAAGCACCAAATATACTACCTGCTAGTGCTGTCCAGATCCATAACCTGTTTGTCGCCATTTCTAATATAGTATCCCACATTATGCGTTCGCCCTGTTAAGTGTTAGCTGTGCCCACTGTTCTCTACCTGCACCAGCTTGTGTTGGTATAATACTAATGCTTGTCGAAGCACTATGTCCGCCTCGTCTAAAGGCAATTAAATCATTTTCGTTTTTAATCATTGCAAACTTTTGGTTAGGAAAACTGCATAGCAATAATGCATCAAAGTCATCTCTATTTTTATACCATGCAAAGTTAGCTTTTAAATAAGCATCTTCTATTGCTATTGGATCATCTGTCGATTCAAATGCTTTTACAACAGGATCTGCAAAACTATCTAAATCCATTTTTAGTAGCTCTGACATTAAAGCCCTTCTATTATTTCTACTGGCTGGATCCGATAATGGTAAGTCAATTGCTAGTGCTTTAATAAATGGACCAAGACCTAAACTGCCGCCTTTGCCTCCAATAGCACCTATAATTGATTCAAGACCCAATTGATTAGCAAATTTGTCTAGTATTGAACGTTTAGCTTTTTGTGATCCGCCGCCGTAACCTATACGTCCGCCTGTGCTTGATACTGCTGATTTTAATTCAACTTTACCAATGCCATCAATTTCTAGATCACCTTCGCCACTTGCTAGTCTAATTTTATTACTTAAACATGCTAGTGCGTATTCGCCTGGGCCTTTTTGTTTACGCCCTGTTCCGTAGTTCTTTAAATCGTGGAATACTTTTAGTGCTGTTGGGTGTGTAAATACATTTGAAAAACTTGTTAATGGTGAGTCCAAACTTCCGATATCAATAACTCCACCTTTTCCTAGCTGGTCTGTCATTTCTGATATTGACTTATAATCACTATCTGCATCAGCAATAATTTTAGTTAAGTCTTGCATAACTAAAGTCTTTTCTTTATCACTTAATGGTTCACCTTCTAAAGGAACGTTAAACGCTTGTGCGACATTATCGCCAATTACTCCGGTATTTAATATTCTATAAATTTTGTCTAACAGTTTAGCATCTTCTTCATTGTCTGCTTTTAAGCCTGCAATCTTGGACACAATGTTTTGTTGTTCCGTTGACAAGTCTTCATATTCGAATAATTTTTGTAGTCTCATAGTTTTACTTCCTTTTGTATACAGTACTATTTATAATAAAAACCTATTTGTGCATTGGACAAATTGCCATCTGCATCATCTTCGGCTTTCTTAAAAACATATCCACATTGTTCAAATTCCATGAACATTTGCGGGTCTTCATGTGCCCATATAGGTATAACTATATTTGCCCACTTAGGGTAACTAATGTTGTGCTTAAGATGCACTTCAATTACTTTCCCACCCTTAAAATCAATGTTTATATGCTTTGCCGCTGTTAACGTGTCGACCCAATCCGGTAGTTCTAACTTAGGCAGTGGATCAACTCTTGTCCATTTGTTAAACGTTGTAAGGTTGCTCATATGATGATGGCCTTGCATCGCTTGCTGTGGATATAACTCTCCTTTACGGAAAGTATAATCTACACTAATTAAATCACCTTCAAAAAACTCACACCAAAAATGTCCTGGTGTGGTAATAGTTTCACCTTCTTTAAGTTCTACTATCCTAGCTGATACAGACATATTACTTAAATTGATAATAGGTCTCTCAACATACTTGCCAGTCTTTGGAACTGGCACTGTGCTAGGTCCACATAAGTATCCAAGTTTTTCACTTAGTTCTAACTTATTGTAAACCCATTTTAACGTTGGATAATTAACCCAACTATCTGCGTTCTTTAATAGATCGTCCATTTTGTATTCCAGTACACTGTGTACATCTACAACTATCGCATGCTTTTATTGAATATGGCTGATGGCCATTGTTTGCATCGACTGCATAGTGTTTCACTTGTTCCCAACGTGCAGACCCACAGTGACTTGGACTTCCACAATTCTGGCAACTACTGCCTGTATGTCCTACTGCTTTGTTAACGAATTCTACCATTTGGCGATCGCTTTATACAACTGTTGTTGGGTATTTGCGTTCTGAAATCTGTTAATCAATTACTTGATTGCTTTCCATAACTGTGTTACTAACTTGTCTTTAGTAAGCCGTCTATCAAGTTCAATACCATGTATTCTACCAATCTCTTCTAGCTTGGCTTTTGATAATGAAGAAAGATCTTTCTTTGCTTTAAAAGTAGGCTTGATTACTAATTCGTTTGTAACGTCTTTAGCTTTCTTAGCTGTCTTCTTAACTTCTTTTGTCAGTACTAATGCTTCTTCAACTGGTGCTGAGTGAAACATTGTTGTTATCCATTTAAACATATTTTTCTCCTAGTTTAACTAATACGGATGTATTAGCTTTTCTTTCTGTTTGCCAGCCATTTAACTCTTTCCTCAATTCGGTTAGCGTTGTTACGACTGTCTTCTTTCTTAGTTATATATCTTAATAACTGTGTTTTAACTCCTGTTGGAACACCTTCTTCATACTCTTTGGTATCCATTTTGTAGACACTAATGTCTTCATCACTAAATGGTGTACCGCCTTGTATATCATGTCCAACATGAATCTGTGATTTGTTTCCACTTGTATTATTATAGTCTATTCTTGCGTCTAAGTCAAGTGCTTTTACTTCTTTATCTGAAGCTTTTTCTACGCCTACAAAGTTAGCTTTATCGTTCTGTCTATGTCCACCACCTGTTACAGTACCAGTATTACGGTATGATACTTTATAGTACTCACCATCTGGACCATTAATGTAGTCAACATTTTTTGCTAACAAGTCTAATTCGTTTAACGAGTGTTGCTTGGCATCTACTCTTACGTGTGGTACTTTATGTACAACGTTTGCAACTTCAAGTAAACCTAAATTATCTAATTCATCATTTATCCACTGATACGGGTCGCCATCTCTAGCTTTTTGTGTACCATATGGCATATCGCCGTTGTCTGAAAAGTATGAAAATAATTCATAGTATATTTCATCAAAGTCCATAATATCAGCACCTTGCTTTAACTGTTCCCATTCTTTTGGATACTTAGCTAATATGGTTTCTGGAGAACTTGATGCACTGAAATAAGCATCTGCTTCGTTAGTATGGCTATCTTCCATTTTAGCAAATCTATCTCTTTGTGCTTTTTTAGCGGCTTCATCTTCGGCATCCATCTTTGCAACACTAGCGTCTCTATGCTTTTGTAAAGCATCGCCTTTTAGTTTGTGTGCTAAGTCTGCATTGCCATCACCATTGCCTGCTAAACTCTTACCACCATTATAAGCGCCTGCTTTAGCCGCTTGGTCTGATGCACTTGATCTAGCTTCTTCAACTCCACGTTGACTACCAATGTGATTCTTAATCATTGCTTTAATATCTTCGCCTGCAATTCTAAATGCACTAGCAAACTCACGTTCACTCATGCCCATTGCATCAGCAAGTCCAGGTTCGCCATCGCCTCTGTACATATCCCATAATTCTTGATACGTACCTTCTGCTAACATAGTATCCCATGTTAAATTAAGTTTACGTGTTGACACTTCCATAGCAATTTCTTTAGCCGAGAATCTATCATGTGCTTGACTAGTATATTTACGTAGGTCTCTGTTCTTCATTGTTTCCAACGTTTCGCCTAATCTTAAAAATGATCCATTGCTAAATTTCATGTGCTTAGTCCTTAATAATTGTTTTTACTTTTGTTTCAGATGGCTTACTAGCTGACTGAAGTAGTAGTGACTTAGGAACTGCTATCTTTGCAGTATCGCCTGTAGTCTTGCCTACATCTATCTTGTTAAGTAATTGTCTCATACTCTCTGTTGCTTTTGACATAGTTATCTCCTATTTCTTTTTAGATTTATTAAAAATTCCATCAGCAATGCCTCTACGTTTTTTCTTAGGTGCTTTTACTACTGGAGCTTCTTGTTTTATTTCTGCAGGCTTTACGACTGCTGGTTTAGTAGCAACTGCTGTTTCTGGCTCTGCAGATGCTAATTGTTGGCGTCTTGCTTCTGCATTGGCCAATTGTTGTTCATTCATGTGATCCATATTAGTTTCCTGCTTTTTTCTTAGCATTAGCTAGTGCATTTTTAAACATGTCTTTTGCTACTACTTTTAATTCACCTGTACGTTTTTCGTCAAACGCCATATCTTCTTTAACTGAAGCAAACACAGGCTTATCATAAAAACCTTTTTTCTTTAGTTTCTTTGGTTGATTTGGTTGCTTTGGGTCTTTTGGTGCTGGTTTACTTGGTTGTGGCACTGCCGGTTTACTTGGTTTATTTGGTACTGGCATTGGCTCTACACTTGGTTTTGGTGAAGGTTGTGCTGGTTTACTTGGTGGTTTTTTCTGCATTGGTTTTTTTGGTGCGTCAGGAGCACTAGGCTTGTGGTGGGGGTGTTTGTGAGCACCAAAGTCTTCTTTAATATCTTTAGCTTTAGGCTTATCGTGTCCCCAACCTTTTTTCTTTAACTCTAAATGATCAGCTTCAACTTTACACATTTTGCCTTTTCCTGTTTTAGGATCGTACATCATGTGTGGTTTAAACTTGTCACCAGCTTTGCTTTCTGAAACCTTTTGAGCAATGTTTTTAAATACATATGCTGGGTCGCCTGCTTTATAACGTTGCCAAGCTGGAGTATTAGCATTTTTATCTGCTTGTGTTACTTCCATCTTTGGTGTATCAATATTGTCAGCTCCGCCACTGCCTTCGTTTCTCAACGGTGCATTTGGTAAGTCCATTTCTTTCCAGTCTTCGTATGTAATGTATATGTCTGAATCTGGATCGTAGTAAGAACCTTCTCTTGGATCATAATATACTACTTTGCCAATACGTGTCATAAACGGACCTTCTAATCCATCACGTTCTTGATATCTATCTTTATCAATTGGCTTCATTGATTCCCAATCTTCTTGTAACGCTGAATCGTGCATACGTTCAGGTATCTTTCCAAGTGGAATAGGTCTAGCATGTTTTAAATCTGCGTTTGCAACTGAACCTTCATAACCGTATGAACGATCAAATATATGTTCCCATCCGCCTTCTGCTGTTTTACGTATATAAGATATTGATGTGTCTGGATAAGAAATTAATGCGTATTCACTTGCACTAACACTTTCAGCACTTTCATATGCGCCTGCGGCTAACATATCTTCTGGTCCTTGCGGCATTACTGCTGGTAAGTTTTCGTCTCCCATATCAGGTGACATTTGTGGCTCTACATCCTGCTCCATAGCATTGTATTCAGTGTAACGACGAACTGCATCAATGTCTTTGCTGGATTGAGCTATTTTAGACTGTACCCAAGGCTCTAAATCTTCTTGGTCTTTAATTATACCGTGTAGTGTAATTGCATCTCTAGCTAGGAAGTATAACTGTGAACGTGCCATAAAGCCGTCTTCGTCATCTCCGTCTAGTATGCCTTCTGCTACCATGCCTACTGGAGTTTTATTTGTAATTTTTTTCTTCTTACTTAAAGACTCCATAGCTTCATCGTCCATATGGCCCATTGCGCCATAGTGTGCAGCTTCTAGCATTTCATAAGCATTTGATAATGCTTCTGCTACGTCTTTTAGATATGATGGATCTCCACCTATATCCATGACTGCTTTCTCTAAACCTTTTCCAGGTTGAAAAGCCTTTTCAAGTTTGTTTACTTCGTCCATACATCTTGTGAATGTATTTTCTATTCTATTTTCGGGGTTGCTCATTGTCGTTACCTTTTTTGTATGCCACGACTGTTCTTACCGCCGCGTTTTCTAATTTCTTCTAACTCTTTATAAGTGTCAGTAATAGCTTTAATAAATGACTGTACTAAACCTTTATTTAGGTTGTACTCTACATTGTCCCAATTACCATCTTTAGCAAAACCTGCCATCTCAATGAACATTCGTTCTACTTTTGTTTCCAATGTATTTAAATTTAAACGACCATATCCCTGAATTAATACTTCGGGATTCATTTGGTCTTCTTCGTTGTTTGCATAAATGCTTTCTGTTGCAGGTTGTTGATCATTGCCATAGTAATTATTAATAGTTGTATTGCCTGATTCTTTTTCTTTATCACCTGCCATATAATCTTTAAGTTTTTTTCCACCATACAACACAGCTATTACAGCCGCTGCAGGAAGTTTATATTTCCATACAAGATTAGCTGTTGTTTCAATTGCTTCGTTGTCCATTAGGTCGCCGACATATTCTCTTACCATCTCAACAACATCATGTACACTTTTAAATATATAACCTGCTCCAGCCCATTTTAAAGTTGTGCCTGGGTTTTTAACTATAACTTTAGCAGTGTTAACTACACCCGGTTTTACTAGTTTGGATGCTGCTCTACCGCCTTTATATAGTTTATATAATGCTGGTCCACCTACTCTAACTGCTGTTGCTAATGCTGGTAATAGCCATACCCATTCATTTAACTGCTGTCTTTCTTCAGTGATTTTTAATTGGTTATAATTCATTACATTTTTACCTCTTTAGGATACCCAGGTTGTGCCTTTAGGTTCTTTGGTTTGCCCAAGTACCCTTTAGGATCAACTGCCCTGCGTATCTGCTTTTCTTTGCCAAAGAGCGGAAACGATACACTGGCAACATTGCCAGACATAGTAGTTCCTGCATCCGCATCTTCACTTATAATGTCTAATATCTTCATACATATATTTATCTAATTAATATCAAACGGCTTAGTAATTGAGTGTAGCACTCATTAACTTAACCACATTTTCCCATGTTTTAGGGATATTCATTACTAAATGCATGCTATTGTCTTTCCAAGCATGAGTTCTGTGCGTTTTACGTGTATCAATGTAGTACACGCCGCCAGCTTTGATAGGCCATCTACGTCCATCCATCTCCCATTCGTATGCATCATGTGTTACGTTGTTTGATATAAATGCACATACTCTAAATGTATCTCTTGTAAGCATTGGTTGGTCTTTATGTGGTGGGAACCAGCCTCCTGCTCCACTATTAACAATAATTGTACGCCCAATAGGTTTCCAATAGTCTAGTAACGGATGTAAACTTTTAAGATCCTTGTATAACTGTGTTGGAACATTAAAGTCTAATTCACTTAATTTTCTGCCTGTACGCCTACGTGCTTCTGGCATACTTAAACTATCCCAAGGTTCGTCACCTTCAAGTCCTACTACACATAAACCTTCTCTATTGTTTACAACGCCTTCTCTGCGTAAATATGGAACCCATTTATCTTCGTATGCTTTAATTTCTTTCTTAAACCAACCTAGATCAATTTCCCACTTTAATGGTTCAAATGATGTTAATGCTTGTAGCTGTAGTTCACATTTAATATCTTCAGCTGTAGGTTCCCATTGTTCTGGGCTCTCTAGCCACTTATCATAATAACCTGCTTGTTTAGCTTGATTGGCTTTTGGAACTGTATTAAGTTCTTTGCCATCTTTATCTACTTTAGAATAGTCCATTATTTCTCCTCTGCACTCTTCAAGATACTTTTACTTATCTTACGGTCATGTTTCTTAGAACTGACCTTAGCTTTATTCTTTTTAGCTTGTATAATTCTTCTCTTTTGTTTTTCATCATAGTCTTGTCCTGACGCTTGTTCAGTCCAAATTATTGCATCATCTTTAGATACACTGTTCATAGGTCCGTGTGTATCTTTAATAATGTCTTTAGTAATATTCTTATTTGACATATATTTTTAGCTAATGAAACTTACTCTTAAGTTTGCATTGTTAGCTACCTTTAAACTTGTTACGTTGTCCGGATTAATAACACACCATAATTGTTTATTTCCAAAGTGTTGTTTACATAATCTAACTGCTTTAGTAGCAATTCCAAGGTTTCTGTAAAGTTCACTAACAAAATATGCTGTTTCTAAATCTTCCTTGACTTCTACAGCACCAACTAATACGCCACTATTAATCCATATACCCCATGTATTATAACTTGAAATGAAAGAAATTGCAACCTCTTTTGTGAAGGGCCATGGAATATATGCTGCATCTGCTGTGTTTTTAGTAAGGATACTTCTTAATTGGTAGATATGTTTGGGCTGTAATCGTCTCAGCTCTACTTGCATGTTACTTATCCATTAATTTAACTATTCGGGGTTTGAATAATTTTTGATCGCCTTTAGTTGTTTTTAAGACAGGTTGATTATTTTCGTCAGTGTCAAATCCCGTTACTGTTGCTTTACGGTTTTTGAACTTGCCTACTAGTATCTCGTCGCCGATTTCTATGTTAGGCAGTGTTAATATATCTTTTATTTTCATTGCTAATACTACATTCCGTATAATTCAGCAGACTCGTCCCAACCATTGTATAATTCTTCAAGTTTTGACTTTAAACTATCTAGTTCACCAGTACCTGCTTTGTTACCGTTGTTTAGCATTAAGTGACTATTCTTATATCTATAAGTTATAGCTTGCTCTAGGTGACTAATAACTTGGTCTAGTTCTGCTTTGACATGATCAGTGTATTGCTTATCTTGTGCTTTGTAATACTCTGTGCCTCTTTCTTCATCTTCATATACTCCAGGATTAGCTATCGTATTCATACGCTGTCTAATTTCTTCTGCTTGTGTTTTAGGTTGCATGTTACTCTCCATTTTATTTAGACTCTTTGAGGCCATTTTTTCTAACAAGGTTACTAAGTTGCTGTTCTAAATCATCTATACGATTGATGTTACTTTTTTGTTTTACATCTTGTTCAGAATCAACTCTATCACCATCTAATTCATTTTTTTCAACGTCAGCTAGTAACGCAGAAATTAAATCATCAGCATGTGGATACTTTGCCTGTAGTCGCTTAATAGCATATGTAGTTTTACTATCAAATGCTTTTAGTGTTCCATCTGTTCCGGTGACTTCAAAAATATTCATTTTGCTTCTTCTAATTCTTTTTTTAACTCTTCGATTATTTCGTTAAGCTTCTTTATTGTTTCTAAGTGTTGCTGTACTTCGTGCAATCCTCTGTATCCGTATTCACTGTAGCTTTCTTTTGACATATTTAAATCTCTCTATATTTAAACTTTCTTAAGTAGCTCCGCAACTCCTTGCGAAGTCCATAGCATTTTGTCAATGCTAGCTTGTCCAGCTTCTGATGCGTCTAGGTATTTCATTACGACACGTCTAGCTGTGCCTGGTCTAACCTTTATAACTGAACCGTCATCTAATTTAATTGGAAACGGCTCATTGTCTTTACGTGCCGCTAAGTTGTACATTACTTTAATTGGTGATGATTGTTTAACAAGTGCTTCAAGCATCATCTTTTGGCCTTCAGTCAATCCCATATTAAATAATGCATGTGGACTGCTGTTAGCTGCTGCTTTCTTATGTAACGGCTTAATTTTTCCATTACCAAATTTTGCTGCCTGACGTTCTGTTTCGCCTGGCTTAACATCTACTGTAGTATTAACACCAGGAACTATAACACCATCTTCACGGACGCCAATAGTTTTACCTGAGGACATTTTATATGAGGCACTTTTAACTTTTGGTATATTACTACCTTTAACAGGTGCAGTGTTAACTTTCATGTTACCTGCGGACATATCAGTATTAGTTTTTATTCCATTTACACGTGTTGTACTGATGTTTGTTGCACCAACATTAGTTTGATTGGTTTGCTTAATACTTCCATCAGCATAATTAGTTGTTTTCATTCCACCAATTTTAGGTGTACTTCTTGCTATTTCATTTCCACCAACAGTCGTAACAGATCCTGCGCCTGTGCGTTTTGTTACTGGTGCGAATTCATTTATTCTCATATTATAACTCCATATCCTTGTTGTAAGTATTTATCGATTTATTTAAATCAACAAACGTTTTAGGCCAGTCGGTGCCTCTTAACCTGTCTAGAGAGTCTAGGAACTCGGCACAGCTATACGGATCGCTATTGTATTCTAAGTTAGCTTGTAAATAGCTTATTAAGTGTGCAATCTTGTCACTATGTACAGAGTCTGTGTATAACTGTATTAGTTCTAGTTTTGCTTCCTTTGTTAAATTTTTAGCATCAAACATGTCTGGATGTGACAATATTCTAATATTAATATAATACTTGCTAAAATGATCTAGTAGTTTTAAGAATGTAAACGCATTTAATACTTGCCATGTAATACTTATTTCTATTTGTGTATTTGGAAGTGTGTCTTCCATGCGTTTAACGTTTTCGTTTATCTTGTACCATTTACTTGGAAAACGTATATAGTTATTCTGGTCTCCATAATCGTCTATACTTACTCTTAGCATTAACTTCTTAAAATGTTTCCATTGATCAATTGCACGTTGATGTACGTTTGTAATGTTAGTGTCGTACTCTAGTGTAACATTGCCTGCTACACCTGCATCTATTAGCTTTTGTAAAAATACATAATGATGTTCTATAAGCATAGGTTCACCACCTACTAGATATACATGTTCTAACTGATCTATGTTAGCTTCCATTTGTTCCCAAAAATGTTCACTTTTCCACCAATCATATTCTACGTTTGATTTATTGTTTATATCTATTTTTGTATCACTGTCGTAGAAATGATCTGTCTTGTAAACACTAGCCCAATCTTTGTACCACATGTTACTGCTTTGTGGTCCACACATTACACACTTTAAGTTGCATAAGTTTCCAAATCGTAAATCCCAATATATAGGCTTTTGTGTAGTACTTCCATCTGGTGCTGTTAGCTGTACTGCTTTATCGTAATCAAATGTGTCTTTGTACATCTTGTTTGTAAATGTACGTCTACTCTTGCCACCATTTTCTTCTTTAACCCAACATGTATTACACTCTGTAGGCTTTTCTCCTGCAAGAAACTGCTTACGTATTTTACGTGTAAATTCACTGTTGTGGATTTCTTCTATGGTGTGTTCTTTAAAGTTGTGTCCAGTAAGTCCGCCATTGCCCGAATCGTGATTACTCATTAGGCAACAAACTCTACTAGCTCCGTTTGTTTTACTTGCAGAGTGAATCCACGGAATAGAACAAAAGCTAGTCTGGGACATCACCGTAAATCCAATCGGCTAGCTCCGAATCAAAACTTTCCATTGTTACTGCTCCGTTTATATCGTAGTATTCAACAAACTGCTTTACTGTTGCTTTACGTTTGGGATCGTTAATGTAAGGCTTACGCATCTCATTAATTACATGATCAACTCCTTCTAGTTTATTCTTATGTTCTTCAAAGAATGCTAAACTTTCTGCTTTGAATCTATCCGGAATGTTTTCCATCATAACTTCAGTCTTATTAATCACTGGTCTAATTTGTACTTTAGCGGCTGGATAATGTTCCCATAAGTAAGTTATTAGTTTAGGTATATGTCTTACGCTTAAACTGTTAGCTGTGATATCCCATATACGCAATTTAAATTCTTTATAATATTGATCCATTACTGCAATCTTTTCTTCCCAAACATCATCTTGTCTAGTCCAATCGTTTGCTTTACCCCAACCATCAATACTAAATCTAAGGTTAACGTTTTCAACAGTTTTTAATTTTATAAGATCTTTTTCTCGTAATAGTCTAGTACCATTTGTGTTAATAACAAAACGTGCTCCTGGTGCAATTGCACCTAAGCGTTGTACTGTACTTGGAAAGTTTTTAAGATAAAAAGGTTCGCCACCTGCAAGGTAAACGTGCTTTAAATCTTTATCTACACTTGAGATAATGTTTTCCCAAGCTACCGGATCATCACTCCAATCATAATTTTGTTTAGCGTACTTTGCAGCTTCTTTTTCTAGCCTGCCTTCTTTCCAATCAAAATGGTCTGCCATTGTTTTATGATTATGTAGAATCTTGTTACTGTTACCAGCGAAACACATAACACATGCTAGGTTACATACGTTTCCTAATCTTAAATCTAATGCGTGTATTTTTTCATCTTGAAATGGAACGCCTTTATTAATCATGCCTAGTGCTTTTTGTCTAAAGCTACGTATACCATCACGTTCTGGATCATAACATTTAAAACATCCCATAGGCTCGCCGCCGCCGGCAATCTCTGCTCGCACTGCATGCATTTCTGAACTATTCCATATTTCACTAAGACTATGTTCTTTAATGTGATATGGTAGTTTGTGTTTTAGGTTTTTACAACATAATGCTACGTATCCATCGTTATCAACGAATGTAAAATTATTTGTATATATACAGTATTTTTCTGTCATGGAGTCTCTTTTTGTTATATTATACAGGATTAAGCTGTACTTGTCAATATTATTTAGTCAGTTACAACTGGCTCAAAATTGTCTAAGTAGTACTGCCTTAATACATGATGATCTATATTTTTATAGGACTGGCCTATATTCATAGTGTACCAACCAAGAGCATGTCTAAATACGCCACCGTTCTCTTCTTTTTTTCGTAAGAGTATAGCATGTAGCTTTTCAGCAACACGTTGATATCTGTCTTTGTTTATTACTGGCTTGATTTTTCTTGCAAGTGCAGTAAAAGGGCTTATCTCATCTATTCTCATAACTATTTCCTATTCTAAAGTATTTATCCATTTAGCAAGCTCAGGATCAAAACTTTCTAGCGTTAATACTCCATGTGTATCATAATAACTTATGAATCGTTGCATTGCAGTTTTTGAAGATGTCAATGGTTTTTGCATCTCATGTATTACATGATCAGCACCTATTATATTATTTTTATTTTTAATAAAGTAATCTAAACTTTCTTGTTTAAAGCTACTAGGAATACTAGATAACATTATTTCTGGACTTTTAATTACAGGTCTCATCATTATATCAACATGTGGATATCGTGTTACTAGCCAATCAATTAGCTTTGGTACATGTCTTACGTTCAATGCGTTAGCTGTAATATCAAATGATCTTACGTCAAATTCTTTATAGTATTGATCCATTACTGCAACCTTGTCTTTCCATATTGTACCTTGACGTGTGTACTCTTCTGCTGGTCCATAGCCATCAACACTTATACTCATATGAATGTTTTTAATTTGGGTTAATGTTTTTAAATCTTTATCACGTAGTAATCTTGTGCCATTTGTGTTTATTGCTATTACTGCGTTTGGTGCAGCTTTCCATATACGTTCTACAGTAGTAGGAAAGTTCTTAAGATAAAATGGTTCACCACCTGCTAAGTATACGTGCTTTAATTCTGGGTCAATGCTTGATATAATGTTATCCCATGCTTTTGGATCATTGGCCCAGCCGTATTGTTTTTTATCAAATCTTGTAAGAAGACTGTCTAGCTTTGATTTAGGCCAATTCCAATGATTAGACATTTTAGGTAGATCATTGTAAATCTTATTGCTGTTTCCTGAGTGACACATAGTACAGGCTAAATTACATATATTACCTAAACGTAAATCTAATGCATAGATATTAGTATTGTTGTACTGCTTTCCTTTGTTAATATTGTGTAGTGTCTTTTGTCTAAAACTTTGTATTCCAGCATTTTCTGGTTCTGTACATACATTGCAACCTTTTGGTTCTCCACCTGTTGATAATAAATTTCTTACTTTAGTCATATGAGCAGAATGCCATATTTCTTTTAAAGAATGTTCTCTGATATTATAATTGTATATTTTGTTTTGAGCATTTTTACAACATAAAGCTACGAAGCCATCGTTGTCAATAAAACTATAATTTGAGGTGAATATACAATAGCTCATTGGCCATTATTCTAATTCGTCTGGCATTCCAATATCTTTAACAGCGTGATTATTTTTAAAGCCATCAATAACATATTGTTGTGCTTCCTTAGTCCAGTTCTTTTTCATACCTGCTAATAATGATTCAAAGCTATTTAAGTCACTTGCACTATCTAGTTTTAACATTTTAGCAATCTCTTCTGGCTGTTTCCAAGGTCCATCAATTGTTTCGTTACTGTTCTTTTTAGTATATCCTGTGCCAGCTTTATTACGAACTGGTGTACGCTTAACACGCAATAGTCCTTCTGTTGGGCTCCACATATAACGCTTTTCTTCCATTGCACGACCATCATCTAGTTTAGCATCACTTTGTTGTCTATCAAGTACTGCTGCCATTGATGCGATCATTATGTTACGGAATACGCCTTTGTATTTTGACTCATCTTCACTTGGTGAATGATAATACGTTTTCATCCAACCTGGATCACCTGGCATAAAGTCCACTTGTACAAATCCTGTACGTGGTCTGCCATCATCTTTAGACTTATCAAAGTTCATAATTTTAACTTTAGTCATAATAACACTTGACTTAGCAATGTCTAATACTAAAGGATTCTTTTTAAGTTTTTCTATAAACGATGGAATCTCTTCTGGTGGAATGTTTAATGCTACATCAATGTCTCCACTAAATTCTCGTTTGCCTACACTACCTAATGTAAAGTTTTGTAGTTCGACGCCCATTGTTTTTTCTAGTTGCTCTAGTGTAGCTGATATCTCATCTTTGTGTATAGCTCCAACTCCAGGCATTGCTCCGCCTTCAGTTATCATAAAGTATCTATTTACATTAGTATTTTCAAATGTACCATACTTCTGTTGCCATTTGTATAAAGCTGTTTGATACAGGGCATCATCTTGTGCAGTGCCGAAATCATCTTTTCTTGGTTTCATTGGAGGTTTCTTTGGTCCTGTTTTTAAATTTAGGTTCGGAGCTAAGTTTGGCCCTGGCGCTAAGTTTGGTGCTTGTACTACCTTAGGTGCCGTAATCGGTACTGGGTCTGCATCATACTCAGGATTATTTTTAGGGTCTTGAATAGGTGCTGGATCATTTGCTGGATCATTTGCTGGATCTGTTGCAGGATCTGTTGCAGGATCTGTTGCAGGATCTGTTGCAGGATCTGTTGCAGGATCTGTTGCAGGATCTGTTGCAGGATCTGTTGCAGGTTCCTTAACCGGCTCTTTAACTGGCTCCTTAACCGGCTCTTTAAC